AGCACCGACTGCAAATCGCTGGGCAACGCTGCCTTGACAACGGGTAACGTGTTGTTGCGCATATTGCAGGATGCCCAACCACCGGTCGTGCTATTTTTATTGTTCATATTAAACCACTGACCGCTGCTTTTGCTCGAACTATATCCGCTGTCGCACAGCGCAACATCTGTTCCACTTGTCTGCGCAGTCTTGAAGCCACCGAACGCGATACCAGTTCCTTCAACGGAACTATTGTGGTCGAAACCAATAATATACACCCACGTCTGATAGTTCGTCAGCGTCAAACCATCAGACACTTTACCGTTGATGGTAATTTCCTTGGTATCGCCCACCGCCCAATAGTTCGCACCTTCGCTTGCATCCGCGATGTCGCGAATTGTTGCCCAATCGTTGTCGTTCAGCGTCGCGCTGATATACTTCAGCGTAACTTCATACATCCCCGCCTTCGTCACCGAAACGGTCGCCGTCGCCGTGTTCGCGCCCTTTGTCGCAGTCACGACCCAATCGCCAAACGCAGGCACATCAATCACGTACACGCCCTGACTATACACGGCGTTTCGCGTCATCGTGTCCATAGTCGCCGTCACGGTGCTGCCAGCTTCGACCGTCACATAAATCAACGCTCCGAGTCCGCCGCCACCACCGCCACGTGCATATCTGTTAAAAATCACACGACCACCGCCTTATTCAGCAATATAGACGTTGACGGTGATGTTCGCAGTCGGGTCGGACGTGCAAGTAAACTTCAGCGTTCCCGCCGCCTGTTCCGTGCAAAGAATGCCAGCAGAACTATAGGCGTCCTGATGCGCAGGAATGGGCGACACAACAACAGAATTCGTCGCTGTGACGTGCGTCGCGCTAACGGTCTGCGCGCCGCCAGACCAACCAGCTACCGTCAGCGTCACCTGAATCGCGTAGCTGACAGTCTTCTTGCCAACTTCGGTGGTCAGCGCGGTCACGTTGCTATTGGTCGTGTCAATTCTGCCGTTCGCGGCAGTAACGCCCGCGTCCGTGTCAAAAATGCCCTGTTCAATCTTGTTAAGATTGTCCGCGTTGATTGCAGGCGCCTGATTATTCACCCATACAGTTTTCGTATATGCCATGATTATACCTCCTCACGCCTGATTTGTCAAGGCTTTATTCATATTGTTGAAAATGTTGCACAGCTTGTCATAAGCGTCCTTCAGATACTTACAAGACGGAATAACAGCCGCGCCAATAATTGTCAGGTTGCTGAAGACGTCGATATATTCGTCGGGAATCGGGAACCCAACGTTGTTGCAGAATACGGGCATCACCGTGACCACAAGCACCATCAGAATAATACTAACGACCAGACAGCCAGTCTTAAGACCCGTGTCAATCAGCCGTTGCTTGTCAAACGGCTGCATCAGAATCTTGATGTTGTTATATAAGCCAAGAAGTGTGTTGGCAGCAACAGAACCGACAAACAGCCCCATCGCAATGCCAACCAGTTCTAAATTTTCGATAATAATAGAAAGCATTTAATCACCCCGCAATAATTTTTCCCACGTATTCTTATCCATCTTGCCCGACTGCGCAATTTTAGAAGCCTTTTGTAGCGCCTTCACAGCCGCTACAGTGTTGTTTCCGAACGACCCGTCTAAGTTATCGGAATAGTAGCCACGCGCCTTCAGGGCGTACTGTAGGACGTCTACGGGGTATCCTACGTCGCCATTCTTCAATATTGGCGCAAACGTAGAAACATAGGTGCGCGACGGCGTTGCTTTCCACCAGCGAATGGCACACGCCACATACTTCAAAGCGCGTTCACGGATGTTTACAGTTCCGCCATTATCTTCGCTTTTACTGCTGGTGTTGCCGTCAAGCGACTTCACCGTCTTGCCATTGTTTTCAAGGCAGATGCCGATATGCTGCGTGCGTTTCTTCTTGCCGTCAAAATCAAACAGCAGAAGGTCGCCGCGCTGATAGTCGCCATAGACCACTTGTCCAACAGCTTCGTGATATTTTCTGGCGGCAGAACAGCTTGCAACTTTCGCGCCGTTGAAGAAATACTTGGACAGCCCAGTTTCGCGGAAAATATACCACTGAAACACAACACACCACGCATAGTCCGCACCAGAAACTTCACGTCCGTAGTATTCCGTGTTAAAAACCACATTGTTGTTGTTGCTGGCGGTTCCGATATACTTCATGCCAGCCGCGATTACTTTTTCGATATCAGCTTTTGTCGCCATGACATCACCTTAATCCTGGATAATCGCCTGAACAAGTGGCGCAACGTTTTCGATGCCGTATTCGGCAGACAGGTCTTTCACCATGCCGACGGCAATCTTCTTCTTGTTTTCCGCACGTTCCTTGAACGCATAGGCGCCAGTAAATACGCCGGTATCAGCCCAAGCAAGGGCGCAAATCTGCATCAGAATGTTGGCGTCGCCATTCCCGCTGAACACGGAATACATAGTGATTGCAGAAATAATAATAGTGAGACCCCATGACAGGATGCCCCACTTTTTCATCGTAGAAATCTTCATGGGAACCCTCCTAAAATAAGAAAGAGGGACAGATTTATCTGTCCCTTTTTTGAACTTTGGTCTAACCCTTAGTGCAGATAAGCCTTCAGGAAGGCTTCGCCATAGGAAGACATATACTCGACATGCTTCTTGTCAGTGGGGTCACCAACGTTAGGAACAACTTCCTTAGTGACGGTGTTCGCCAGACAGACGAAGTTGGTCGCACCATCATAAATGGTGAACAGGATGCCGTCGTCAGAAGACGCGGTGCAGTCCTTGTAGTAGACATCCATGCCGGGAACCTTGACGTCGCCAGCCGCCTCGTTGATAAAGGCGAAGTTGTGCTTGGGTGCAGCGACCTTACCACCAGTGTTCTTCATGGAAGCGAAGTAGCCACGGTCGTCATAGGTAATCTCCCAGCAGGGGTCAACCGTAATAGTCTTGCCAGCGCGCTCGGGATAGCGCTTATAGGTCGGGGCGATAATAGCCAGCTTGGTGTGCGCCTTGTCCATAGTGCAGTCAGTCATTTCGATAGGCATACCATCGGACGCGATACGAGTAAGAATAGCCATGTTTAGAATCTCCTTCAAAATATAATTTCAGTGGACTACCACCATTGTTTGTATTATAACACAGACTTTAACATTTGTCAAGTCTTCATGATATAACAAAGCGCGTAGTACGGCGGAAGTGCCGAAGTCGAAGCCGTCACCTGTGGGCCAGCTTCAACATCGCCAATCTGCGCAGTCGAAGAACCGCCACCAGTCGCGCCAACGGCATAGGTGTTCCCTGCGCCAATCACAAAGCGATTGCGAAGGTCGGGCGTTCCATTCGTGCCGTCGCACAGCGAAAAACCGTCGGGAATGGTTGCAACAGAACCCGACCACATAATAATTGCACCGTTCGGGACACTGCTGCCGCTACCGCCAGAAAGGGCAGCGATAAGCAAATCCATCTTTGCTTCGAAAGACGAATTTTTCAGTAAATCAATCGTTGTTGCCATCGTTAATCCTCCCAAACAAGACTTAGGCTGTTGTCAGCGTTTTTGACAAGCGAATAAGGAACAGCGTCCGCCTTGCCGGAAATAAGGGTTAGCATGGCTTCGTCGGTAAACGGAAGCTGCGAATACTTCTTCGTTCCATCGCCAACCTTATAACGAACTTCGCCTGCGGACGTATCGACAATGATAATTTCACCGTCTAAAAGAACTGGGTCATTTTTAGTCCAGTTTGCGCTTGTGTCACGCTTATTTTGAATACGCGCATTGTATGTTTTTGTAGCCACAATAACCCTTCCTTTCTTTGGAATTGGGCGCCATCAAGAGACGACGCCCATTCCGTCAAAATCAGATAACAGTGTTGGAAGTGCCGCAGTTGAAGATGATGTAGTCGCCGGTGGACTGAATGGCATCATTGATGTTGCCAGACTTACCAATGGCGCTGACAGCAGTCTCATCAATCTTCTTGGCGATTTCGGTAGCATTGGCGTTAGCCTTAGCCTGCGCGGCAGCAGCAGCCTTGTTCGCGCCATAGACCGTAGCATCGCCAGCAGCATCAGCATCACTACCAAGCACGCCAGCAGCAGCACCAGCAGCATCAAACGCGCTGGTAGCAGCATAGGCGGCAGAACCAAGACCCTTAACAGCGACATCGTCGCCACCGACAGCAATAGTGCCGTTAGCAGAACCCGTGGCGATGTCAGCCTTCTGGAGCGCGGTGCCAGCCTTGCCAATCGCAGTCTGAACGTCGTCGGCAAGCTTCGCAAGGGTGATGCCCTTGTCGGTCACGGTCACGCTAATCTTGTTGTCGCTGGAAATAGCAATCTTGACGGCGTCGTTCGCACCAGAACCAGAAGTATAGACGTCGACAAGGTCAGCAACGTTCAGGTAGATGTGGCTTTCGGTACCAGAACCAGCCTGCGTGTCGTAAGTGTTGACGGTAAAGTCGATATACTTGGTGCCAGCGGGGAACCCAGACGGGTCTTCGTCGCCAGTAGAAGTCTTAACTTCCGCAGACTTCACAAGGTAGTCCTTCGGAATGTTAATCTTTTCACCAACGCCCGTGCCATCCTTCTGAAGCTGATAGGTAGCCAGATAGCCAGCAGTAGCGGTTTCAAGCTTGGCAATAGTGTATTCAGCGGCGGCGGGAACGGTCACAAGCAGACCAGCGGCAGACAGGGATGCGGCGTTGCCAGCGGCGGGGTCAAGCTTGATGCCAACAGTGGGCGCGGTCGCAGTACCAGCGACTTCGATACCCTTATTGGCAGTAGCAGCAACGGAAGCGACCTTAGAATCAGCAAGCGCACGCGCACCGTAAACCGTGGCTTCAGTGGAAGCATCTGCGGCAGTGCCCTTGACCGCATCAGCAGCACCAGAAACATCATAGGCGCTGGATTCAGTGTATGCGGCAGAACCGAGACCTTTAACAGCAACATCAGCGCCGTTGAACTTAACGGTACCATTGGTGTCGCCAGTCACAAGCGTACTGGCAGGAATTTCGATGGGGTCACCAACGTTAGTCCAAGTAGTCGTACCCTTTTCCTGCGACTGAAGCTGGAACTTGCGCGGATTGGTTTCGTCGACAACAATCTGATACTGGGTGTTGGTGTCCTGAATCTGACCGGAAATATAGGCGTCAAGACCAGTGATTTCGTCGGCGGAATAGGTCGGCTTCGTAGCCGCCTTCGCCCAGTCATAGATGTCAGCAGCAAGACCGCTAACAAACGGAAGCGCACTATACTTGCTGGTGCCGTCGCCAACTTTCATAATGACGGCAGGAACCTGCTCAATACCGTCCTTTTTGGTGGGAATAGTCGCAATAGCAACTTCACCCACCAGAAGAACGGGGTCGTTAGCTGTCCAATTTGCGTAACTGTCGTATTTCAGCGAAATACGAGCATTAAAATTCTTAGTAGCCATGTTTATTTACCTCCAATTAAAGGGAAGCGCCGCCACCGTTCCAAACAATGGTATCGGAACCCTGTTCAAGCTTATCGGTAGAAATGGTGTTGACGGACATAACGCCATCAGCGCCAACGGCAATCTTGTTGATTTCAGCAGAACTCTTAACAACACCAAGAAGCGTGTCGGTCGCAATAGGAATGTTGACGCCCTTGTCGGTGACTTCAAGCGCCGTACCGGCAATAGAAACACTTTCAAGCTTGGCGTTCAGCGCGTCGGGCAAACCAGTAATCTTATCCTGCGCAATAGCGGCGATAGACAGTTCCTTAGTTTCGCTAAGGGTGAATTCGTCGCTGACGGTGTCAATCGCGTTGACCTGCGCACCAGCGGGAAGCGCGTTCAGCTTTTCAAGCAGCGGGGTCGTGAAGTCGTTGGTCGACAAACCCTTACCGGCTTCCTTATCGACCTTGCCAGCAAGCGCGGTGTCAAGACCAGTCACCTTATCCTGTGCAACAGCAACAATGGAAAGTTCCTTCGCGTCACTGATAGCCAGTTCGCCAGCAGCAACAGACGCAATGTTGTTGGCCTGCGCGCCTTCTTCAATGCCAGCCAGCTTGGTGCCTTCGGCGTCGGTCATAAGACGAGAACCTTCAACCTTGTCAACCTTGCCATTCAGACCAGTCGTAACTTCCGTCTTGGTGGCATAGGTTTCAGCAATTTCATCCGTGGTGGAATAGTTGCTAAGGTCGACCATGCCAGAAAGAACGTCGTACTTGTAGTCTTCACCAGAAAGAACAACAGCGACATTGGTGCCAGCGGGATAGGTCTTGCCAGCGCCTTCAACGAAGCTGTCGGTCGTGGTGAACGAGTCGGTCACATTGTAGACGTTGCCAAGCGTGTCGGCAGAAGCGGCAGGCAGGTCGGCGAACGCGGTGCTACCAGCGGGCTTATAGACAGCAGAAATAGCAGCACTAATCTTGTCGTCGGTCTGCTGCTTAGTGTAAACGTCCGCGCTATTCGCCTTATCGGCAAGCGTGGTGTTGATGGTCGTGATGTCGCCCTGAACAGTAGCCATCTGTTCATTCAGGGTGGAAATCTGCTGGGTGTGCTGACCAACCGTCTGGCTCAGACCTTCAACCGTGGACGTATCGGGCGTATACCATTCGATAGTGCCATCAGCCTTCTTACGCGGCTGCTGATTTTCGGTCGCATCCGCAAAACCAAGAATGCTGATAACGCCTTCGTCGGAAACGGAAATGGACTTCGAATCGCCAACGGGAATAGTGCCAGCAGCTTTCAGCGTCTTGTCGGGCTGAATGATGTACAGGTCGGCAGAAGTTTCGCTAACAACAACAATCTTCTGACCGTAGTAGTAGACCGTAGTAGTACTGCCGGAGACGTCCGCAGTAGCGGCGGCGGCAACAGCAGCGTCATAGCTGTCGAAATAAGCGTTATACTCAAGGGGGAGTGCCGCAGTCATTGCAAACGGCACACTAAAGTTAAGCTTGGGCAGATTAGAAATAGCCATTATATATGTCCTCCCTTCCTTAGATAGTCACCGAATAGGTGTTAGCCGTATCGTTGGGCTTCGCATAATCCTGCGTATAGACGCGATATTCAATCGGGCTATAGCCATTAGCACCAGCAACAGAAACGGTGGAAGAAGCAAATGCAGAAGTAATATCGGCATTCAGACCGTTAACGTCCTTAATAGAAGTCACAGCACGCAGGGTCGCGGGGTACGCGATAATGACACGCTGTGCGCCAACGGGAATGTTGACGGTAAAGGTGTTGCCATTAGCAAGCGCCTTGTTAGACTTCTGAGAAAGACCGCGAATAACATCGCTCGTGGTTTCAGCAGCCACATCAGTAGTCGTACCATAGAAGCTGTTACGATAGCCGCTAATGTTGCCACTGGTCTTACTGATAGTCTTGCCAACAATCTTGCCCGCGTCATAATCTGCGCCAAGGGCGGTCTTGGGAACAGCGCCGTCGCCATAGGTGATAGCAAGCGTGATGTTGTAGTTGGAACCATCAACAACCTGATATTCGGCGAACGTACCGGTCGCGGTGTCAGCCGTTTCTTCGGTCTTGTTGTTGGATGCCGCATAGGTCGTGGCGGTAACGCCAGTCGGATTGGGGCCATACTCGTAGCTACCAGCGTTGAAGGAACTGGAATAGGCGGGCGTCACGTTCGTACCAACTTCATATGCCTTCGCAGTAGAACTGGAAATGGTCATGCTGGGCTGGGTAATGGTCGGGTTCTTATCTTCGGAATACGCGTCAATAAGAACTTCGTACAGAGACTTGTTGTTGGACGGGATAGTGACCTTGCCGTCAGTCGGCTTATACTTACCGAACTGTTCGGTGAACACCATGTCGCTATCGAACATAACACTCTTAGCGAGCAAGGTGTCCTCGCCGCCAAGATAGTCAAGCGCACTCCACTTGGAAGTGCCGTCGCCAATCTTGATTCTACCCTTGTTGTCGCCATCAAGGGTTACAGCAGCTTCGCCAGCCAGAAGTACAGGGTCGACCGTAGTCCAATTAGCTTCTGTGTCGTGACGAAGTTGAATTCTGACATTCAAAACTTTGTCTGCCATATTATACCTCCATCATAATTTAATCAATCGCAGCGCCGCCGCCGCTAATGATGTCATAGGAAATAGGTGAAACATTAGACACGGGAATATCACTAAGTTCATATTCCTGCTTTTCGGGATTCCAAATATCCCAATAGCCAGTCGGGTCTGGCTTGGGCGGATGATTATTAAGGTCGTCCGCTTCTTTTGCAATCGCGTTAATACGCGCTTCCATCTGCGAAAATTCGCTTGGGACAAGAGGCCACTGGTCGTCACCAGAAAGCGACTTCGGCACTTCGACCTGAATCGCGTTACTGTGTCGCACCGTTCCGTCTTTTGTACCACGCAACTGAATGATATAGGTGCCACTATTCGAAAGGTCGTGCTTCGTCAGAAGCGTGGAAATACCACCTTCAACAGCTTCAAGGCGGATAATGTTCAGTTCGCGCTTATAGCGACAAAGAACGTCCCACGTATAGCCTTCAGGAATATCACCAGAAATATACAGTTCGCGCGTCATGTGGTCGTATTGCATTGCCAACGGGTAACCAACATTCTTGATTACCCAATTATCGAATGTAATCACATAACCACCACCTTAATACGCAGAACCAGCGCCAATAGCAACAATATAGACTTCAAGCGCAGCCGCATCGGATTTGTTGTTGATGTAAAGACTATTGTCAACAGCGCCCTTACTGATTTCCCAGCCAGCCATGCCGCTAAGGGCAGAAAACGTGGTCGTGGAACCGCACATATATACCACGGAAAGACCGCGATGAATGCTATCGCAGGCAGATACGAAGTAGACGCCGTCGGACATGCCAATCGTGATTGCTGCGTTCTTTTCAACGGTCACATGGTTCTTGGTGGCAGAATCGTCCTTGACTTCCTGCGTAAGATACGCCAGATTAACAGCGTGGTTGGGCGCGGTGGGCGTGCCAACATAGACAGGAATGTAATCCGCCTGTGTGTCAGCCTTCACGAACGCCGCATCGCCAGAAGTCGTGCCAGTCAGTCGAGCCCCAGCCGTACCAGAAGCTTCGATGGTGGAACCGATATAAAGCGGCGCAGCGCCATCAACATGAACCTTCTGCGCGTTGATAAGGTTCTGTCCGCCCATATCAAGGTTGCCAGTCATGGTGCCACCAGAAGTGGGAAGAAGCGAAACGGTCGTCTGCGTCCACGCACCATCAGCATAAATGATTTCGGTGGAAATGCTGCCGGTCGAACCGCTGAAAATCATTTCGGCTTCAGCCGCATACGTCAGCGGATATTCGTTGTTATCAAGCACGGCGACAACATCCTTGTTGTCAGTAACAGCAGCAGAAATATCAGCAAAGGAGTGGTCGGCGTTCAATCCAGCAACGGGGTCGCGCTGGAACGTCACCTTGAAACGGCGGTCGTCCACATATTTCTTGGTCGCCGCACCAGTATCAGAAACAGGGTCGGCGGCAAGAAGAAGAGCGCCCGCCATAGTGCCGCCAGAAACAGGAAGATATTCGCCTTCTGCGTCAGCGTCTTCCCAAGTTTCAACAGAATCGGTGTATAAGTAGTGAATTGCCCGCGTGTGAACAGCAGTTCCGCCTGCAATGATATTGGTGTAGCCAAACGTGAACCCCGCCGCGCCATCGGAAATCTGCCCGTTAATCATCGGCAATTCGCTGCTGCCAATATGGACGGAAAGCACCTTATTGCCTTCATATGCTGCTTTAATCTGCGCCCATGTCTTGTCGGCGGTATAAACGCCGTTTTCGGCATCTTCGGTCAGATTGATAACGAACTTCGCAGCGGAACCAGCAGGTTCCGCACCAACGTCTGCGGCAGTAAGATTGACCTTTCCTGTCTTGCCATTGACGGATTCAACGGGGTGTTCGCCACCGCCAGCAACAGCAACAGAAAGGGCGTGCGCAGCTAAACCGCGCGCTACATTATCAGTCGCCATTTACTCACCCAGCTTTCCAAACACAGTGACGTTACCACCAGCAACAGCGTTAATCTTCGCCTTGATTTTCACGATACCATCGGCGGGCACAGCATAAATGCCAATGGCGGCAATCTTGCTATCGACATCAAAGTTGGTCATATTGATGCAAGAAAGCGCAACGAAATCGGCGTTGATGTCGGTTTGCCCAAGAATCTGCACGTCGATATTGGTCGCGGTTCCGCTTACCTGCACGATAATTTGCGAACCAAGATTGGGGTTGGAAAGCACGTTGCTTTCACCAGCCGCAGTTGCGTCACTAAAAAAGATAAAATCATTCAAAACTTTCATATTATCACCCTAAAAAGTTATTCACCAAGAATTTCAGCGGCTTCTTCTGTGGTAATCCACGGGCTGGACTTCGGAAACTTGGTTGCGTTAAGAACCATGGTTTTGTTCCAATACCCCGCATCATAATAACGCTTAACGAGTTCAAATTTCGGACTGTGCATTATTCAGACACCTCCTCGGCAACGGTTTCATCAGCCGGAATGACAGTATCGGTCATCATTATAACATAATCAAGGTCAGCGCGCGCGGCGTTGATGCGCTCATTGATTTCGTCAATGCCCGCTTCGGAAATCACAACCTTCGGGCAACCCTTCAGCTTGCCAGCGTCAAAGCTATAAGCAACCGACTTAAAGGCAACACCCTGCGCGTCTTCCTTATTGGTGGGAACAAAACAGCCATTAGAACTGCGCTTGATATAGTTGAGTTCTTCGGCGTAGCCAAGGAAGTTTCCGTCAGAAAACAACTTATACATTATAGAAATCCCTCCTTCTAATTGTCAATAAGTCATCATATCTAAAACCAAACGTTTTAACAAACAGCCGTTTCAGTCTAAAAGAACGGTTGTTATCATTAAAGTTGTCAAAATATGATATTATAGAATTCATCGAACAGTAAACATCTTCATATTTCATCTGCCCGCTATCCACCATGCGCTTAAAGGCGCGAATTTTCCTTGCGGCGCGTCTATACGCCGGCTTACTTCCAAGCGTTTTAACGCCGCCAGTTTCAGTAAGCCGGTAGCGTATTTTACAATACCGGAAAGATTTTGTAAGCTTTACATAATACGATTTGTCGCGGTTTACCTTTATTCCAAGTGATTCAGCAAAAGATAAAACCTTCATACGAATATCCTGCGGATTCATCGTCGGTGGTATTATGATATAATAATCGTCCATATAATGACCACAGCCCTTAAATCCACATTGACACGTTAAATAACAATCGAGTTTCCATGGAAAGAAAATCATTTCCGCTTGACTTGGTTCTACGCCAAGCGGCATACCGAATCCAGAATTGTTGTTAAATCCAACAACATAATCACATAGTTTTCGCAGTCTTTCGTCAAAAATCAATTCTTTGTGATTTTCGTATATATTTTCGTGCTTTGCATTTGGGAAAAATTTCTTAAAATCAATTAGAAGCACCCAACCTTCACGACCGTACTTCTTGAAATGTTCGCGCAAATCTTTCTTCAACTCATTTGAACTGAAGTGGAAACCTTTTCCTTTTTGACTTGCTCCGTTATTATAAATCATCATTGGCGTATACAACGGCAAAAGAATATTCTGCGTGATAGCTTTATGTATTTGCCTATCAACAATTTTAGGAGCATCGATATCGCGCGTCTTTCCGCGTTCGGTCAGGACAAATCTGAAGTAGTCACCGCTTTTCCATTCGTCGTTTCTAACATTCGCCAAAGATTTTGCGGTAGTAGAAAACAAGTGCAATTCAAAGTTTTGCACACTATGTTTCCACCGAACGCCATTACAACATTCTTTGCCACATTTATACATATCACCAAACGTAAACGCGCCATCAATTCCACCAATGGATTCACAGCGCTTAATTTTGTTTAACAGACGTTTTTCTTGGCGTCTCTGATAGCGCGCTTCGCGCCTTTGCATACTGTTCATAAATAAAATACCCCGCGTACAAGACTTGGAATAACCAATCCCGCATAGAACACTTGCATAATCGTTACACATGAAATCGGATTTGCCTTCCGACCATGCAAGAAGCGTCCGTGCAACGATATCGCGGGGTTGTTTTGGAAGGAATACACCTTCACGGGAAATGTTTCTCCTTTAATAAGGGTCGTAAAACTTTCAAGAAGTTTTTGATTAACCCAATGCTATCGAATCCACTGCGAGCCCATTCGAATTATTAGCGTTGTTATTGTTGGCAGTACCGTTGGTGTTCACATTGCAGAAATTGTTGGTGTTCGTCGCATTCACGGAACGCTCCCACCAATACACGGCAAACACGCCCACGGGCACAGAGATACAGAAACATACCCAAATAAGTCTTAAATACTTAATTCAAATTCAAAATCAGATATACGCATTTGACCTTCAAGTTCTTCTGAAAGTTCAATATACTTCTTTTCTTCTTTTTCAAATGTGCGCACCTTGTCGTGCGCAGTCTTCTTTACTTTCAAAAGAATGGCAACTTCCTTATTAAACACTTCACTGACCGCCACACACATTTTATCCAATTTTTCAACAGCTTCAGTTTCAGAAACTGATCTACCGTTAGACTTAGAAAACGCACCTTGCGGATTAAGTCTTAGAATGCCATAAATATGTGAATACATAACATCCAAAGCATTTAACGAACCAAGCGCCTTTATTAAATAAAATTCGCGCATCTTTGCATATTCGTAACAACTTGGATAGGCATTATGCGCCTTAATGCAACATTCCAAAACTTCAGATGCCAGACTTATTGTTCGTTCTGATAGAAGACGCGAATATCTGGCAGACAACCGCGATACAAAATTAACAGTCCACGAAAACAGGTCGTCGGCAAGTTTAATATATTCTATGGTACTTTCGTTTCTTTTAGGTCTTAAAACAGACATGTAAGAATCCTTTCGCGCGCTTTCGCGCGCTGTGTATTAAGTGTTGTTTGACTTCGTCAAACTTTGAAAGCCACTGCGAGCCCAAACGAAAGATAAGCGTAGGCAAAGGAGGCAGCACCGGAGGCGGCCACAAAGCAGAAAAGGCTGGAGGTCGCCGCAAACACGGAACGCTCCCACCAACACACGGCAGTCGCCGTCGAATCGTGACGGTACTTGACCTTCGAATTACCGGCGACATAGTAAGCGTACTGCTGTTGCTTGGTCTGTTCGGCTGCGTTTGCATAGCTACGCGCGCCAAAAATTTCAAATTCAGCAAGCAGATAAAGTTCATCCTGCGTGGCGGTGACATAGCTTGCAGCAGTAGATGAGCCACCGGTATTGTCTGTATAAATGGTCGTAGTTTTCAGCACCGACTGCAAATCGCTGGGCAACGCTGCCTTGACAACGGGTAACGTGTTGTTGCGCATATTGCAGGATGCCCAGCCGCCGGTCGTACTATTGTTATTGTTCATATTAAACCACTGACCGCTGGATTTTTGCGAATTATATCCGCTGTCGCACAGCGCAACATCAATACCACTGGAAGCGGCAGTCTTGAATCCACCAAAAGCGATACCAGTACCTTCAACAGAACTGTTGTGGTCAAAACCAATAATATAAACATAGGTAGAATAGTTGCTTAACGTTAATCCATCGGACACTTTACCGTTAATCGTAATTTGTTTAGTGTCACCGACCGCCCAATAGTTGGATGCGACACCAGAATCAGATGCCTGTTTAACCTGCGCCCACGTTGCATTATTGAGAACGGCAGGAATAAACTCAAGCGCAATAAAGTAAACTTCGATAGCGGTCACTTCAACCGTCTTTTCAACGGTCGTTCCGGCGCTCACACCAGTAACCGTCCACGTTCCATACGCTGGGATAGCAAACGACCACGTGCCAGAAGATTCTTCCGCAGTCAGAACAGTAGAACCCTTCTTGCAGGTAACAGTGCTTCCTGTTGGCGCAGAAACAACAATAATGGGTGACAGGCTTGCGCCGCCACCACCAGTACCCTGATTAAAGATAGGCATTTTAATAAACTCCTTCTTAAAATTTACGTACCGCTAACATTTGACAAGACAATGGCAGTAGACAGGTTGCACCAATATGCAACATTTACCACGTCGCCAGCCTTAACGGTTTGCCCCGTCACAATATATGCGGTAAAATCACTTGACGCATCTTCCGCAAAGGGCATACGAACAGTTGCTACCTTGTTATTAACAGATACGACGTTTGCGGTAATAACGCGCAAATAGTTTTTAAGCGCAGAATCCAGTTCTGCGTGAACAATTTTCTGGATTTCTGCAATCAGTAAATTAGGATTCTCCACTGGATTCCGCACCCCCGAAATCAAATTCATTTACAGAAGTCGCCGTAATTGACATTGTACCCGTCGAACCAATCGGTAGGTCAATGCCACTAATCAGCAGCGCTTCTTTGTTGTTCGTATACGGACGGACACATTCAATCAAACGATTTTCACGCAAATGGAACATTGGCGCAGACGTAATCACAACGCTACGTTGCTTAATCGTCTGGCGTTTTAGGTAGTATTGCGCAAGTTCATTACACTGGTCGTCCGTATAGTAGGCAGTATCTTCGTATGGCGGATACGTCTTAATGCCGACAATCTGAATTGCAGTCGGCGACGCTGTATTCTTATTTTGTGCCCGCCCCTTCGCCTGCTTGCCGTTCGTAGTGTACCCAATCACGATAATATCATTGTAGAATGTACCGAAGTCGTGCGTGGAATCTTCCGATAAGAATTCCTGTTCGTTCGGCGTAAAAGTCCACAGAATGGGCTTCGAACTATCAACAATATCGTCCTGTGTGGGTTCAATCGTCAGACGCCCGTCAACGTCATAGTAGATATATGCACCAAGCATGGTCGCAAATTCCAACAGCACGTCAGCATACGTTTTGCCATATTCCATACGAATTTCATACGGCGTATTGATTGCTTTCCATTTAGACCCTGCTTCTTCATATTCCTTAGTAATATAATAAGACGCAAGGTTTGGCTGAATCGGGTCGACAGCGTTCGTTTGCGGTTCGCCCTTTTCGTCCACATTTTCACCAGTAAAACGCGAAGTCTTCAACAGTTTTGTCAGCGCATCATAGATGTTGGAACCTACGGGCACAAGATAGATTCCATCAAGATTTCCCCACATCGTGCCATCAAGAAAACACCACTTATCAATCAAATGCAGCGCGACAGTTCGCTGTGCTGGAGCATTTGTTTCTTCAACAGAATTGACATAGAACACGCCCTGCGGGAAATAATATGGTTCGCCGTCAGACAGGTATACGCCCATCCATAGTTTTACCATCTTGCCGTACCACATCCCGTAGACATCAACAGAAAACTGTCCGTCGCTGTTGTCAAGTTCAATATCGGCAGTTCGACGCGTTCCATTTTCCATGCCAACAGAAAGCGTGCCAGACATATCCACATACGAACTTGTAATTTCTGCATAGGCGGTGCCATCGTTGTTCACCCATTCAAGCTTGATGGCGTACCTACAATTTGTTTTCAGTATAGCAAGATATTCGCTATACTTATCAGGGAATACCAATGGCACTCACCCCTTACATTTTATTAGTGATAACCGCGTTAGACGCATCGCCAATTTCCATCCAACCAAGAGTAACAACAACAGCCTGTTCAACATATTCGTCGGTTGTCTTTTCACTGACGGCAGAATTTAGGCGCACCTTCCACATGTTGCCCTTGCGGTCTTTCAAGAATTTGTCGCGATTGTCCGTGGTTAGTGCTTTTAATTCATCCATCTGTTCAACGGTATCCTTATAGGTTACACCGCAGTTGCCAATAAACGCAGAAAGCGTTCCAGACCAGTAATTAGACGAAGAATTCTGCACTTTTGCGTACCTTGTAAAGTTTTGCAATTCGTTGAACGTTGTGTTGTTGGACATGCTACCAGAACTAACATCAAGGTCGAAACGATATGTCTTGTTCTGATAATACGTGTCATCATTAACCTTATCACAAACAATAAGCGACCAATCCCACCAGTTGGGCGTCACTACGTTAGACGACGCGGACGCACCAATCTTGTCACCAAATACAGGAAATACATAGTACATCATGCCGGTCTGATTCCTTACGGTGTAGTCTGTAAAACCATTGACGGTTGCGCCGACAGAAACAACTGGCTTTAAGAAGGACGAACCTGCTTCTATACTATACACAATCCAGCCGGTAACAGGAACTTCAGAATCAATATTGCCCGCGCGGAAGTTACCATTAAAAACCGCAAGCAAAAGCGTTTCATTATCCCAGACAGGAAGGTTGTTAATATTGCTAAGATATTCCACATCGGCATCCGTTATGGCACGGTCTTCGACCCAAATATAACGCATTAAAACATCACCAGAAGTAGCAATGGAATTCCACACGCCACCATCGTCGATATCCACATCGGTATATATCTTGGCGAACGGGCTAATCACATAACGCGGATACAATTCGTCATTTGGATAAAGGCCATTGCGTGGATAAACTGGCGCATCTTCAGACCATTCAATTCCATAAACGCGATGCGGTTCTATTACTACGGTAAGCCACTTTTGAACGATTGTCTTCAAAAACAATGGCGTATCAACACCATTGATGCTTAGAATGATTTCATCGGCAGTAGACTTCAGTTCAATATAATAGGGCGCACCACTGGAATCTTTTCCGGTCGCCTTATAAATACTTCTATTAACACCGTCAACCCAGAATCCGATGACGTGAGACACCGAAGATGGGAACGCCATCTGTGCTGTATTAACCGTGTCGAACTTAATGGTTTCACCCGTTTTAATATGGATATATTTATTTTCATATCCTTCGCGACCGTCTTGAACATATTCATAGTTGTCACCCGTAGCAGAACCATCAATATAGTTAAGTTTATTCCACCTTACGTCAACGCCAGAATCGCTTCTAACTTCTGTATTAACAAGGTTTTCAAACGTAACAAGCTGGTAGTTTACGGTGAACTGCTGAAATTCTGTTTCTACACTTGTGCCGTCGTTCAACCAGCATTTAACCTTGATTTCTTCGGTGGTTCCGCTAAGGAATCCATCGTAAGACACGCGGATATCAGACGAATAGATGTTGTTTTCGTCAATAGTATTCACTGTTTCTTCGCCTGTGTCTTTGTTGCGGATAATCCAGCCGAATCGTTCCACGCCAATACCCTGTGCCTGTGTTACAGACGCAGTAAACGTGTACGAACGGGTTGTCATCACATCAACAAAGTTGGTGATTGAAATAGTCGCTGCGGCATACGCCTTAAACACGTTTTCATACGATTCGTATTTATCGTCGTCAGACCAATACGAAGTCATAGTCCATTTGTATTCGTTGCCGTTTTCCATTGTGGAACTGGCAGGGACGCTTACGACCAGTTCGTTCTGCGTCCCGTCATAGTTCACGGGGTAAAGCGGGGAATCTAAAGTAACGACGCCGCTATCATACACGGCGGTAGATGCGGCGTCATTCTTCATAATCTTTAACTGATATTTAGTTGTAGGGCTTGTGCCATTGATTCTACAGCGGAAGTCATTGGCAACAGTCGCGTCAATGGTGTAGTCCGACGTCAGCGTCGAAGGGATAAGCCCTGACGGGCGATACTGTCCCATTATCTTCCACCTCCACTAATCGGAATATATCTGCGCAGAATCGAAGTCAGCGCAACAGAATCAGCGCGTGTCATGCCGCCGAGCGGATTGCCGTTAAAGTAGACGTCGTGGCTGTCGTTCGCAACAGAATTATTTCCACCGACAATGCCCGCGAAGCGATTCAACATCGCGTTAAGCGCGCCAGAATTATCAAGAATCTTAGTAAGCGCGGTCGCAGAATTAAGGAATTCCTTAGACTTCTGTGGGGAAAGCAGCTTAGACGACAATTCGGGGCCAAAAACGGTTTCGTCCTTGGCTGTCGCTTTGATTCCGCCCATTCCTTCCAGAATGCCACCAGAATCATACAGACCCTTGTTCAGTTGGTCTTTCGCCCATTCTTTCTGACCGTAGCTGCCAGATTCAACAAGGCTTTCAAGATAGCGCTGCTGATTAGACTTGCCACTATCAGAAGAACTGGACGAACTGGAAGAACTTCCCTTGGACGAAGAACCGCCAGAAGACGAACTTCCGCCGCCAGATGAGCCGCCAGACGAAGAACTGCCGGTAGACGTACCCATCTTGGCAAGTTCAGCTTTCGCCCATTCGCGCTGACCATACGTACCAGACTTGACAAGGTTTTCAAGATAGCGACGCTGGTTCAGGTCACTGCTGGGCGTACCACCAACATAGTTCGGGTTGCTTTCATCCCAATAGATAGTATCGTCAACGGTGTCACTGGTAGAATAGTAGTAGCCGCGACCAGTGTTAGACGACCACATACCCGACTTGCTATACATAATGTTGCCATCTGCGTCAACGCGCGGATACTTGTTAGCAAGATTTTCATTGCGCGAACCAGCGCGAACGTTGATTGCGCTACGGGCGTAGCCATCTTCGTCGTAGCTGATAACATAGCCGTTCTTTTCAACAGTCTGACCAGCCCACTTGCTATCGCGGCGCATATCGGCGCCCTTAATAGACGGCGACGTGCCGGGTGAATAAACACCCGTGTCTTTATAAGTAAGATTCGGCGGCGAACCGTCCGCAAGCACCCATTGGTCATAGGCTGTACCAGCAGGCGACGTGCCGCTTGTGCCGGGAAGCGTTTCACCGGGCGTCCAACCGTCAGTTCGCGGCGCCACATAATCATCGCCATAACCGCCACTATAATGCGGCTGACCGCCGGAATAAGCAGGGACAAGACCACTGCCAGAAGCCGCGTTGCTGATTGTACCAATGGTATTTTTGCCGCCAGAAGAACCGGCGACGTAGCCACTTCCGCTGACCATAGTGCCACCAGCACCAAACGACCAGCCACCTGCGGTCGTTCCACCAGCGGGGTTGTAGATACTGCCAGTGCCGTAGTTGATGTTGCTTCCGCCACCAAAGGAAAAGCTGCCTCCGCCATAGCTGGGCGCGGGAACATAGTAGACCTTGCCTTTCTTGGTAATCATGGTGCTACCATCAGCAAGCTTAGTCCACTGCGAACCATCGCCACCAGTCATGGTGCTACCAGCGGGCGCGTTTTCAATAAAGTCCTTACCCTTGTCTGTGCCAATAGGATACAATTCGCCAGACGCAGATTCGCCATAATACTTTTCATCAGTGCCAATAAGGCTACCCATGCCGGTTCCGGTGCCAATCCCGTTAATCAGGTCAATAAGCCCCTTGCCAACGGAATTGATAATCTGGCGGAACTGCGGAATATCGGTGTTGTTAATCGCGTTCAGAAGACGCTGCATTGCACTTTCTTCGGTGGTCAACTGCTTCTGTACGCGTTCCCAATAGTCCTTCAGGCGGTCAAATTCGTTCTGCGCGGCGTCCTTCTGCAAGTTAAGCGCGGAAATAATTCCGGCGTACTTGTCAAGAACTTCCTGTTGCTTCAGCTTGATTTCAGCATCGCGGTATTCGTATTCAGCGTCGCGGACTTCCTTCTTCGCTTCCTGAACGGCGGAATAATCCGCAGTCCAAATCCACTGTCCGTTCTTATACATACGGACGTTGCGATTCATGAGCGTGTTCTGAAGCTTGGTTTGCGCCTTCGCCAACGCCAGTTCCTTTTCGGCGATGTTGTATTCAAGTTCCTTATACTGATACTGTCGCTCGAATTCGTCAGTGATGTAGTCCGCCTTATACATTTCATCTTCGGTCAGCATTTCAAGCTGATTCAGATAATCCTTGAACAGAACGCGGCTTTCGTCAGCAATCTGATTCAATTTGGCAGACATCTTGTTGTAGTCGTCTTCGTTGAACATCGCCTGACGAAGCTGTTCGTCAAGATAGTCGGCGGTCGACAGCGACACTTCAAGTTCCTTGTCGATTTCGTGGATGCCATCAGCGACGTCGTTTAAGATTCCGAAGAACACTTCGTGAAGCTTCTTGATGGCTTCGTTCTTGTCAATCTTCGCCTGAAGTGCATCAAGCTTGTCGTTCAGACGGTCTTCGGCTTCGTCGAGAAGGTCGTTGATTGCATCTTTGACGTCGTTCAGCGCGTCTTCGGTCGTCTGCTTTTCCCAATCTGCAAGACCAGAAGCAAGGTCGCGCTTCGCGTTGTAGTAGCCCCACCACGCCTGCTGCAAGTCTTGAATTTCCTGCGACGTCTCGGCGTAGCCCAACTTGCGAAGTCGTTCGGCTTCGGCGTGGGCGGCTTCCATCAGCTTGATGTAAATTGCCATCTGCTTGTTGACTTCGGCACGGTAGTTTGCTTCGTCATTTTCGCCATCGTAAAGGTCTGCTAACTGTTGCGACAGATACAGTTCGTGTTCAAGAAGACGGATTTCGCGTTCATAGGCGGTTTCGGCGTCGGACTTCTTGGAAGAAGACGACGACGTGCGAAGATATGCAAGGGTCTTCAGCAGATTATCGTAATTTTCTTGCGCTGTTTCAAGGTCTTTCGCAGCCTGCCCAATTTCATCCCAACCTTCGGGAAGTCCGCGAGCACCTCTGCCGGTGTAGTGTTCCATCAACATCTGCTGCTTCAACGCATTGATGTTTTCAAGAATCGCAGACGTTTCCATGTTCCAAGACGTCGCTTTACCGGCGTTAGCCGTAATTATAGAAGCTGCTGCCTGCTTGGCTTCATTAAGTGCAAGAACGTAACTTTCCTTTTCCTTTTCGATTAGCGCTTCAAGTTCGCTGCGGCTAATCTTGTAGCCCTTGGACGTCCACACCATCGCGTCGTATACGTCGTCGCCATAGGCTTCAGCAAGGTCGGCGGCAGCGTCAGCAGAAACGTAGCCAGATTCGGCAAGTTCTTCCTCGGCGGCTACGACGGATTTTACCTTGTCTTTGAATTTGGTGATTTGGGACGCGGGCGTTTCAAGATTGATAGAATCAGAAAAATCTTCGCCAGCCCTTGCGGCATTAAGCAGAATGCGAACAAGTTCCATAAACGGAATGCCGGCTTCCTGCGCTGCTTGAACCATTTCGCGAATCGCGGGCGACACGCCATTTAAGACGGTTTCTATAAATGTATCAAGGTCTTCGCCACCATCTTCAAGATACTGCTTAAAGACATCTGCGTTTTCAGCAACGATTTTACCAAGTTCAGAATAGGCGTCGGAATATTCATCTTTGATATCTTCCACCTTGTCGGAATAAGACATTAAAGAATCGTAATAAGCGTCAAGAACGGCCGCGATTTCGGGGTAGTATTCGCGCAGAAGCTCGAGCTGCGGAACAACGGTGTTCGTCAGTTCGCTTTCAAGCTCGTTAATTTTGGCTTCGATTGTGCTTGCAAGCTTTTCATTGCCGTCGTCGGCAGCTTTTTCGTATTCCTTGCGAAGATTGTCAATCTGCTTCTGATATGCGTCGATGACTTCTTCGGGGGCAACGCTAATAGACGTACCTTCAACAACGGTACGTTCAGAACGACTGCTACGATTAGAACGACCAATTCGATACTGCCCAACACTAAAAGTTTTGCCGTGCAATTCATCTGCGGTCTGCTTGCGCTGTTCCTTGATAAGTTCAAGACGCTTTTCTTCAAGCGCGATTTGGCGTTCAAGCTGCTTATTTTCTTCTTTCAGCCGGTCAAGTTCGTCTTGTTCGACAAGACCACCTACGCCTTTGTTGATGGTGTCTTGAAGTTCTTGAATCTTTTCGTCGTTTTCAGCAATCTTGGATTTGTATTCGTCAATTTCGCCCTGCGACGTGTCGATTTCATTACCAAGGCTTTGTAATTCCTGCGACAATTCGGCGGCAGAATGGTGTAGTTTTTCAATGATGTACACAAGCCCAGTAATCGCGATGGTAAGCGCGGCAACAACGGGAAGGATAGTCCCAAGACCAGCCGCGCCAAGAATTTGCGTTAAAAGTTTGCCGGTAGTCACAAGACCACGCATTTCCATAAACAACTTGCCCATCAGAACAAGCGACCTACCCGCCTTAATGAACGCAAGAATTGCAGCCGTAGCCATTCCAGCCTGTACAACGAGTTCGTTACTGAAAACCTTCATAAAGGCTTCGCCAAGATTAAGAAGTTGACCGATTGCCCATTCGAAGTTCATATTTTGAACCCAAGTCTGGGCAAGGGCGTTAATTCGGTCTTGCTTGGCGGCAATGCTATCTTGATAGACAGCGTATTTTTGCATAGCTTTGCCATTGCTATTAAGCGCGGAATTTTCAAGTTCAAGCGCTTTATCATACGAACTCATGAGTGCCAGGAAATTTTCCCGCTGTCGTGTACCCGCAATGGCGGTCGCCAAACTTTGTTTAGTTAAATCATCATATGTTTCCCAACCTTTTGCAACATCGTCAAGGACGTCTTGCGCGTCGCGAAAATCCTTATTGGTGTCACGGAGGCGAATACCAACCTTTGATAGAACCTTTTCAACATCATTAACATACGTGGTAATATCTGTATATTCACTTTCAAGGTCTTCAGACAAAAAAGTTCCTGCCTTAACAGAACCCATTCTGGAAAGAATTGTCTTCATCACTAACTGTTACTTTAATGACCACTTTCGTGGCGGGAACGGAACTTCCAAGGTAATTATTTCATACCGCCCATTCCTCTCACACTTGGTTCTTCGCGAAACTTATCAGTGTGAGGTCAGACTGTCGCATCCGCACCTAAGTGCAGTTTCTTCATTCAGTCGTTCATCGTGGATTCCATTAGTTGCAAATCTGCATATTCATTATATAACAATCCGCTCAAATCGTTATACACATAAGAAGAAGAATGATATGACATAAGTGCCAATGGTGTTTTAATAAATTCGTCTATAAGGCAAGAAATCAATTCCGGGCTTTCGTCAATGTCTTTTTCCCACAAATACAATATCTTTGTATTTTCTCTATTTTCAACATCTTCTTTCTTTTTTCTATCTTTTTCAACAACACCATCTGTTATTTTAGAATCGCTTGGACTTATATGCCTTCTTACGTCACAATGGAAAAATCCGCCCATAATTTCTATAAAAAGATTATATTTTGGCAAATATATGTCCATCGAATATCTTCCGCTTTTCTTTTCTGGTTCATATTCTATCTTATTATCTTTTAATATGTTAAGGACTTTAATGTGTGGTTTAGTCATTGTTGCCTTATATACACCATCGTGTATGTTTTTAATTGTATTTTCAGAACGCAATATGCTAAAGCAGTCGTCTGAACAAGTTTTAACATTAGCATAATATGTGTGATACTTTTTTCCGCACACAACACAAACACGCTCCTTTTTTATATTTACATTCATGGTTTTACAATCCTTGGAACAACAGACATGATTGCTTTTCAAAGACATAAATTCCTTGCCACATATAACACAATTTCTTGGCGTTCTATGCTTGTCCGCATAATCCCACCTACAATCAGTCGAACAGAACTTTAGTTCGCCGTCGTGCTGTAATCTTGTTCCCATATATTCTTTCCCACAGTTCGCACAAACATTTTTGTAATATCGTTTCGGACGCCTTTCTTCGTGATATTTTTGATTGCATTTTTCGCTGCAAAATCTTGTTTTATTTTCATCTTCAACATGCTTCCCGCAATAAGCACAATTAAATCTATGAATCATATTATCCTCCTTTCTATTGTATTATAACATAAAAAACAATATTTGTCAATAGTGAGCGTATAATGAAATCCTTCGACCCTGTTACCCCTTTCGCGTGGGGCGTCCAAGCATCCCTTTCGGGAATCATTAGAAGAAATTTTTCTAAAGCGGTTTATTTATTATGCCGCTTCGAGAGCATAAAGTTCACTCTCGCCAACAACAGATGCGCTTCTTTGCGTGACTTCGCGCACCGTAGCAACATAGCCAAGTAAGCGTTCAAAAGATACGCCAGACTGGGCCGCGACATTCGCAGACCTCTGAAGCGCAATCGCCAAATCGTCAACGCTTGAAGCAGATTCAATATCGACCTGCGACATGGCATCAACAACGTGCATGACGTCCTGCGTTTCCATCTTATAGCCGTTCAGAACAGACGTCAAATATTCAGTTGCTTCCGCCGATTCAATAACGCCAATTCTGGACATAACCATAGACGCCCTAATCAGTTGCGTTGCTTCTTCTGCGCTTTTACCCTGACGAAGCCAAGCGTCTGCACCTTCTGCAACATCTGTCACCGTAGCCGACATTTCGACCGCCAAATCAGCATATTCATTGCGCAACTTTTCGGTCGCTTCAGCGGTTCCAAGCGTAACAAGCTGGATGCTTGTAAACGCCTTATTAAGTTCCTCCGCTGTTTGTATAGACTGCTTAAATTTGCTTACGGCAAACCACATTGCACGATAAACGGACGTATAGTTAATGATACGCGCAGTAGCGTCAGCAAAACCGGCAGAAATGTTGCTTAAAAGACTGTTTTTCTTCTTCCACGCCTTTTCGGTTTTATCCAGCGACTGTTTAAGCGCTTCTTCGCTTTTCGTATACGCGACGTTAGCATCATTCAGTTTATCGGTATTTACAAGAAGTCGTTTTGTTTCTTCCGCTTCTTGCCGCTTTTCTTCCACCACGGCTTCCGCCTGAATAACGGCGGTGGTGCGCAATCCATGCGATTCCAACTGTGCAAGTTTCAGTGCGACTTCGGCATCACGAACATCCTTAAGCTGTTCTTTATACTTGCTTAAATTATTGCCCGCATTTCCAAGTTCGCCTTTAGTCCTTGACAGCACTTCCTGCCAACGTTCAAGATTCTGTCTTGCGTCTGGCATTTCCGCATTGAACGATTCCATTTCATAGGTCATGTTCTTCCATTCCTGTGCATAAGAAGAACCTGCCTGTGATAACTGATATCTATTTTCTAAGTCTCTTACTTGTTTTTCAAACTTCTTAAATTCATCACGAAGCCTTTGCGTTCTATCTTGAATCTGCGTGGATGTATCAACCCATTGTTTGCCGTCCCATTCTTGGAACACGCGAACCAGACGTTCGCCTTCGCCCGCAAGTTCAACAACACGTGTCCTTACGCCCGAAATAGATTCCGCATATTCCTGAATGCCAACGACCTGCGCAGAACCCTTTCCGCCCAGTTCGCCCATCGTGCGATTGAAATGTTCAAGTTCATCAGAACTAAATGTGCGTTTAATCTGTTCACCCAAGTCTCGAACCTTTGCTTCGAGTTCATCAATAGCATTCGTCTTCGCTTCGCCTTCAAGCGTCTGCGCGGCTTCACGCATCTTCGCCTTCAAGTTGACATATTCGCTTTCAAGCTGTCGAACCTGCGCCGCGTGCTTTTCAGCCGCCTGTGTGAGCGATTCAATGGTGTTGCCAGTCTTAGCCAAGTCCGCCTTAAACTGGTCGGTAATACCAGTCATGTCGAACGCCTTGCCATACTGCTGACGCAAGCCGGCAATATCCTTGCCGACGTCCAACGTAGTCTTGCCAAGGTCGTTCATAATCTGCGCGTACTGGTTACGCAGCTTGGTTAGCGTCTGCTTAGGGATTTCGGCATCCACCGCAAGCTTACCAACCACCTGATTTTGAAAGCGCTGTTCCCATTGCTTTCTAAGGTCTTTGTCCGCGTCCTGTTTAATTTCAGGAGCCGCTACAAATCTAAGTTCAAAATCCGGCAAATGCGTTCACCTCACTTATATCGTGTAATAGTTAAGCCGCCATGGCGTTCGCTAAATTCAGCTTCTATAATAGTTTCTATTCCTGTACTATTAAGGTAGCTTTCAATATCTTGTATTGTCTTTTCCATAAACTTTGCGCCTTTTCTTTCAAACATCTTCATCTTACTGTCGTCTTGGTATTTACCTTCAGTACCTTCTTCGAGTATACCGACAAGATAATTTCCATCAAGCCCGTTATTCTTCACATCAACATATCTACCAAGATATTCACGCGTTACATCGGTAGCCATGTCTTCAATTTCGTTCGAATCAAAATAAGCCATGTTTGAAAAAGCGTCACCCAAATTTTCTGTTCTTGAATCATACTTTACGGTACTTGCGAATTTACCGTTTCCGCTTTGGTATGGCTTCTTTGCTATACGGTCTTTATTTGTAAGATATGAATGCCCGGGCGCAAAAGCCGCTTCAGCATTTTTTTGAAGCCTATTAGCCGCTATTTTTGCAAGTTCGGTGACAAATCCTTTGCAGCCCTTCTGCATCAATATATTAAGTTCCGATTCATTCATTATATATTTACTATTTGCCTTTGGCATAAGGATTCACCACCCAACCCACAAAATGACAAAAAGAAGGCTGCGCTTAACGCACAGCCCCCTCATTGTAACCAATAATATAGTTAAGATTTTTAATTACATCCTGATTCTCACCAAGAATTTTCATGGACGCTTCAAGGTCTTTCGCCATGTCAGTTGTTCCGACATCCAGCAGTACCTTGCGAAGCATTGCAGAATCGCCCATGTCGAAAGCTTCGTCAAACATTCTGCAAAGGCGGTCATAGTCGTTCTTCACATAATGCTTGATAAACAAGTCAAAATTTGCCGCCATGCAGCGGTCATACATTTCTTCGCTGTCGTCGTCAACTTCCACGTCGACATATGCCAACAGCAGAACGAAGAACTTTGCTAATTCCTTCATTTTTGCGATTGCAGTCGTGTTACTGATATCAAGTTCAGCCGCAACAAACTTCTTGTCGCAAGAATTGATAAGGTCGACCTTCGCGTTAATCGGCATATAACGCGAAATCTTAACATCATTAAGCGTCTTCGCATCTTCGCGCGTAAAGGCTTCAAACATTTCACTAAGCTTCATAAAATAACCCCTTTACTTATTCAATAGTTTAGTACCAGCCAGTCCGATTAAGATTCCTTCTGCTTCGTCGCTATCGCCGGTAGTTTTGTCGTATTTTTCATCAATCCAACTAAAATTTAATCCGTGAAGTTCATTCACAAGCTCGATTGCTGCCTTCTTCTGGAATTCGCGACGCGGTTTTTCAGGCTTAACACCTGCCAGCCTTCGCCATTCAGACGGTTCCATCTGATAGAACGCACAATCGTTGTTGATACAGTGGCTATAAATGGTTCCTTGCAACAACAAAAGAAGTTCACAGATGCGCTTATTCATTGCACTTGAAAGCGGAACGTCTTCGACAAACACTACGTTGATATCATACGCCTTGAACAAGTCGCCAACCATATGATAGATTTCGTCGATTCTGTCGAACGCATTCTTCTTGTCAGACCTAAACCGACCATGATTTATAAGCGCGCCATCTTGATAGACAGAAAAGCCCGTGCTTGTCGTGCTTAGGTCAAGTCCAACAACAATCATTAAATCACACCACTTGTAATTAAATAGTAAAGAACACCAAAGCAACCGCCGCCAATAAGGAAGTCAATAACGACGCGCTTCACAATATCAATGACATCAATCTTGCTTCTTTCGTCAACGGCATGGATTCTATTGTCCATGTCCGTGCGAACCCCGTCCACTTTTCTATCCACTTCGTTAATTTTAGTTGTAAGAGCGCCAACATTCTGAGTCAAATCTGCGACAGTTCTTCCATTTTCCGTTGTCGCAGTCGATATCTGCACCATCGTATCCTTGATGGCTTCAAGGGTGGCGGCGAACTGTTCCGACACCTTTGTATTACGTTCAGTTAAAACATTATTGCGTTCCAACGCAATTTCCGTGTGCCTAAGACGACCGTCGAATTCGTCTTGGCGCTTTTCAATCATTGCAATTTCGTCCATACGAACCTCCACCTATCATTCTGTCTGATTGAAAGACGAATATAAGCGGACTTACATTCGTTTGTAGCAAGGGAAAGCTGGTCTTGCACCAAGCATCTTTGTAAAAATATTCTTCTTTGAACTACTTCCCTATATGAAAGGTGGGGCATTAAAGCCCCACCATATCAATCGACCACAGTGGGTTCGTTTTCCTTCTTGGTCTTTTCCGGCTTGACAAACAAGACCTTCAAAAATTCAGCAGGAAGACCGATGAAATAGTCTACGTCGTCATACGAATAGACGTCGGCGCCACCGTAGAATTCGCCAGTCTTAAAATTAAAACTGTAGATGAAGTCGGTTTTGCCATCGCCCTTACGCACAACTGTGAAAAGAGGTTTCATAAAAAGAATCTCCCTTACGCGGTAATGTCGTCGGTATCGTAAATGAAAATATCCCACAGAACAGGGGACTCGCAGGACTTCAGCGCTTCGAAGCTAATCGCGTGAACGGCGGGGTCGCCATCTGCGGACAGGTCGATAGACCATTCCTCACTGGCCTTAGCCTTGTAGATAACCAGCATACCAACGTAGTCCTTGCCAGAACAAGTGTCGCGGAACAGGGTCTTGCAGTGCAGACGAACGTTCTTCGCGAAGACTTCGGTGGAGTTGGAAATCTGCTTGGCGGAACTGATGGCAGGGTGGTAGACAACAAGAATCTTGCTGCCCTGCGGAACTTCACCAGCATTGAACGCAAGTGTCTTGGTTGCAGAAGCATAGGTGAACTTGCCAGCGGCGATAGTGCTGTCCTGCTCGAAGGTCTTGGCAACAGTGCCATCTTCGTTCAGGAGATAAGCAAAGCCAATTTCCTTACCAGCGTCACCCTTGGCGGTGTAGGTCGTGTTGACTTCATCGGCCTTAGCAGAAGCGACAAGAACTTCGTCAAACGGAATATCCTGAGTGTTGGTCAGCGTAACAACGCCAGAACCGGTCTGGATACCCATAGCGCCTTCGGTAATGACGGCGTTTTCAATGCTAAGGGTGGACTCCTTAGAATGACTGAAGCCAATAATCTTGGGGTTGCCAACGCCGCCCTGCGCATAGACCACAGTACCATTGTTGGACAGATTGGAGCTTTTCAGGTCTTCAAGACGCGCCTGGAGGCTACCATCTTCGAGACTGAAAGCATCAACAACGAAAATCTGCTGAACAGCAAACTTGGAAGTGTCGATTGCCAATGTAATCATCCTCCTTGAAAGTATTTAGGACATCCAGTTCAAATCTTCTTTGATTTTATTAAAGCTGGATGATTCAATGTTACCGGCATAGTAGCCGAAACATACATTGTCGTAAGATTTTATCTTGTTGATACGCAACAAGCCGTCGAAGAACTGATACAAGTACAAGTTATAGACATCTTCAAATGTTCTTCCCGTTGCCCACACAAGGCTGGAAATTTGCGGAGCAAGAAAGCTTTTGTGCCCACGCTTCAATTCGCGCTTACGTTTCTTTCTTTCTTCATTCACAAGAAACTTCATTGTCGTGTCGTTACCCGGATTGTATTCATCTTTTTCAGACTTGTTGTTCATATCCATAAGATATTTACGAATTTGCGTATAAACGCCAATATCTATCTTTGCACCAGTAGACGGGCTGATAAGCAGTAGGTCTTCACCTTCTGCCGACAACATGAAATCTTCTATGCCAGTAAGCCAGCCTATCTGCTTACTTACTTGGCTTTCGGGGTTCCACATTATGTTGCCATCATCGTCCCTTGTCAAAGTTTCACCACAAAGCATTATGAATACGTCATAAGCCTTTGTGTTTCTATAATCAATTCCGCTGTCATATAGCTCGACCATTAGGTCTGACGGCTTCAGTGTAAAAATATTTATCGCTGAAAAAACAAAGCTTTCGCCAAGTTCAATCACGTCGCTGATTTTAGGATGTCTGACCGTCAGATTGCCAAGCACAAGCGGCTTGCCAAGAAGAAGGTCAAGATTATCCACAGTCGACACCACCCATGTTACTAAGACTATAAATCATTCTATAGCCGTAGTACATATCACCAAAACGAAGCACCTTCGTACTAAGCGGCGTTACCTTCTTGATTGACATATCGCCAATCGTCTTGTTGTCAATCATCGCGTCAATCATGCTGCACACCGAATATGGACGAACTTCGCCATTTTCAAGAGGCCAGCAATCAAGATAGCAACCGACTTCAACATAAAGGAAGTCTTCCGAATAATACGGGTTATTTTCGGGTGGATTCGAATATCCCATATAGACATTTACAAATGTCTTCTGTTCGCCGACAGAATCAGCTTCGCGCGGCATCGGAAACACATTGTGCAAATAAATGTCAGACCATTCACTTGCCACTTCGTCGTATGGATTTGGGGCAGCATTGCTAATATAACGAAGAAGTTTGTCGTTGCCGCGAATCAGCTCAAAAATCTTATTGACAATGGAATTCCACTGCTTATAATAAGCCATTCATCACCACGCACCCTTCAACTTAATATTAGCGACAAATTCATGTTCGCCACTTCTACACACAACAAAGACAGTTCCGTCAGCGCGGCGGACGTTCTTTACACTGAACGAATTTCCATCAACGACGTTGAACTTGTAGCACGCATCGGGCACAGTCGTATCATCAGACACGGCGAAAGTAAACACGTCAGGTTCGACAAAGCCATTCTTATACAAATAGCAGTCAAACGTGGTCGTGTCCCCCTGAAGAATACCATAGCTGTTTTCCGCATAAGGCGAAACAACAACCGTGTACACGTCGTCGGAAATCGCGGGAATATTTATAGCAATAGAATCGCGAACTTCGCGGTTGTCGTCAAGACATGCCGTGACCGTTACGAATCCATTATTCAAAATCGTGACGATACCACCATCAACAGTTGCAACATTTTCATCGCTGGAATACCAGACGATGGGTCTATCAACAATGGTTTTACCATTCTTCAAAACAGTCGCAGTAAGAACAATACTATCACCGACAGAAGCAGAAATGTCGCCAACATCAATCTTAATAGAATATCTATTGGCATCTGCAATACCATTTACAAGGTCGTCAGTGTCTTCGTTCACATAGGACGCTTCCATAGTGACTTCCAGAAGACCAGCGGTCGTATTATCCCAATAAATTTCATTCATGAAATTATTGACACCAACCGAAACGATCTTGAATGCCGTCCACATGCCCGGTCTGCCAAAAAGAAGTCTTTGGTTCGGCCTTAACTGTTCGGATTCAATGTTATCCTGCATATATAATGTAGTGATACCATTGATATACTTCAAACCAGTAAGCGCAACGTCCTTTTCACTGTTGATTTTATCGTCAAAAACACAAGGGATTTTGATTAACTGTCCGTGCGTATTATAGAAACGAATTTCGTTTGTACATCTGCGAATCTTTCCCTTCTGCTGATACAGCGTGGAAGAATCAAGTGCAATGCAAAGCCAAACGCTTCTAAGATTATCGTCGTGGTAGTCAAATGTAATGTAATCCCCTTGTTTCAAAACTGGTTCGCCATAAGGATACATTTGAACATACTTGTGTCCAACAATCTGTTCTTCTTCCGTACCATCAAAAATCCACGCCTTGTACTGCTTCATCCCATAGGATTGACTGTGGTCAAGTTCGTGAAGGAAGTCTTGATGTTTAGACGAATCGTGAACGATGTATATCGGCTTATAGTCGGGACTAATTTCAAACGTATCTTTCACATTATCAATTACGGTTTCTTCAAATCCGTTTCTTCCAATGCTTGCGTAGCAACCATCGACATTGCTGTGCGATTTAGGTCTTAGCGCCATTAACTACCACCCCTGCCAGACAAGCCCATATAGTTATCTTCGCTTCCCTTATAGCTGTATTCAGATATAAGAGAATCGACCATATGATACTTTTGATTTTCCCAGTTTTCATTCTGGGCAGTAAGGTGATTTGCCTGTGAAAAGAAACGCAATGACTTTCCCGTAACGATGTACTTCATGGCGTTTTCGTCATTCTTCGATTCGGAAATATAGGGGACATTCATGCCTTCCGCAAGAATGTTAATTTCACGAACGTCCAAATCTGTATTGAATTCGCCATAAGTATATGCCTTGATAATAAGACCAGAACCTGCTTCCGGTACGAAGTCTAATTTGACGGTCGTCCCATCAAAAGAAGAAGACGGCGTCATATCCATCTTTTCTTCATCTTCGATATACCAGCACACGTATTCAGAACCAGCGGGCGGCGCGGGGTCAAGAATAAATTCGTCTTCCTTGCCGTCGCATTCAAATACGTATACGTTGGTTTCAGGGTCGGTCTTATCAGAAAGGTCTTTCCTGCAATCGTACATGAAGTACGAAATTGCAAACTTTAGATAGCCAAAACGAATGGTGTTTAATTCGCAACCATCTAAATTCTTGAGCCTTGGGTCATTCTTTATCAGGTTGTTGGCTTTGTAAACTTCAAGAAAGCTTGTAGCCATTACACACCTCCGTTCTAAACATTTTAGCCAATGACAGAAATCATCGCCTTGTACAGACGAGTCGCCATATCAATTTCCATGTTGAAATACTTTTCAATCACCTTGCGGTTTTCGTATTTCATATTACCGAACGCGCCATTCATATTCATAATGACAATCTTATAGAAAAGCGCATTGACCACATCGGACTGGAACTTCTTAGAAGTAGAATCGTCAAAATAGTCAAGAAGCTGCTTTTCGGTGCCATTGCAGACAATGTCAACAAGCTTTTCATCACTCATATCAACACGCGAACGAATACCAAAGTTTTCATATTCGACAGGGTCAACAAAATAAATAATGTTGTTTGCAAGCAACTGCCTGTTGGTGTTGCTTTTCAGCAGAATATTCATATCTTCGGAAGAAATCGAAATAACGTCGCCAAACTTGATATCAATTTCGATATCACCAGAAGCAGAAGTCAGCGTAACGCCCATACAGGCATTGCAACCTACTTCAACATTCCTACGACCATCCTTGTTAGAAGAAACCTTCCGGCGAAGACTTTCGTTCTCCGCCAGAAGGGTTTCGTTCATCTTAATCACAGCGTCAAGCTTTGCAAGGATGTCGCTATCAACAGTAGACTTCACAGTATTAGCCATTTCATAAAACCTCAATTCTAAAAGTGTAGTCTAAATTAGACCTTCTGAATACCGAAGTGCGCCTGAGTAGCAATAGCGGCGTCGAACGCCATGAAATACTGATACTCGCGACGATTGATGCTGTTGTTGGAAGCGGGGGTATTCATGACGCGGATGTAGTTTTCGCGAACCAGCTTCACGGGCTTGTCGCCAACATCGGGCATCAGGAAAATCTTGTCGTTGGGAACCAGCATGTTGACATTACCATCAGCATCACCAAGCGGCGCGGAACCGTCGGTAGCCTGATTCAGAACAACGTGAGGAATACCATAGGCGACAGGCAGGAAGCCAAGACGAAGAACTTCGTCCTGAGAAGCGAAGCCGTAGCCGGTGGTAGCGGTAGCACCCATCTTGTTAAGGGCGGGAAGCGTACCATAAGCCTTAACACCAGCATTGTTCAGAGCCTGAAGATAGGAAATGGTCAGGGTGTAGTTGTTGGCATTGAAGGTGGAACGATACAGCGGGGTGTTGGTGATAAGGTCGGTATTGGCGACCAGACCAACGCACAGCTTGTACTGCGCATAAAGCAAAGACATAACGACGCGGGCACTTTCCTTACCCATGTCAATGTCACCCTTCAGCATACGGATAACGTCGATGGCGGAACCGGTGCTGTAAACCTTCGGGGTAACAGTGATGGCGGTCTTCGCAACACCCTCAAGGAAGGTGACATTGCTCATGTAGCTGTTACGCTGCGCAATGGGCAGACCCTTGGTCTCAATGTCATAGGTCAGAGAACCACCGATGTCAACAGTATCGACATTGGCGAAAACGTTCATAGCCTGCGAATCGGTCTTGACCATGATACCAAGCAGAGATTCGGTAAAGATGGCGTTATACATAGACTCAAAGGTGGGATTATCGAAAGCATTCAGGATGTGACGAGTCTCGGTAATCTCGGAAATGCCAGCCTTGGCGCCACAGTAAGAAAGAATAGCCTTGCGGGTTTCATCATTCTTCTGATTGTAGGCAGCAGAGTCATAGGAGAACTTGGTGACAAGACCGCTGGAAGCGTAGTCACGCGACATCGCAGAAAGACCCAGTTCGGTCAGATTGTCGATGATATTCTTGGCGTCGACATCCTTAGAGATGCCAGCGAAATAACGAAGTTCGTTCATTATAGTGAATCCCCCTTTCTAATTAGTCAACAACGGTCGCGACAACCGTGTCGATGAACTGGTAGCCGAACATACCGCCCATGCGGAAATGCTTCTGCGCCAGCATCATAAGAGCAGACTTGGTGGTAGCAGTACGGGTCGCAGCAACCTTACCGGTATAAGCGCCGTCAACGGGCTCAATGTAGCTACCAGCAGCGAAAGCGCCGTCAATAACGTCAGTAGACAGTTCGAAATCAAGACCAGGAACCAGCATGATAGCAGTCACGACCTCGCCAGCCTGATAAACATACTGGGTGTAGTCGGGCCGACCCTCGGGACGACGACCGTCGGGAAGAGTCTCAAAACCGTCATTGATGATGATAGCCGCACGCAGACCAAGGTCGGCGGTAGCAGGCTGGGAACCAGTGTAGACCTGATAGTTGTCGGCGATGCTGGAATCAAGCGCCTTCAGCATGACGATATCGCCAGCGTGCAGGGTCTTGCCAGTGGGGACAGAAACCTTCTTGACAAGGTAATCAGGAACGCGAGGATTAGTCGCGCGGCAAAGATAATTCCGTTGTGTTAGTCAAACTAACTTACTGCTTCATCGAGCTCTTTTTCGCAAAAGCTACTAAAGTCTTACAGCCCTTCACAGCATAGAGGTGCAACGACACCTTTAGACTGCAATCTTTTAACTTAGATTGCATATCTACTCAGGTTGATAGCAGCATTGTAATCACGGTCGATTGTAAAGCCACACACTTCACATTCGTACACGCGGTCGCCAAGTTTCAAGCTTTGCTTTATGTTTCCACAGCAAGAACAAGTCTTACTGCTTGGATAGAAACGGTCAGCTTGAACAAATTCAATCCCGCGCCATTCGCATTTATATCGCATCTGTCTGACAAATTCATGAAAACACTGTTCCTTAATTGCCACACCCAAATGCTTATTTTTCATCATGTCGACAACATCTAAGTCTTCCATTACCACCCTTGCCGGTAGTTTAGTAACCAAAAAATGCGTCGCTTGGTGAATATAATTCATGCGAATATTTGAAACGCGTGCATACAACTTACGAAGTTTTGCTTCTTCTTTCATAATATTATTCGTCTTTACAAACTTGTTCCCAACTCTGTTCTGTTCATATTTGCGCGAAATTGAACGCTGTATACGAACTATTTCCTTCTTCAACTTGCGTATCCGACAAGATTTGTTAATATTATGAAATACGATTTGGTCTTCGTTAAATTCTGCCACCGCTAAATCTTTCAATCCAAGGTCTATGCCCATGCTTACATCCGTTAATTTAAGTGCTTGATTTTCGCACATCATGCCAAAGGACAGCATCCACTTACCATTCTTATTTGATATTCGTGGGTTTGTGAACTTGTGTCCTTTCCCCAAAGGCAATTCAAAGTCTGTTTTATAACGAACCTTACCAATTTTTTCTATTGAAACTTTCATATCTGAAAACCAGATATTTTCACGAATTGGAAATCTTAGCCCGTTCGACTTTCGACTTTTGAACTTTGGGTAACCGGATTTTTTATTAAAGAAATTTTGGTATGCTTTATCAAGGTCAAGACATATATAGCTAAGGCTTTTATTAGAAACGTCATATAACCAATCGTGCAGACCATCGTTCTTTAATGGTTTAAGTAAGCTTATCATTGAAAATCCAGACAGATATTTCCCGCCATTTTTATACAGTTCTTGCTGGTATGCCAACATATAGTTCCAGACGAACCTACAAGCACCCGCATGGCTTAACATCTTCTGTTCTTGTTCTTTTGTTGGGTATAACCTTATCTTATAAGATTTAATATACATCGTTATCACCTCCTCTTATTAGTTATAAGAGGAGACGGTGGGAACATACCCCACCATGCTTCTTCTCCTTTATCGGGTCGCTACCCCGTGACACTCCGTTTCGGAGTCTTTGCCTTTCGGCAAAGCGCAGACTATATCTTCATCCTTTCGGATGCCCACCACAGTCTTCGCCAATCGCTTGCGAAGCACTTAGTCGTTGAACCTTCTGCATTTTGCATTATAGCATATTTTACAACGCTTGTCAATACTTTAGTTGTAAATATTTTATGAACAAAATACAGCTTGGCTGCTGATTGCCCATTACGGGAAGCGTTTAGGGTTTAACCTTGCGCCATCCGGTATATTTTTTCTACTTTCGTCGCCATCACGCTTAGGATTTAACCTTACGTTGTGGCTATACCGGCTTTAGGGGTTTCCAGCAATTCAATGGGTATTTTTATCGAACACATTTCTGTGAACGTGACCTATCGAACACGATGGTTCATTAAGCCATAATAATTCAACATCCTTTCTTTAATTAGCGTACAATAGTATTGTACTTCTTAGCAATCTTAGCAAGTTCGCTATCGTTGCTTTCAGAACCGGCAAAACCGGTATTAACGCCCGGAAGACCATACGAGAACTTAAATTCGTTCTGCGCAGCCATCTCGGCGAATTCCATAGCGCATTTCGCAATGGCGTTGTCCATTTCTTCGCAAGTGCAAGTTTCCGCAAGCTTCTTCAGTTCGGCAATCTTTTCCTCGCTGAAGCACTTAGCGTACTTCTCAACGGAAGCCATGTTCTTGGCGCAAACTTCCTTCTTTTCGTACTCGGCAAGAGCCGCGCACTTTTCTTCAAGTTCGGCACACTTGGCATCAAGCTCTGCACACTTAGCATCATAGTCAGCGCACTTCGCATCCAGTTCAGCGCACTTGCCATCAAGGTCAGCCTGAAGACCAGCGCACTTTTCTTCTGCCGCTGCACAAGCTTCCTCGGAGGCCGTCAGACTGGCACACTTTTCGTCGAATTCAGCACACTTCGCAGTATACTGTTCCTCAAGCTCTGCATACTTCTGCTCAAAGTTTTCCATAGACAGACCAAGTTCGCGATAGTGACGTTCAAGATGCTTCTTAACGTCGCCACTTACAATTCCCATCTGAGATGCACGGGCAAAAGCAGCCTTAACGCCAGCCACATTAAGAACAAGCTTACCGTCCTTCACCTGATGGTGGGGATACTTCAGTTTTTCGCTTGGGGCATCTTTGTATCCATCTTCAACAACAAGATACGCTTCTTTCACAAGACTTTCGGCGTTACTTGCTTCAAGAAGCTTGCCGTAAAGCGCTTTGCCGGGATTATCCCAAGAAGTGCCTTCAACAGCCGCTTCCTTATCGTTGTCGATAGTAATGTTCACTTCGCGATTTCCTCCTTCTTCAGAATTATTTATTGCTACGGCAGAACCGTTGCAAACAATAGAATTGACCCATTCACGACCAGCTTCGCCACCATACATATTATATAAAATGTATTTGCCGGTGGGCGGCGTGCTTTCTTTGACGGGTTCAGGGTTGGCGGCGAAGTATTCCTTCATTTCGTCAATGGAACCTTCATACATAGCGCCAATTTCGCAGTTGTTTCTAAGGCTGTTGTATACAACCTTGTTTCCACCACGATTAGCTTCTTGCCGCATTTCAATACCATGCTTCATAATGTCAAGAACATTTTCTGGAATTTCGTAAGCCTTCTGTGAAGCAAAACAGAAATACTTATCATTAGATTCCTTGGCATAGTCGTCATAGGAAAATCTAAGGGACTTCAGTCTGGCGCCCTGCATGATTTCCCTAAACTTTTCACCAAGCGCGGTAATGGCGGTAATGTTGAATCTTTTAAGCTTCAACGCGCCATCTTCAAGCTGTTCCGCATCCTTAATAGCAAATTCAACAGAAACCTTAACATCGCCATCACGACGTTTCAGGATTTCAGCAACGTGCGGCAGAAGATTCTTCCACACAACAACGTTGATTCGAAGATACTGCTTGCCGTCGCGTTCAACAAGCTTTGCGTCTTTTAAGCCACTTTCAGGGACACAGCCAAAAGGAAGAATACGGTCGCGCGTAATGCGGTCGGGATATTCTTCACGGAAATGTTCCATAAAGTCATTGTGTTCACCATCAAGCGGATTCCACTTGTTATCAATTACGCCATACAGCGGCTTATTAGCAAAGCTGGGAAGCGATTCCCAAACACAATCTTCGTCAATGATACATTCATTAGGATTCCAACCAGTATGAAGTGCATCAAGTTCAAAAACAGACACATAAGGGTCTTCGTACAATAACTTCATATAGTCAACTTCATGGGTGAAGTTATCCATTTTGAACACCCCCAGTCGGTTTATTCATAGTCCAAACGTCAAGCAGCTTCTGAAGCCTGTCGGTAAGAATAAAAACCCAAACCACACGGTCTGTCTTAGACGAACGATACGAATACACGTATTCAATTCCGTTTTCAGTCAAGAACGCCTTCTGGTTCGGGCTTCCGCACCGATAAAACTTGAACTTTTCCGAAAGTTCGCCAATGTTTTCAATCCTCATAGCACCCACCAATCCTGCGCCTGCGCGTCCATATCGTAAAGGTGGTTGCCATACTGCTTCTTCTTATCAACAAGAAGAATGGCGTTGGCTACATATTTGGAATATTCGCGGGAAATCGGCGTCAAAAGGTCGTAGACGTTATGATTGCCCGCGTCTTTTGCGTCAAGCTTCACCTTTTGCAAGAAATCGTTCGTTTCAAGCGTCCATTCGTAAAGCTGATTGATAAGCGAATCAACGTCTTCGTAGTCTTCGTTTGCGCCTTCAACGCCAAGATAATTGACGTCATAGTTGAAGTTTTCTTCAATATCATTCACTTGGTCTGCCAGAAGCGGATATGCGTGTGCAAGCTGGTGATGTACCAGTTCTGCAAGTTTCGGCATAGCAAACTTAACATTAAGAACAGACTTCATTCTGTCAAGCTTCTTGTTCATCCAAAAGAACTTCTGACCAAGCTGATCGAGTTCAATTTTGACTTCATTTGAAATAAGCATTATACATCACCACCTTTATTCACCAGCATCAATAGATTCGTCGCGCGATTCAGAGCGCTTGCTATCAATTTCTTCCTTCGGTCTGCCGCCTTCGTTGGAACTCATTGTGCTGCCAAGCTGCAACGGCTTCATCTTATCCTTGATGTTCGTAAGGAAGTTTTCGATAATGTATTCGTTTTCGATTTCGAAAGGTTCAAAACCATAATGCGACATTACATAAGAAATGGGCGCGTTAGCACCAGAAAGCATCTTCAAAACGCGGTCTTGTTCTTCGTCTTCGTACAGCTTGTTGCCGTGGAACTTAACAACCCAGTCAAACTGCGTACCGCATTCAATACGGATAAGCCAGTTGACAAGATTCTGCGCGCCTGCATACATGCCATTGCTGGCATAGGCAAACAACGCACCAGTCGCAAGCTTCAGCGCAGCAGCAGATTTCTGATCAGAATTGAACAGCGCGTTAGGAATACCGGAATAGTCATAGAACGACTTGTTCGAAATGTTTTCCAGCCCTTCCATGACGCTTGTCTGGTCTGCATTGATGGGCGCTTCGGTATCAAACGGGCTTGCGAATGCAACGAAGTTTTCAGGAAGAACGCTTCTGATACTATCAATGATAGAAGACGCTTCTTTGTAGGTAATCTGCATCTTGCCCGTCGTGCTATCCGTAGGAATCTTAAAGGCAAGCACGCGCCAAAGGTCTACAACCGCTTTCTGTTTAATCAAATCACGATAGCCGATTGCGTCAAGCGCAACACCGGCAGCACCAACCATAGGCGGAACCTTAATCGGGCGATTTACGTCAAACAGGAAACACCAGCCGTCATACGGCGACACCGGCATATACTGATAGGGTGCAATCGCAGCGCGCGAATATTTGTGACTTGCCACCAGTTCTTCACGTTTTCTGCAAAACGCTTCGTATGCCGCCCACAGTTCGGGAACTTGCGTCTGCTGGAAAGCAAACCTATCAAAATAGGTCAAGTCAATAGAAAACAGGTAGCCGAATGTCCACGGCGCCGTAATATAGCAGAATTCAGACGGAAGGTCAATCATGTCAAATGTGTCGCGCGTTCTATTGAACCACACAAATGCCACGCCGTCCTTACACGCCTTGTTATCAATCTTGCGAATCTGATATGGAATGTTCAGCTTCCGAAGGAAACTAAGAACCTTGTTGTAGCTTGCCCTGAATTCAGGCGACTTCGCCTTTTCCGCAAGGTTGGGCGTTGCACAACGCAAATCATAGTGATATGACTTGATGTCTGACAACAGGCTTGCCGCCCTGCCATACTGCAAGTTCGCGTTTTCAAGATAGTGTGAAAGCAGTCTAAGGTTTTCTGCATTCTGTTCTGGGTGCTGAAGCCAATCTTGAAGATTATCACTTGTCGCAGAACCAGACGTGAACGCAAGGTTTTGCATTAAACTTTCGCTGAAAATGGGATTATAGATACCTTTTTCAGAAAGGGAATATGCAACTGCTTCAAGGTCTTTAATATTAGTGCTGATTTTGTTCGCGAAATACATCGACCCACGGTCACTTCGCATGAAGTCACAGAACTGCTGAATTGATTCAAGCTGTTCTGGCGTTGCGTTTTTGCGCGGTCGACCACGCGAACGCTTTTCATCTGCCAAGCAGATTCACCCCTTTCATCTAAAGATTCGTCCGAATTTGTTCCCGACACGCACATTAGAAGAAAGGCTTCTGTTCATGCTTGAAATGGCGGAATACATATCGTCGTCATTTAGTCCCTTCAGCAGTTCAGTGTCAAGAAGGGACGCGTAATAGTTTAAGTAAATCAGAGAAACAATTCGGTCTTTTGTCAAACGTTTCGGTTCAACAAGTCGGAAATTACCACCGACAACATACACGGTAAGCGAAAGTGCTTCGTTGATAAGCTGCGTAGTTTGTTCAAACGGAGCAAGCAACCAAGGCCTTCCGCCCCAATCGCCAACTTCGTCAGTGTAGAATCTGAAACCAATGTCCTTTGCGAAATCCTTTTCAACTTCGTCTGGCTGTTCAAGAAGTTTAATCATGCCGGTCTTCAATTTATCCTTAAAGATAACAGCCATCTTACTGTTTAATTCAGCGGTACCATAAATGGGATAAATGCAAGGAATCGCATTCGGATTGATGGTCTGTTGCATATACTCTTCATACTTGTGTGCGATTGTTTCATGATATGCAACCGTAATCGGCGGGTAATCAACACCACGGATGTTATCATGAATGACGTCTGTCATGATATTGAAAATAGCATTGCCAAGATTTCGGAAGTCCATTACAAGCGTATCCGCTTCGAAATCCGTCATAATTTGACGGATACGAAGCGCCTGCGCAGGAGCGCCAACACCATTGGAGATTTCAGAATACACAATCTGCCGTTCGTATCCTTTTCCACGCTTCGGAATAAGTCTTGCAACATTGATTGCAGTGTTATCCGAACCACGCGCAGCAGAAGAAGCCAAGTCGACACCAACCAGTCGTATTTCGCCCGGAAGCTTTGGCATACGATACTTTTGCTTTCCAGAAGCGACTTCTTCTGGGCGCTTTGGATAGAACGCTTGCTTCAATACACGCGCTTTATCAAAGTCTTCATAAGAAAAGAAGGCGTTTTCATCAATACCGTAGGGTATATTTTGATACTCGCATTGGAAGGATATTAGGTCAGAACTTTTTCGCTCCGATGCAATTTCACGCGGTGACTTGATTCCATGTTCCAAGCTTGTCAAATAGTCAAACGCCATAAACACAGTGCTGTCCTTAGACTGAATGCCAGTTTTATCACCATAAATACTAATAACAATCTGTTGAATCGTATAAGGGAACCACCAGTTTATTTTAAGACCGGCAGAACTAATAGAAATCATTTTTGATTCTTCGGTTAAGTGACTATATTGCGGCAACCGTCGGAACGGAGCAGGTCTAACATAACGCATGGGGGAAACAACAGAATCAAGAAGGTCTTTGCGCTTCATACTGTTGCATTCTTCACGGATAATACAAGTTGCTCGATTCATATGTTATCCTATTGGCTTTTTATCCAATAGTTCTTATAGTTGTAGTTCCTATAAGGTCGGCGTACCTTTTCACCTGAATGTCAGGGGCGGGGACTCTTGGTTGCATTATATTCTGAATATCAGTTTCAGCAACTACGCTCTGCGTGTGAACACACTTTTAGATGCGTCCTTCCACTCGGATTAGCATTTCAGCCTTCCCGATTTCTTCCCCACTTTAGAAAAACTAAGTGTCACCACTTAGCGAGGCAATCGTTCAAGTACATTGTATTTTCCGTAAATATCAGCAAATCTGTTTCGCTTCCTATCTAAGAATATAGTAGAATCGTCGTATAGGAAGTGCATAAACATGTCTACATTCTTCATTCCACCAATCACAAGCCGAAGCGCAGCCTGTGTTCCGTTTAATCCGCAAATATATGAGCTAATACCAAATTCATATAGCTTGGTTCGCAAAGCTTCGATGAATTTTACAGAGGCGCAGCAGAAGTCGCACCGCGGGCACTTCCTTTGTTTGTTTTCACAAACACATCCGTCCCCGTCAAAAAATCCTCTAATGAAATGTCTAACCAAATCTTCACGAAGCGTTGGGAATTCTATGCACTTGCTTTTTCGTTCAATACATCCGTTTTTTATAAGGTCTTCAACCATTTTTGTGCAATATATGCGGATAAGACAGAATTTTGCAGGATTTCCACTAATAGCACAAATAGTGTCGCCCAAAAAGACGGGAATATTGCCATCTATGCTTTTAACGAATTTGCGTAGATGGTCGCTATCTGATTGTTGTAGTTGAATACCAAGTTCACCTTGTCTTACATTCCCAGTTTCCGTTTTTTGAACACAAACCCATCCGTCGGCATACATAAATCCAAGCCAGTACGCTTTTTCTTCCGTATCTATAGTTTCAAAAAAGTCTTTATTATAATGATACTTGCTTTTCTTCAAACCAAGGCGATTAACCTTCAAGTCGATTGCCGTCTTCGTTCTTCCAAGCTTTTCACCCATTTCACGATAAGTCATCGTCTTATAATTTTCTTTAATGAAGTCTAATTCTTCATTTGTCCATTCGCCATTACGCATAACGAGTTCCTTTCATAAATGAAATTTAATTTCGTTGGCGAAGTAAATTAAATAAAATTACCTCTTGAATTGTCTGACAATGATATAACCGTAATCTTCGAACCGTTGACAAACTCAACAATTCTATTGTTTTCGTTCATCGTTATCTTTGTAATTTCACGCTGAACGTTCGGATAATCATCGTAAAACCCTTGAATCTTACCAAGGATAACACCTGCCTGCCCCTTGGTTGACGAAACAACAACAATTTCGCTTTTAGGATAAAGTGACGCTATGCAAATAGCACCAAGACCAACAATCCACGACTTTGCCGTTGCACGAGATGCGGAAATTGTAATTTCGTCCTTCGCACCAATTTCGTACAGCATCATCTTCTGATAGTCATGAAGCGTTTTAATCTGAAAGTAGTGTTCGGCGTATAACTGAATGTTTCGCCGATATAGCGTAGCCCAGTCTTTAATTCGCTTCAAGCGGCTTTCGCTGATTTCCGTTTTCTTGATAATACCGCGTGGTCTTTTGCGGATGTCCGCAGACTTTTCGTTGCTACCAAACGGATTATAGTTAGTCGTGTTTCTCGCCATCGTCATCACCATCAACATCAAGATAGACGCCGCTGATATCTTCAGGTTTGAAGTCTTCAGCTTCCTTGTCCATCTTGTCCATTACGACGCGGAAATCACGCGACATGCCAATATAGTTACGAACAGCGCGGTCATAAGTGCGCTTAACGTATTCGTCAATACCTTCAACGTCTTTGAACAGCTTCTTGTTTTCAAGCCATTCGGCAGGCGACATTGTTTCAACGTCCTTAAGCCAGACGCCAAACGCAGCAGTAGACTTGCTACTGGTGCTTTCCTTCAGCTTATCAGGCGTAATTGAACACTTATCCATCAGCATGGTAAGCGTTTCGTAGTCGGACTTCTTAAGCTCGCCGCCTTCTTCGCGCGTCTTACGCATCTTTAGCTGTTGAAGACAAACTTCTTTAATGAGCATATCAACACCCTTTTCGTCGGTGTCTTTTGTCTTCGCCCATTCGTTGTATTCGTTTTCAAGGAACACATAGTCATCGTCTTCAAAACCAATGCCCCACTTCTTTTCAAGCGCGGACATCTTCTTGTTGTATGCCTGTTCAATAACTTCCGTCACGGGCTTGTCGGTCGTCTTATCTTCATAGCCTTCGGGACGGTCATTCTTGTAAACATCAAACGTTAAGTCTGCTTCTTCGTTGGTGCGATAGACACCTTGCAGGATTGTAAGATACTTACCAAACAGCGAAGTCTTCGTATTGACAGCAATCTTATCAATGTCACTTTCGGTTTCTTCTTCTTCAACACCGTTGATTGCGTTTACAGTCGCTTGCATACCATTCTTTTCAAGCGCCTTCATCAGCATACTATATGCCTTACTGTCGTAGCGGTAGTTCAAGCAGCGACACACTTCATAGATTGCAATATCAATGCGACCGTGCATCTGATAGAAGTAATTAAATAGGTATGTGCAACAGTCGATACACACGCTAAGGCGTCCCGACGTGTCTAAGAAATCGTAGCTTTTGTAAAACCGCCTAATATCCTTTTCGTTCGTGCAATAACGGCACTTTGCCTTTCGGATATCGCGGTCTTTTGTTTTTGCTTCGGCGATGGTCAGCGGTGCCGACCTGTCCATAGCCTTGGTCTTTCTCATGCGACCACCTTCCCAAAATAGTAAAAGCCACCCGAAGGTGGCTTTCGTCTAAAATTAAGTCAAATCAATAAAGTATTCAGCCGTCTTACCATGACCGGGCGTAAGTTCAATAATCATAGCACCCGGGTTAGACCCCTTACTAAGCGACATGGCAAAATCGTCAATACCAATAATAGAAGGACATCTGGAAACAAACTTCTTTACACCAACGTCTTCGCTATAGTGGTGATGAAGGTGTGCTGCAACAACACCGTCAACGGCAACGCCATACATATTAGAAAGGTCTTTGATAGCCTTTTCCATATCCTTCATTTCGCCATGAACACCAAGGATATTATATCCAGCGATATTATCGAAGATGTTGCCGGACGGGTTTTCAATCAGTTCAAAGTTAGGATTATACTTCATGCGCGCCTTAATATAGGCAATCACAATCTTAGACATGTTTTCGTCTTTGAACGTGCCGCGCGGCTGATTAAACATACGAAGTTCGGAATGATTGCCAGCAACCATGTGGTAACGAACATTCACAACAGACGTAAGTTCGTTAAGCCATTCACTGATGAACTCCATATACTTAACAGTGCCGTCAACAACACCATATCGAAGCTTTGTCAACTGACCAATACGAAGGACGCCATCGGTAAAGTCGCCCATCGAAAACACGTGAAGCGTTCCAATATCGTGTTCATGACAAAACTGCTTAACATAATCAAGAAGCTTTGCCATGCGTTCTGCGAAAATTTCGGGGCTGTAGGCATTGATGATTTCGCCCATTAACCCCTTGATTTCAAATTCCGATCCAAAATGGTCGTCCCCCGCCACAAGGATATATTCCTTGTTACCGTTTCGTCCATCATAAGCGACTTCGGGGATGGGAAGCGGCTCAAGATTTTCAATCGCGCCAAGAAGCTTTTCGACAATCAGTTCGTCACGAGCATTTTCGCGAAGCCAACTGTTGTACTCCATCTTTTCGGTCTGAAGACGAATACGTTCCTTCTTCAGTTCATTGCTTGCGACACGAATGCTTTCAAGCTGTTCCTGTCCGTCAATAAGCTTTGCGCGGTTTGCTTCAAACAGCTTCTTAAAGGAAGTGTAGTCTTTACGATACTTACTTTCGGTATATTCATAATTAAGTTCTTTGTTCAGAAGCTTTGCGACTTCATCCCAAGAACCAATCAGGTCTTTGTTCTCGCAGATTCTAAAAATGTATTCAACCTCGCCTTCAGCGGGGTTTCTATGGAAGTTAGGCATTTTCGTCTTCCTCCGGTTCTAAAATTTCTTCGTCAGAATCATTTGTGGTCTTGTCATGGAACCAGTTTCCATACCCAGCTTCACGCAACTTCTTCCCAAAGAAGTGACCCATAGTCGGGTATTCTTCATTCGGATAAATTCCATCTTCAACACCCTTGCGGTATTCGTTTGCAAGGGCACCCTTCTTCATCATGAACCGACGACGTTCAAGAATATCAGGGTGAAAGTTTTCGCGGAACCACCGCACTTTCTTAAAGCGACTACCTTCTGGATAGATGATTGTATTGTCGTCACGCACAACCATACTTTTACCAAGCTGTGCCGTTTCCTTTGCGGCGGCGTTAGAAGAATTGATAAGGTCTTCCAGTGTCTTTTCGCCATTCGACATGTACGGCGTGACAGATTCAACAAATCCTTCCGGAACAACTGTGTCCACGCCATAGTACAGCATGTGCCAAGGCTTTTCGAAGTCAATCATTGGCTTGAAATAGCCGAACTGCCAAATTTCTTCATCTTGGACATAGCGCGGAAAGTCAAGTCGCTGCCACTTGCTACGAATGTTTACGCCATTGAAGTCAACAGTCTTTCTTTGTAAAAGCTGTGCATAGATTGCAGGCCCAACTTCTTCAAGCACTTCCTTGACGTCCCACACACGAAACTTCGTCTTTCTTGCAATCATTAGCGAAAGGTCATATATGCCAACCGACTTAGCAATCGGTTCGTTAGACGACGGTTTGGGCTTTCGCAAATAACTAAAATATTCGCGCTTAGATACGCGCATTCAATCACCCACTTCTAAAAATCAACCAAAGATATCGTGATACAACTTGTCGAAATCTTCGTTCCGTTCAATAACATAATCACCCGTGTTCGAAAGTTCGTATGTGATACGAAGATGTGCGAACCTTCCGTCGGCGGTGTTCTTTGCGTAGTCCTTGTCCTTGTCGGTCTTTTCGATGAAACCGAAACTAAGCAACTCCTTCAAATGTCGCGAATACAGATGCGAACGGTCAATACCAAGCCATTCAGCAACCATCGGAAGCCGAATTCTAAAATTGCCGTCGTGGTCTGCGTGAATCTTGGCGTAGATTAGAAGAAACAATGCAAGCCGTCTTGACCGGATGTAGTCAGCAGCATACTTGATTCGTTCAATGTCTTCGTTGTTGATTCGAACACAGAAGTTCCGCTTCATTTTGCCGCGTTTGTCATAAGCGTTCATAATCGTCAAGTTGTAATTAGCAAACTTGTAACCAAGTTCGTTCAACCAGTTCGCAACAAAGTCTTTCGCATAGTGCGCCGATTTGCCTTCTTCTTTAAGGTATCGGGCAATCTTGAAGATGTATTCATCAAGACAATATTTGGTAACCTTTCGCCCAGCGATGTATTCTTGAACTTCTTCAAATTCGTTAAACAATAAAAGCCGTCCTTTCAGTGGGCGAAAAATGGCACCTTTTGGTCGTCCTACTTTTGCAGTATCTATAAAGTATTATATTCAATTATATCTGACGGCGGTTGGCATTATTCACCAACCGCTTCGCCAGTATAACTAATCATACTATACCGCTTACCAAGGTAGGCATATTCGCCAGTCGGATTTTTTACAGGCAGTGCAATTTCCACCTGTTTGATATTTTCAAGTACGCCTTCAGAAGCACACGACCAAATGAACTTCTTGCCGCGCTTCGGATACTTTTCGTAGCACAGCTTAACAGCAATGTTCGCAAGTTCCTTTTTGTCTGGACAAAGCTTCAAGCATTCATTCCTATACTTCGAATACACGGAATCCCAGTTCACATAGTAGTTCATCGCCGATTCCTTATCCCATGCCTTCAGTTCGTCTTTGAATTCATCGTAGCGATGAAGCTTGTTTTCGAATGTGACAAGGTACTTCATTTCCTTGTTGAAGTCCTTATACACGCCTTCGATTGCTTCGAAGTGTTCAGGCGAAACTTCTACGCTGTCATCAACCATGATTGTGTAGTCAAAAGCATCAGCGCGTTTCCACTTGATTTCACGGTCGTGGAACTTTTCAATCATGAACGCAAGCTGATTCATGTTACTACGGGCGCGGCTAAAGCGATATGTGCTTTTAGTGCGTTCCATTGATTCAAATAGCCTATTGTAGTATTCACCAACATACCGCATGAAGTATGGATACGGTTTTGAATACTTAGCAATCTCGAACGGAATCTGCATGATATACCCAGTCTTCGCGAAGTCGATTGCGAACGAATTAACGATTGAAAGAATGTCGACGTAGGTTTCGTATCGCTTCTGTTGTGTTTCCTTCTTCGTGATTTTGTTGTGATAGCACGTTGCCGCATTTGAATCTTCGCCAATCAGCGAAACAAGTGTCCGTTCAACGAGGCTTGCAATGTTTTCGATTGTGATATCTTCTGCAAGCGCAGTAAGCTTTTCGTCGAGATTAAGGACGATTGCACAATCCTTGTCAGCGCCTTCAAGAAATAGTGGTTCGTCCATCAGCAGAACCAAATCTCCGTCATAGTCAGCTCCGTTCATTCGCTGTGGACTTGGGCTTTTGCCATTAAGCATACAAGTGTTCACCAAGTGACCACAATATCGTTCAAGTTCTTCTGTGTTTTTTGCCTTCAGAATAAGATGTTCGCTTTTGCAAATGTGCGGATTTCGTTCAATCGCGTGTTCGCCTTCATAGCCCCTTGCCCAAAATTCATCGGCTTCAAGCGCGCCCTTTGGATTCTTGTCTCCACCAATCCATTCAAGCATCATGATGATGTCTGGAATCAAAAACTTGTAGCAAGCGCGAAGATAAATCTTGCCACACTTCATGCTGTCAATGTACTTCTTAACTTGACGCTTCAAGAAGTCGCGGACACTTTGTTCCTTCATCATTTCAGGATTCTTCATAATGGCGCGCGCATAATTATTAAGCGGCTTAGGATTGTCATTCGCCAAACCAAGGAAGCAATACGTGTAGAACGTGTCGCCATTAACAATCTTTTCAGCCCAGTTCATCGACTTAGACGCAAGCTTTTGGAATTCTTCGAAGGGCAAATCGAGGTCTTGCAGAATCTGATAGTTGCCGCGCGTATACACCGGTTCCTGTTCTTCTGTGAAATTCCACTTTGCAACGCCCCAGCAGTGTCCATACTTCTGGAACTTGCTCCAGTAGTTGTCCCAATCTTGGTATGTGCCAGTCTGTTTGAAATACTTGAAACCCTTGTACATACTGACCGTCAGCACAATCATTGGTTCGTCAACGGAATGCCACTTTCCCCAGACGTCTTGAATGAATTCAATGTCGTGGTCGTGATAGTATGTCGTGTAGTCAATTTCGCAGACAAGCCCCTTGATGAACGGAGCGCGTAGCATCATCGTTGTCGGACGTTCTTCCATTCCAATGCGGTCGCGAACTTCATCAACAAGCGCGGGGTGTATGAAGCCGTGTCCGTCAAAAACATTGATTGGAACGTCTTTATACCCTTCTTCAATGCCGTGTGTCTTCCAAACGCGCTTTTCGCCAGTTTCCTTGTCGGCGTATTCGCGTTCTTCTTCCACCAACCAACGAAGTTTCTGGTGCGGCACCACCGTTTCGTAGTCGGGCACGACGATTGTTTTGGGATACCACCCGTCAAGACAATGACACGAACTAAACATAAGACCGCGATACGCGCACCACTTCGAAAGGACTGTCTTTTTCATTTCCAAGTCCATGGTGATATGCCTGTCGACTTCTTCAGCAACAGAAGCATCAATGAAACCAAGGATTGCGTTTCTTGTCATGCTGGCGCTTCGTTCGCTCATGACAAACTTCACGCCGTTAAGCATGAAGCCGTCAATGACCATGTGTTTGATTTCTTCCTTCTTGCTTTTAGAACCGTTACAGTCGATAAACACAATATATGGCACGAAGATACCGATTCTTCCGGTAATGTTTCGCAAAAGGCGAAACATCATGTTGTCACCCTGCGAAACGGTATAGTCGGCGTTATTTATGCGCGCGTCATAACCACTGTTGATTATTACGCTTGCGGGCAGCTTTCTGACTTTGTAGAGCTTTGGTGCGAACAATCAACCACATCCTTAACGCATCTAAGAATTTCGGTAACAGCGGGCCAAACGTCTTCGCCTTCATTTTCAACAGTGAAGTCCACATGGATTGAATCATACTTCTGCGCTTCTGTCATAATTTCAGCAAAAACGGCTTTTTCATCCATGCCAGAATCAATGCAATGTCTGAACCGCTTATACGTTCCACGCGAAACAAAAAACGAAACGAAGTCCATATCCTTGTCCGTCTGCATCTTTCGCAAGCCATACGGGCTTGAAACAAATACCTTTAGGTCGTTCGCGTCACCATCTGCCGCTTCATAGCGAAAGTAGTCCATCAGCCGCTTTGCGATGTCGTCCACGCCACTTCCGATTTTACCAATAAGAACAATGTTCAATTAACCACGACCTTCCAAATACTTCTGAATTTCACGACCGAACGCATCAGACTTGTTATAGTGACAGGACTTGTCACATTCGGGACAGATGCCACCGCGATAAACGCATTCACGAACGCAGCAACTTGCAAGATTATGGTCAACAGCGTCAAGCGTTCTAATCACCTGCTTCCATACTTCGCGCGTTTCGGGATGCGCCATGTTGCAAAGCCGCTTTCGACTAACGTTAATGAGCGCCTGCGCATTAAGCACAATGTCCATGTTTACAAGTGCGCCTTGCGGCAGTTCGTCACGCGGAATATCCGACTTATGCCTATCGTCGCGCTGCGTGCTGACATACGGCGTATACCCTTCGTGGTGCCGCACAAGGTGCGTAGCTACCCAAGACTTAATTCCACGGATTTCGATAAGGAACGTCTTGGCACGAATTGGGGAATGTTCCTTGAAGTAAATGTCCTTCATAAACCTTTCGGAAGGAAGCTTTTCCGCGTCGTCTTTCCACACCGTTACCCGCGCCGTATTAAGAACAGCAGAATCATCTGTCAGCGGGAAAATCTGGATTATCATTAAACCACCTCAACAGTTCTTCAATTTCTTGCCACGTGTCAACTACATAAATATCTGCACCAGCAGGAATCTTCTGCCATGTATGACTGTTGCCGTTCTTGAACAGAATCTTCACAGCGGCGTTCGTGTATAGAAGCGAATCAACCCTGTCGTCGATTTGGACTGCACCAGCCATATCAAATTCGCACTTATCACGACCGCTTTTCCTTCCGCCTTGCGTGTCAATGAATGCAATTCCATAGCCAAGCGCACTTTCGGATATAAACTGCGCCTTCCTGCGAAGATTCTCAGAACAGCCGCAACTGCACACAGTCACATCGTGTCCGCGAAGAATGTCAACGGCGTCACGAAATAGAGCCACATTGTTCCAGAAGTAGTCACCTGCATAGACATCTTCTACCATCTTGGGTGTCATGTGCCGATAGACGGAGCGGTAGCACCAGTCATGGACGTCATTCACGGTCTTGCTTAACCCGTACTTTTCGTTCAAATAGTTAACTACGGTCGCGCTCGACATGGCAAGCGTGTCGTCGAAATCAACGAAAATTTTCAAATCATCACTTCCTTCATTGCAATCGTGATTATACCACAAAATGCAGCATTTGTCAAGCCCTTTTCGCAAATGTTCACAAAATGTTTACAATTACAAATCGCGCAGAAAAGAAAGAAAAAAGAAACAAAGAAAACTGATGTTCCCCCCTATAACCCCCTTCTTAGTAAAGAAATAAATAAAAAAGAAAGAAAAGAATATAACAGGGAATATTTATATACTTCGTTATTGTTCAAGAATAATAAATTATTCTTTCTCAATAACTTCGTATATAAATATATATTATATATTATAGCAAACAGCAAACGATTTGTCAAGTCTTTCAAAATGTTCACAAAATGTTTACAATTTACCTATTGACAAATCGAGAAAAATGTGTTATAATACGCACATAAAGGTGGTGATAGAACTGAAAGTTATCGTGATTAGCGGAAAGGCTGGAAGCGGCAAAAACTTCGTTGCAGACGTGATGCGGCACAAACTTGAGGACGATGGGCATCATGTTCTTACTGTTGCTTTTGGCGACTATGTTAAGTTCCTTTGTAAAACCTATTTCGACTGGAACGGCGAAAAGGATGAAAAGGGAAGAACGCTTCTACAGCACATTGGGACAGGTGTTTTTCGGCAGTATGACGAGGATTACTTTGCAAATCGCGTTGTAGACTTAATCAAGGCTGTGGATATCTGGGACTACGTTATCATACCAGACTTGCGGTTTGAAAATGAACTTCATGTAATTCACAGCAACTTCGATGCTGTTGCCGTTCGTGTAGAACGCGAAGGTTTCGAGAACGGTCTTACAGCTACACAGAAGTTGAATCAGTCAGAAACCGAACTTGATAATCATCCGGGCTTTGACTACACTATCAACACTAATGATGCTGCTGAAAAGAAGCGGCAAGCACTTATGATTCTGGAGGAAATTGTAAATGGCTAATAAGAAAACAACTACTGCTGCTGTCGACGCGTCTCCCGAGATTGCGAACGACATTCCCACGCCGACCTATCACAAGGTAGAAGAAAAGATTCCTTCTAAGCTGTGGTACTGCGTGGAAGACGCTACTGGTATTGGAACTATGGCGCTGAATCTTCCTTCTGGCTGTCTGATTATGGCTGTTGTTGACAAGAACCAGCCGGCACTTCAGTACATTCCGGGAATCCACTACGATGAAACAAACAAGCGATTTTCCGTATAACCCATACGGACGACAAAAGGCTATCATTCTTGGCACTTCTGATGATGGACGCGTGTTACTGAAGGTAGACGACCTTTCACTTATTGACAAATGCAAATCGGTCTTCATATCACCAAACGACACGCGTCAAATCACAGCAAACCAACGAAGAATGGTATGGGCGTTAATCGGCTATATAGCGGAATGGCAGGGTGAATCTAAGGCATCTGCAATGAAGACAATGGTTAATGAAGCCATGAAGTATGACTTCCTTTCGTTGGCAGGTGAAGATATCGGAGAATCATTCTCGTTGTCGAATGCGCCAATGTCGCTTGTATGCGAGTATCAAAAGTTTTTAATTGACTTCATTATCGAAAACGACATTCAGACGGACAGACCGCTTTACGAATACGTTGATGACAACGACCGCTACGTATACAGTTGCCTTGTGAAGCAACGCTGCTGCATCTGCGGGCTGAAGTCGGATTTACATCACTGCAACATTGACGGTTCGCGTGTAGGCATGGGACGCGATAGAAGGGCGATTATACATGAAGGGCTGTCCGTTCTTCCACTTTGCCGCGAACACCACAACGAAATACATACCATGCCAGAAAACGAATTTTTCGCAAAATACCACATCAGTCCAATAAAGTTAGACAAAAATCTATGCAGGAGGTACGGTTTGCACACCTATGCTGAATGATGCACACTATCAGATTTTTTGACGACGGCGGCATCTTCTTAGAAGAATTCGCCTACAACAACGTGATTGTTCCACATCTTGGTTCCGACGTTGTTGTGAATGATATGCGATACTTCGTCACAGATGTCCTTATTACTTACGAAGGAGACCAGCAGTGCGTTGACGTTACTGTTGAACGAATCAATGAATTGGATTAAAACCGAAGACCGCCTACCGAATGAAGGCGAAAAGGTCTGCGTAATGACCTATGACGCAAACGGCTTCAATGCAACCTTTGTTGGCGGCAACTTTATTGCAGACGGCACCAACGAATCCGTCAAGCCAGACGGCGTGGCTTATTGGTGCGTTGGCGAAAACTTTAACGCGCAGATTAAGAAGAAGTGCGGAATGTGCGGGAGGATTTAACTATGCTTGACGATATTGTGATTGACCTTAGCGGAATTGAGGGGCTGTTCGATAAGCACCTACCCGACCCCGACCTGCTTGAGTTTTATCGCAACTGCAACGACCGAATCGTTATCTGGAATAACGGAATCGACGATTCGTTCTGTAGCATTGGTTATCAGATTATGCGTTACAACATGGAAGACAAGGGCAAGCCGGTCGAAGACCGCATTCCCATCAAGCTGTTCATCAACAGCAACGGTGGTGAAATTGACGCAACCTTCTACGTCATGGACATCATCGCGGCTTCTAAGACGCCGGTCTACACGATTGGCATGAGCCGCTGCTATAGCGCAGGCGGACTGATTCTTATGGGCGGGCACAAACGCTTCATCTTCAAGAACACGAAGTTCCTGCTTCATGACGGCGCAGTTGGCGACGTAAATTCGATGGGTAAGTTCTCTGACCACGCGGACTTCGTCAAGGAAAGCGAAAAGCGCATGATGGCTTACGTCACCAGCCACACCAACATCACCGAAAAGGAATATTCCGACAACTACCGTCGCGACTGGTATATGTTCGCCGATGAAATCATTGCGCGTGGCGTCGCCGACAAAATTATCGAAAGCGTGGACGAAATCATCTAAGGAGACTGGTTATGGCGGCAAGAAAGACACCTACAATGCAAGTTCACAAAAAGGACTGCCCTGAAACTTTGAAAGACCACCCCTTCTACGGAATGGTCTTAGACGAAGAACAGGAGGCCTTTCGTGACGCGATTTGGGACAAAGACAAATTGATTGTCTTCTGTAATTCAAAGGCGGGAACCGGCAAGTCGACCGTGGCGGTTGGTACAGCCAACCTTTTGTATGAATACGGTCGCTACGATGGCATTATCGTCGTCATGTTTCCCTGTGAAGAAAATCGCCAAGGTTATCTTCCCGGGTCAATTACCGAAAAGTCTGAAGTGTACTTTGAACCAATCAATCAGGCAATTATCAAGTGCAACCTTGACCCGATGCACGTCGTGAATGACGAAAGCCTTGTGAACCTAAAGAACGGCGACGGTTACATCAAGCTTCTGACAAGCACATTCCTTCGCGGCACCAACTTTGAAAACAAGGTGGTTATCGTCGAGGAGTCGCAAAACGGGACGGTTGACGAATTAAAGAAAGTCCTTACGCGTTGTGCAGACACCTGCAAGGTGGTCGTCATTGGACACACGGGGCAGTGCGACCTGCGCGGTAGCACCAGAAGCGGGTTCGCGCAGTACATCGACCATTTCAAGGGCGAAGACAAGGCGGCGATTTGCGAACTGAAGACTAATCATCGCGGCTGGATTTCGACCAAAGCTGACGAAATCTGAAAAGACTTGACAAAATGCAAAAAGCGTGCTATGATATAAGCACGATAGGGAAAGGGGCTGGCAACAGCCCCGCCCAATAAAAATGAAACGAGGAAATAAAAATGATTGAACTTATCTTCTGCCTGCTTATCAATGCTATCTTCTTCCCGAACGGCTACAACGATTCGCAGTCGCGCGCGGCAAGCTACGGCGCCTACTGCGGCGCTAAGAAGGCCATTCGTCGCAGTTGCCGTTGAACGGGAGGTGTGAACATGGGAATGATTTTAGTTTTCATCATTGTTCCGATTCTGCTGTTCCGCGAAATCGACAAACAACAGCAGGTTGACGAAACCATCTTGAAGGCGCGCATGGCAGACGAAGAATTCAGAAAGCGCCTTCGCACAGAAGGCAAAACTCTGCTTTAAGGAGGATTCGCGCATGTGGCTTATTACAAATGGCGCGGGCTACATACTACAAGACGAACGCGGCGTTTCGACCGTGGCTAATCCCGAGTTGGCACTCAAGTTTTCGGAACGGAGCAAAGCCGAGAACTTCTACGCCAATTTGTCGAAGTCGTTCAAGAACATCGGCTACGCAGTTCAGGAGGCTACTGACCGCGAACGCTACAGCGACATCAACTTTGACGAATATCTCGACGAGGGCTGCTTGGACAACATCAAGTCGGACATCGCGGGCATTCAAACGCTACTTCGCAAGGTGCTGCGTATGCGTGAACATGCACAGTCGGAACTGGCAAAGGCAGACGCGGCGCTACTCGACATCGAACACGCGGCGGAGTTCTATTCGCTGAATGCGGCACAGGGCTATCGCCTTTATCGGATGCTGCACGAAACGCGTCTGGAACGCAGACGTCGCAAAGACCAAATCGCGGTCTGCAATATCATTATCGACAGCGGCTTCGACGGGCTTCTGGATGGGACGACGCTGAAACGAATCGCAGGCATGGACAGCCGCGAATATAAGCCGCGCATACTTCAGGAACTGTTCACGGAGGAAAGAAATGTCTGACGCCGTATACCAAAACCACCCCATATCAACAGAAGTCGCGGTGGTACTTCAAAATCAAACACTTGAAGAAAAAGAATTCATGTCGTTCGAAAAGATACTCGAATGGTATCGCGCATGGGGGGGGGCGTTGCTATGTGTCTTTCAGCGGCGGCAAAGATTCGACCGTGCTCGCCTACTTGGTTGCAGACACGCTTACCGAAATCGGCGCGACCTGCCCGCTACACTTGGCGTTCTGCGACACGGGTCTTGAATATCCCGAAAACCGCGAATTCGTGCGCTACTACGCCGACTGGCTGAAAGATCGTTTCACAACAATCAGCATCGAACTGCACATCCTTAAGCCCGAAATGAATTTCAAACAGGTCGTCACGCATTACGGCTATCCAGTCATCAGCAAGGAAGTTGCGCACCTTATCAAAGACGCGCGAAGCTGTCCGGGCGGCAAGTGCTATCAACGCCTTTTCGACAATAACAATACATCAATGATAGACTGGCGCAAATATGCCTACCTGCTTGACGCGCCGTTCAAGATTAGCCACCAGTGTTGCGACGTCATGAAGAAGCGTCCTTCAAAACGCTTCGAAAAAGAAACGGTCTACATCCCATTGTCGGAACGATGGCTTGCGAAAGCGTGATGCGCAAACAGAAGTGGAAGCGCGAAGGCTGCAACGCCTTCGAAGGGAAACGCCCAATATCTTCGCCAATGTCGTTTTGGAACGAACAGGATGTGCTAACGTTCATTCGCAAGTACAACATCCCAATCAGCGCCGCCTATGGTGACGTGGTTGAAGAAGACGGCAAGCTTCGCACCACCGGCGCGGATAGGACGGGCTGCATGTTCTGCGCATTCGGCGCTACGAAGGACGACCGCTTCTGCCGACTGGCGCACACGCACCCGACGCAGTTTGCTTGGATGATGAAGCCGGTGGAACAGGGCGGGCTTGGAATGAAAGCGGTTCTTGACTATATAGGCGCGAAATATGAAGAAAGTGACGGGGACGGACACTAAAACCCGCCCCCCCTACGGCGATGAAGATTATCATTGGGAAGTTTGACGAAGCTGGCGAACCGGTCTGGTTCGAAGTGGAAACGGATGTTTGGAAGGACAAAGAAGGACGGTGGAAGGAATTTGAAGTATTACAAGAAGTCTGAACTGGTTGTTGCGCATCGTTGCGACACGTATAATGGCGTCGATGAAAACGGTGGTCGTTGATGGATGTGTTGTGAAATATGGCGACTTTATCGTTATGAAAGAATTCGGAACAGACTTTCGTACAGGATGGTCTAAGTGGAATAATTGGAATGGCATGTGAAAATTAGCCCAGTGTGTGAAAAAAATTACCCCTACCCTTCAAACGTACCAAACGTACCAAACATTCCATAACCGCCCCCTGCATAAAAATACACGCGCCATGCATATACACGGCGCGTGCATAATTATTCAGCCGTCGAGCTTGTGCAAAATGCACATAACGCCATAGGCAAAGCCCGCCGAAATGATCCACACCATCATAATACCACCTCGGGAAACGTTGCGCTAAAATGCGCTTGCAAGCGTTGCCAAAGTTCCGCGCCGTCATCGTGACGGCGGATAAACAGCGCGAACAAAAGCGGAACGGCGCGATACTGTGCCATGCGATAAGCTACCACATCAAGCGGCTTGCTTCGCGCCGTGATGGTCACGCCGTCACGCGTTGCCGTCAGCGTTTGCCCCGCTTTGCCTTGCGTCATCTGGAACCAATCAAAAATAATGCGACTTGCAATTAACTGTTGTTCTTTGACGGTCAGCGCGGGCATTAAAGCCCGCGCCGCCGTTTTAACCGTGCTACAATCCATTTTGCACCGTCCCCGCGTTACATACCTAACGCCGCTGCAAGTGCGCTTGTATCGCATCCTAACGCCTTTTCCGTGGCATTGTCGCTTGCCTTTGTCGCGGCATCCTTTTCAGCGTCCGCGAAAATGTCGCGGTTATAATCGCCTTCGCCGTCAAGAAAATATTTGACAGCGTCAAAGCGTCGCGCCGTATCAATCAGCGAACCGGACGAACCCGCACCAGTGGGAATTGCGACCGCCTTTTTCAAGCGTCCTTTGCCATCTTCGCGGCTCGGCTGATAGGTACCGCCTTTAGTCCAGACAAGCGCATCTGCAAATAGCGCAATAACATCCATCGCGTCATAGTCATCGGCGACCGCTTGCACAAGGCTAATGAAATTGTTTTTCTTGCGAACCGTGCCGAGCGCACGCCGTGCCGCCTTTGCGCGTGCCTTTGCGACCTTTGCCGCCGTCTTTTCATCCGCGAAAACTTCCGCGCCATCAATGCCATGCGTGCCATCCTTTGCGATATCGTCAAGCACTAACAACGCCGCCGCGATACGGTCAAGAACGTTTAACGCCTTTGCCTTTGCTTCATCATCGACCGCTTCGGCGTTGTCCTTGAGCCATTTTTCTGTTGCCTTGGTGGATGATTCGACAAACGACCAACCCGCGCAAATCGCAAGCGCAGATGCCGCAAACGCGGCTTTTTCCGTTCTGCCGTTCTGAATGGCTGACCATGGAATAAGGTTGAGCGCGTTATGTTCCGCACACGCAAGCAACGCCCTACCCGCTACGCCGTCAAGACTAACCGCCGTCACAAGCGCGCTACCAACGGGACATCCGATATTCAGCACGCGAAACGCATCTTCGCCCGTGCGCCCGTTGTCAACCGCCGTTATAATCGGCGTATCTTTCGGCATCGTGCCATTTGCGACCGCATCGCGGATACTACGCCCGCGCTGTTGACCGTCAATAATAACAAGCCGCTTTTCGCCCGTTTCGGGGTCAACTTCGACCGCAAACACGATAGGCGGCACATACAAGCCGCTCAGGATGTCCGCTACAAGCGCATCGCGCTTTTCCTGTGACCATTGATCACACCCGCGGATGGATTGATAGATGGGCAAACTGTCCATTGCTTTTGCGACCATTTCCGCGCTATTGACTTCGATTGTAAAATTCTTGTTTTCAATTTTCATTTTTTTTGTTCCCCTTTTCAATTTTAATTTTTAATTGTTTCACGTGAAACATTTTTTGTTGCCCTTGCCTATTTCCTCCGATGCAAGTACTTGACGCGCGTCATGCACATTTAACCGCGCTTGCATCGGATTCTGCGAGGATTCAGTTTTCAAGGTTCACGCGCCTGACCTACGCACGGCACTTTACTTGACTAAAGCACCCTATCATTCAGCCGTCCCCTTCCTGTTCGGCTACGCCGATTTTACCATACCAATTATGAACAAGTCATGAACAAACTGTGAACAAATTGTGAACATTTTCAAGCGTGGAAAAACCGCGCTATATACATTATATATATAAAACGTCCCGCACGCCGCGCTTGCCATGTCCAGCGTTGCTATTAAAAAAACTAATCGTTTTCCCTTATGCTATTATTATATCGCATCCATGTAGTTTTGTCAAGCATTTCAGGAATCGTTCACTTTTCCGAATATGACGGATTGCACAAATACCAAACGTATGGTACATTCCGAATGTTCCGAATGTCCGGCACGTTCCAAACGTTCCAAACATTCCAGACAACCCCGATGCCTGGTTTTTTCCGCCGCCGTCCCTATATTCCAGCGCCAAAAAGTTGACCATCGGCGCTATATTGCGTCTGCGAAAAGTTGACAGCAGCAGAAGAAGGAACATTGTTGCCGCCGCGAAGCAAGGCAACATACATATTATATATATAATGTATAGTTACCGTTCGGGGCGAATCAGTTCAGCCCAGAAGCAAGCGAAGGCGCAGCCAAACAGGAACACCACAAGCCAAATCACAGGGTCATTCGTGGGCGCAACACGCAATACCCAGCCGCCCGCAAATGCGCTTAGAAGCGCGCCTAACGCACACAACACACGCACCATTACAGGTTACCTCCAGCCAGCTCGAACGCCGTTGTGGGGCGTTCCTGCGCCTTGTAGACGCCTTCTACGACGTCTAACATATACAGATAGCGGTCACCAGCAGCAGTTTCGGCATAGCCGTGTTCAATCAGCACACGGTCGTGCGCACATTCAGCAAGGTCTTGCGGAACACACTTCCACCAGCCGACAATCTTCACATCAAGTGTGCCAGCAGCATTGGTACGAATGGTGAACCCAGCGTGAAGCAGGTTCAGGGCAAGAACGTCAATCGGGTTCTTATCAGCAGCATTGTAAATCATATTAGCACTCCTTATATATATAATGTATATCACCGCGTTAACTGCGATATGTATTCGGCTTGAACTGGTAGCTACGATGATGTTCAAACACTACCTTGCCATTGGTCATGTCCAGCACTTCGCAGTAGGTTACACCCTTCTGCTTTATAATGCTGGCGGCAATACACTTTGCCATCACGTCGCCGTAGTATTCGCTTGTTGTTGTTTGTCCGTCTTGGTAGACGGTCAGCAGCCTATAACGCTTCATATTGCACTCCTTCTGTTGGGAAGAATCTTTGTTCCGTTAGGAATAAATGGTTCTTTCCAACCATTTTGTCAACCAACAGTTGCATTTCACCAGAAGAAGAAGTATTTCCCCTTCGTTAGTATTATAGTAGCATATTTATCATAATTTGTCAAGAAAATTATAGATTTATTGTAGATTTTCTATAATTACAGGGAAAAATCATAAATATTTCATCTTTTTTTCAAGACCCATAGATTTTCCCATAGATTTTTCACCAACATTCCAACCTACTACGATTGTCGTAGAAAATCCCTATAGATTATTTCCCTTTATATTTCACCCATAGATTATTCTGTCAAATTCTTCTATTGTTGTCTTTCCCCGCAACGATTTTTCAATTCCCGCCAACAACGTCTGGAAGTCCGTCATAATCTACTTGCCAGCGAAAATCAATCCACCGCCAACACCCTAATTGAATCATTCAACCCTATTAAAGTATAGCATAGAATCATTCTGTTAAGAATGATTGTATGCCAACAGTAAGTTACTACCTGAATAATTCCACACTATACAAAAGTACATAAAAGTAGATAAAAGTATAGCCTTGAATCATTCGGGTAGGTACACCCCGAATGATTCGGGTAGCACCTACTTGAATTATTCGGGTAGGGATTATCCAAAATCATCAAATAAATGCTTGTATTTTGCGTACTTGCCGTCCTTGTTTAAGCGGTCAAGTTCATCATACATCGCTATTGTTGTTCTTTGTCCTTTTAGGCGGTTATGTAATTCATTCATCAACAATTCGACTTCTTCATCGTTCAATTTCCTGATGATTGCTTTCTTTTCGTCTATATTTCGCGCGCCAATATATTCATCAACGGGAATCTTGGGCTTAAATGAATCAAGATATTTTTCACGTTCTTCTTTGAAGTTCGGATATAGATTCTTTGGATTTTTTAGCTTGCCGCTTTTTAATTCCACGTCGTTTATAATATATACGCTTGGTCTGACAGTCCCCTTCTTGACATCTTTCCCGCCTTTTTGTAGGCACGTTAAATAGCCAGCGATAGAAAGCATATCAAGACAGTTGCCGATCGTATCTTCGCCGATGCCAGTTTCGCGAGAAAGTAGGTTGTGCGTTATTGTTGATGTTTTTTGTTGGTTGTTTCTGTGCGCGACCGTCATGATATAGACTAAGGCGCACGTTGCGCTATATTCATTTGAAATACGCCTGACCGCATTAAGCGCAGGACGCGCTTCACCAGAATTAAATCCGGTGTGGTCGATTTCATCAAACTTCTTATACTTTTCGCCATACTCGTAACGAAACTTTCCTATTGCCATAATAAAAACCTCATTTCAAGAAATATATAACATCAAGAACGTTTCTTCCATTCTTCCCAAACGGTTTTCGTTTCGTCGATGTTAAACACAAATCCAATCTTGTCATATCTGTCAGAATAGATAATTCTAAGAGGCCAGACGCCATTCTTCATGTAAAATTTCGCCTGTTCGACATAATAGATAATGATTGTTTTCATTGTTGTACCCCTATAAAATTATTGGTGTTTTCCACCTTGCTTATATTATAGCATATTCCCGCGCTGTTGTCAACCAGTGAATTGTAAACATTTTATTAACAATAGCGGGCAAACTTTCGTCCACCCGCCATGTTTGTTTAGCTGAACAGCTTGCTGAAAAAGCCTTTCTTTTTACCAGCGTTCTTTGCAATGGCTACATAATTCTTTCGCCATCTTTCATAACGGCTAAAGTCGTCGCAAAGCCGTTCAATTTCTTTTTCATCCCAAGCAACATCAAAATAAAGAGTGCAATATTCGTCGCTTGTTATCGAAACAAAAAATCCAAGGTTTTCAAAGTAGTGTTTCAAGAAGTCCCAATCAATATCGTCCGCGTCGTTCGCGTCATCCGTGTACCAATATCCCCTTCCGTGTTCTGCCGCTTCTTTGATTTTGCCTTCAAAGTACGGAATCTTTTCTTCGGTACGCTTCCTGCGTTCTTCGCGCCGCGCGGCATTTTTTGCGTTTTCAGCTTTAACGCCATCTTCCTGAATACTGCGAATTTCATCAATGTTAATCATGATTGTACCCCTTTTAGAAATATAGATAATCAAAGATAAGAACAATAAGTGGCAGTATAAGAATGGAATACAAAACAACAATCGCGATGTTGATGTATTTCATGATTTTTGGTGTTTCCCGACCAAGCATGGCGCATACGAACTTGAAGATAAAGCTTGCAACGGCCAATGCCACTACACACATAACGGCTGGTGCATAATACGGGTTGCTAACAATATTGGCCATGTTACACCACCCTTGCTTTTTCCGTCATAAATTCCTTGGCGTAGTTTTCGCCATATTCGTTCTTCATAATGTCGTCGTAGACTCTGAACGCTGGCGTAAGTTTCATGTATTTATAGTGCTTTCGTGCTTCTTTCAACAGCATGTCTGCTGGTGCTAAACTACAGCCATATTCTTCAAGCGGACAGTCCGCGCATCGCCGTCTAAGACAAGCCGCTTCAAACAGAAGGTGCTTGTTCATATTCACACCACCTTCGCCTGCTTGATGATTGCCCGAACCACTTCTTCGGGAAACAGCTTTGGATTTTCGCGCACCACCCGTTCAATCGCCGCTTCTGCCGCCTTGTGTGTCGGGTCGTGATGCGATAGGCATAGAAAATTCGACGTGCCATCTTCTGCGAATTTCAGCTTGTAAAGCGGACAGCCGTAGCAGGTTGCGTCTTTAGACATTTTACAACACGTCCACAGCGCCTTGTTAAAAATTCTATCTTTCATGGCTATACCACCGTTGCATCGGTGCGATGCCATTCCATATCGGTCGTGTAATGCGGTCTATGAACGCGTAAAATGATTTCGCCCGTGTACGGATTGGGATATAAATATCCGGCGGTGAAATGCTGACAGGTGTGATAAATCACTTTGTAACCCCATCCATTGCAATTCTTCATTTCTTGCAGAATCATGCGTTCGACAGTTTTCTTTGCGACGGAAGGTTTCTTGTAGGTATCACACACCCTCTGTTCTGGTGCGCGATTGTATGCAGAAATAAAATGATTTTCAAAAGTGTTCATATTATATACCTCCAGCCTTCAGCACGCGATAAATTCGACCGCGCACAGGCACTCAAAGGATTCTTTCATCTGAAGTGCGTGGCGCATAGCCGCCATATACATTTCATCTTCGGGTCTGTCATCGTGAAGTTTGATGGTCGCCGTGCGTTCGTTGCCGTTGTCCATGTTCTGATACTTCGCTTCAAAAATATACATATTGTACTCCAACAGCAGATAGATTAAAGGCTTCCCTTCCCTGCTGTAATTATAGTATAGCACGCCCATATAAAATTGTCAAGCTGGACAGAAGTGAATCCGCCCAGCTTGCATATTAAATTACTTCCTTATGGACGGCGCAGTAGATAATCGCCAGCATAAACACTGGGTACCACGTCCAGCGCGGCATAACCCAATCACGATAGCCGCCGTCGGTATAATAACCGATTCCAGTCAAAGTGTCAACATCAAACACCTTGTTTCTTTTCATCAAGCGGCAGAACGTTCGCAGACTCATGACAGTATATTCGTCCGAATTATCAATGATGCCGACAATCCACAGCGCGACACAATAGACAAGAATAACTATCAGCATGGTGACAATAAACGTAATCATATTACACTCCTTCACACATAGACGCGCTTTGCGCCTGCAAACTTGCCGTTGACCGTGGTGACGTGGTACAGTCCATCGCAGTAGCCCGAAGTCAGATTGTCATAGACGTGGCTCATGCGAATCGTGAACAGCGTGATAGCTTCACCTTCTTCGCTGATGCGGTGCTTCTGATTTATGATTGTGCCTTGGCGGTAAAGCGCCGCCATGTGTTCTGCGTACCCCATGATGTCACCTTAACCTTTCATAAAATGTTTGATTGGTGGATTGAAACGATAGGCGCCATGGTCATTCTCCACGGTGAATTTTTCATCCGTCTTTTTGGCGGGGAACATATCGTTCAGGCGATACTTCACGATGGTGGTTGCGCCATTAAAGCCTTCGCCGTAAAGTCCACACCAGCCTTCGACATTATATTCAACGCTTGCGAAGTTGACAGTTTCCGCCTTTTCAGACGTGGGAACAATGCCAGCTTTCGGCAGAAGTTCAGACGCTAAACCAGTTTCAGATAAGACAAGGCGATTGATGCGTACAGGCGTTCCGCAGATGATTTCTACACGCGATTCAAACTTGTAGATGGTGGCATTGCCATTCCAGTTGTCAAACTTGATATAATACATATAGTACACCTCACTTTGTAATTTTGGCGTGTTTCTTGCCGTCTGCGCTAATATAGACATCGAACTTATAGCCACATCTTTCAAAGGATTCGCGCAATTCGGCTTCATCTTCGTCGTTGACGATTTCAAGTGCGGGTGTGAATTCATACCAAACACCGTCCGCGTGATATTTCACATCGAACTTGAAGTCTACGCGCTTAACTTCAAAAGCCCACATGTAATCCCCGTCCAAGCGGTTTCCAAAGTTCATGAAGTTGTACGGAACCTTTTCAACACAGCAAGCCTTGGCTGGATAGAAGCCGAGGTTGGACATAATATCAAGACCGCCGCTTGCTACGGTGGTGCGAAGATGTGCATTGCGCACACCCCATTCGTCATGGACGATGGCTTCTTCAATTTCGTAGATGGTGCAGGATTCCTTGTCCAGTTGAACATAATACTTTTTCATAATGTACTCCGCGCGGCATAGATTGGGGACTTCCCCGCCGCTATAACTATACTATCAGATTGGTGCAATTTTGTCAAGCGCTTATAGGACTTTCGCACCACCAATCGTTTTCCATTCGTTTGCGACCATCTGCATATAATTCGCGCCGTCTTCCTTCTTAGATTTTCGCGTATATTCTTTGCGGGCAATCCCAATAAGGTCGGCTTCGCTGAAATTGTTCATGCGGCACTTGATATTTTCGCGGTCAAACATTAGACAATCGCCGTTACACCAATTATTAGTGCAGATAATCGACTTTGCCGCGTTGTACTTTGTCATAACACCACCGCCTTCTTCGCCCGCGTTGCGTTGATAAGCGTGCCATATCTGTGATTGCAAATGCCTTCTTCAAGGTGGATGTGGTAGAAATCCAAGCTACCTTTAACATTCCAGCCGTCAAACTTGCCAAGAAAAGTGCGAAACACAAGCTGGAATTCTGTATCGGCATCGTATTCGTTGATTTGCGACAAAAGCACATCTTCGCATTCGGGATAAATCGCCTTGGCGACTTCACCAAACTGTGCGATATTGTCGCCGAAATAAATCAAGGTGCGCGGCTTGCGTTTCACCTGTTCTAAAATCTGTTGCGTAGTCATGTTACACCACCTTCGCTTTCATAGGCGCAATGTCGTTGTTGTTAATCCACCAAAACCCGCCATAACCGTGGTTCATGTGCGTGTGGTTTGGTTCCCACGCGGAAAGATTGCCCTTGCCAGTGCTGCGGATTTCAACAACGGTTCCAATCGCAAAGCGGTGCCCACTGTGATTTTCAACGATTTTTACAAGGTCGCCCTTCTTAACTTTCATAATTACCACCCTATTCTGCCGAAGCCAAGTTCACCAGCTTCACGACTTCGCCATTGACCATTCTATGATACCATAATCCGCTGAACGGTGCGCGGATAATGCGAATTCGCGCGTTGCCAATCAAATCATCCGTGATGAATTTGCCATAGCGCAGAAGATATTGCGAATATTCATAATCAATCGTGTTCATATTGCACCCCACAACAGATAGATTTAGGGTAGCCCCTTTTCTGTTGTACCTATATTGTAACAGTTTATTCACAATTTGTCAAGCCCTGCGCGATTTGCCCGACCAGACGCGCTAAAACCGCCATAAATGCCCTTAGAATGCGCTGTGCGCGCTTTTAGACGCGCGGTGGTAAAAGTACCCACCCTATTCTAAACGCGCTTAGAACGCATTTATGCGCGATTTGTAATTGTGAACAAATTGTAAACAAGGCGGATAAAAAAAGAAGGCGGGATAGACCCGCCTTCACCAGACAACAATAAGCCTAACGCTTGAAGAAGATTGGTAGTAGTCTTCCCGTTCAACTTGAAAGCCGCGCCGTTTCAATCGCCTTTCAAACAGGTCGGCGTATTTGCGTCGGACGTATATCTTTGCGCATTTCATTCCCAAACTGGCTTCCGAATGGATTTCTGCGTTCAGCGCATTATAATCCTGCCATCGCCTGATAAATTCGCGTCTTCTGTCGTTTAAGTCCCCAAGGCGTCGTGCTGTTTTTGCATTAAGAAATGTAGCGCAAAAATCGGAAGCGTTAATAGCAAGCAGCAGTAATACAACAAGCGCAAAAAGAACAGTCAGAATTTTAAGAATTGTCATGTTAGCACCCACCCTTCAGAAACGGCTTGGCAAACTTGTAGATTGTGATTTCGGGGATTGTCAGCGCCTTGATAATGTCAACCGCTTGAACACAAATAACAGCAATGGCGATTGTGGCAATGATGGCGCAAATGACGGTGGCGACAACAAGCGAATAGTCATCATCGTCTGCTTCCGCCAGCGGCCTAATCTTCTTGTTGCGAATGTAAAATGCAAGAAACACGATGACAACTTGCAAAATTATCCATGCGGCAGAAGTAGCGATTTCGTAGGCGACGATGCGATGGCAAAGGTCTTGCAAATAGGGCATGATGTTGCTTGCCGTCCAGTCGATTACGATACCAAACTTTTCGCAGATGGCATCAAGAACGGCGATGATTTGGTTAGAAACAGTCATTTAATTTGTCCTCCATTAAATTATTTTAGCGCCGACCGGTCTTAGGTCACAGGTGTAAATTTCCTGTGAAGTTTTACGGTTGCCGCTATTTATTGTTTTGCACCGCACAGAACAAGTATCTTTCCCAACGCGGGTAATTTCGCCGATTTGTGGGATGATTGCGTAGTGGATTTTATTCGTGTTTCCCACGATTTTCACCTTTTGCCCAACGTGGAATTTATACAATCTTGGCACCACCTTTTGGATATTTTCTCGCGATTGCCGCCCATCGGTTCAGTAGTTTCTTATCGGCAGACGTTGCTCGTGGATATCTGTATTTGTACGCAAGCCGCGCAGCAGTTCGCAGGTCTTTCGTGCTTACATAGGACGATGCGCACCAGTGAACTGGACAGCGATTACAGAACGAAACGCCATATATCGGGCTGCACATTATATTTATTAGGGTGTTGCGAAATTCAAGTTCGTTCATACTACCGTCGCCCTTCTTATCACAAATCGCCCATATTCTGATGGCAAATCCTTAAACATTTGCGCGTTCCCGTGTTTAATACAGGCTTTTAGAAGTTTTACACGCTTTTCGTCATATTGCGAACAACAGTCTGTGCAAATTGCCATGTCGAAATCTGTACTAATTGACATTAGCGGACAATCTTCACAGCCGCCTGAGTGGTATAGCCTGCAAAAACAGTCGGTGATTGCACTCATTGCATTTTTGCTTGGGATATCCATATTCACACCACCCTTGCACCATTCTTATAGTAGTACCAATTACCTTTTGGCGGCTCTTGATAGTTCTGGAAACCAATCACGGACGTTCCAGTGCAATCGCCATGCTCGTAGCGTATCTGCGTAGAGCCGCCCCCATAAACTTCATATTCATAATGCAGTATTGGACGATGGATGGAAACGAAGTCTATATACTGTCTTGCGGTATCGCTGTTTGGGAATACGAAAATACAGGATTCACCACTGTTGGCGATTTCAAACATCTTTTTGAACGTCATGTCATACTACCTCCGCACCTGCTGCGCGCAGGTCGTGTTCGATGATAATCTGCGGTGGTGTTGTCAACAATGCGAACGCGCTGTCCAACACGATATAGATAGTTCATCAGAACACCTTCTTCACCAGTCGCGCGGTCACGATTTTGTCACCATCCGCAGCGATGTACGCCTGAACTTCACCCGTGTCATTGAACTTACGCTTGTAGCCGTGCGCTTCGCAAATGTCATCAATCACATCGCCAGCGCAGATATTTGCAGAGTTCTGTGACTGGTGCATTGTGTCAACGTGGAACTTGCCATCTTCGTACTTGTATACGAACCAGCGAAAAATTTTGGGAACCATTTTGCACACCGCCTTTCCTGTTGTAATAATATTGTAACATTTTGTTCACAATTTGTCAAGCGAAATAAAAAAGACGCCCGCGAAGGCGTCTAAATGATTTGTGCGGTGGTGGGCGCTGGCTTCAATTCGTTGAATTTGAAGTGGCACTCGACGGGCGCAATGTGGCTGTCCACCCTTATTTTAATAGGGAATCGCCTGTCTGGGTTAATGTCAATGATAACGCCAATCATGCCGTTGTCAACGGCGCGGTCTTCAAGGTATTCCGTATCGTCACAGTCGATGATAACCTTTTGTCCGACGTAAAAATTCACACTACACCACCTTTGCCCTTCTGTCGTGCGACAAATCTACCAGTAACCATTCGTCGTCTTTTTCGCGTCCTGCGGCAGTCCAGCGGGCGTAGTGCGCTTTCTTCGTATCGAAATCCATTTTGAAGAACTCGATGCTATCTTCACGGTTGAATCCGTCGTATTTGCCGTTGGCGTACAGAATACAAAGTTCGGTGCAGTTGTCTGTTCGATGTGGCACGAATCCGCCCGTGGCTTTGTTGACGGTAACAAATGATTCCCAATCGACGCCAAAATACAGCAGAACGCGCGGGTTTTCTTTGATAACATTTTTGATTGCAGTAATATTCATATTGCACCTCGCAAAAAAGGTTTACGGCGGCATCCGAACTGGATTTATTAAATTAGACGATTTTACAGCCGCAGACATACGGGCGGAAATCAGGGTCTTCTTTGATTTCAGTTTTTATGCTTTCATGATACTTCTTGTCTGTGAAATATAGGAACTTGCCAACGTTAATGGTTCCGTCGTGGTTGTCATACGAACAACACCGTCCAAGCTTTTTGCGGATAGGGCAGGTGTTACATCCGTTTCCAAATCCAGGGATTCTGCAACCAGCGCGTTTGAAATGGTATGCAGCAGTTTCTTTGTCTATCATATTTATCACCCCACCGCAATACCGCCGCAATAGCGAACAGAAATGATTCTATCACCAGCAATTTCGGGCGTGCCGCGGTCGTCGATAATCATGGCGGCGATGTCCCCAATCATCCAATCTTCGGCGCCGTAGAACATCCAGATTTCGCCGTTGTAGTCGGACAAATAGACCGAATCGTTGTTTTCATCCACTTCGACAACCACGGCGGCGTGCGGATAAAGATTGTCAACTGCTGGTTGCGCGTCATTTTTTACGCAGGACGTAGACGCGATGGCGACAATGATAAGCAATGCGATGCCAAAGAATAGGATGATAGAATTTCGTGTGCGAAAATGTTTCATGGTAGTACCCCTTTCCTTATCATGCTTATATTGTAACGCCAAAAGGTTGACTTGTCAAGCTAAACTACCGTCGCACCCGCAGGTTCTATGTCTGCTTCGCGGACGATATAATGGCTTCCGTGTCCAGTCGATGCGTAAAACGGATGCCCATAACGGTTGACTTCGCGCCACGATTGTTCACCAAGGGCTACAATTTGCCCAATCTTAAAGCCATGGCTGTTGTGGTTGCCAATTATTCTGACACGCATACCTTGACGTGCGGTTCCAGTTTTCATGGTCACACCACCTTTGCAGACGACGGTTTGATTTTCTTTATATATTGCAGGGGAACATTAACATTGGTGTTATATATGTTTGCATAGACAATGGCTTCGCCGTGTAATATTGATTTGACGCGCCCCGTGAAAACACCTGTGCCTACAAGGTCGCCAGCTTTGATGCTTTGGACGTCGTTCCACATCTTGACCAGTTTTGGGATATCTTCGTCGGTAAATCCGACTGGACAGACGGTACAACCGATGTGGTAAAATTCGCCAAAGCGGTGTTCAATATAGGCTTGACCGCCACAGTGACACGGGACAGCTTTTTGTTCGCTGGATTTGATAAGCTTTTTAATGCGATTATTCTTGATTGATTTCTTGATGCGGTCAATGCAAAAATCATGAATCGCACTAACAAAAAGGATGGTGGCGGAGATGGCTAACGCCACAAAAAGAATCCACATAAAAACACACGCAATCTTTTCTATCACAACACCACCGCCTTCATATATTTCGCCATGATTTCGTTGACGCGGGTACATTGCTTGCGCTGCGTTGGCGTCTTTGTGTTCATATATTCGCCAACAGCCCTTAGAAGTTCGTGCGTTACAGGCGTGTCTTTGCGACAGCGGTAGTAACAGTCGTCGCTATCGGTTAGCGGACAAAGGTCGCACATATAATTAACACAAACGAACCTTCGCAAATATTCGCCGTCATACTTCATAATATAGTTCCTTTCATCGCCACGCCAATTTCGCGCATATCTTCGGCGGTAAAACATTCGCGATATTCTGGATTTTTAATCAAGTCTTGAAAGGCGCGGTTCGCTGCAACTTGTCCAGCCGTCGTAAATATTTCATCACACCAGAATGTGGGGTCTGCGCCTTCTTCGCCTGTTGGATATTTATATGGATAAAGCGGGCAATCTTCACAATTCGCAGCCGTTTCACAGATTCTTCCTGTCAGGTGTTCTATATTGACGTTAGTTACCGGCACAGTCTATCACCTCTTCCCACGCTTCATACGTTTCGTTCCACCAGCACTTCGGCGAATCGTTCCACACTTCTTCGTCAAATTCGGCATAGTTATTTGCGAAATCTGCCACGTCGCTTGCCTTGGCGTCGCCGAGTCGCACAAGACCGCTTTCGTCACAGATTGCGACGGGCTTACCATCAACAAGCATCACCTGCATTAACACACTGTCGATTGCAACAGCAACATCAATCCAGTCGCCCATGTCGGTGGACATGATAATTGTGCCAAGGCGACCATTCACAGAAATAGGTCGGGCGAACGCACATTCAAGACAGTTGCAGTCTTGATAGGACGTGCAGAGGTCGCAAAGCGCGTCGTTCATAGCTTCGACGTATTGATTTTTTTCTTCGCGGGTCATAACACAACCGCCTTTCTGATTGGTTTAACGTCAACAAATGAAACCCACTGGTCGTAGATTCTGCCATCGTGTCCACAGCCAAAAACTTTGAAGCTGGTGGAATCCATGTCTACGACTTCGGCAGTAGATGGTATGGCAAGGCAATGATTGATTCGCGATTTGCCAATAATTCGCACTTTGTCACCGATTTTGATTCTATTCATTTTCATCACCCTATATTATCCTACCATAAAGTTAAGGTTTTGTCAAACCACTACGGCGGCGCGGCGAATGTATTTCTGCGCCAGTTTCCACATTTTGTCGCGACTAAGAATCCGTGTGTCGTCATTTTCATCAACAAGGCGAAGCCTTCCCCAATACGCGCGGCTATGCACGGCTTCATCCCAAATCTTTTCGTTGATTTCAAAATGCTTAACAAGCGTGAAATTTTTGATGGCGCAATAGGCGGTGAAACCATCCTGATAGTTGACGTAGGAACACGCATCGGACGTCGTTAGGACAATTCCGTATTGACCGAAACGGTTAGATTTCGGATTATTGTTGCGCACAATGTCGCAAGAACAAGCAAATTTCATTTAACCACCTGCTTTATACGGTAAAAATTTGGTAATCTTGCCGCCATACTCTTTGTTGCCGTGGTCGCAGACCCAAACCGCCTGACCTTCATCAATCATGTAAACGGGCTTGTTGTACTTGGTCGCATAGTTGCGGAAAAGTTCCTTGTGTTGAATCCAGCCGCCCGCATGGGGCTTCACCAGAAAATCGGTAAGGCTAAGGCTGTTCAGTTCATCACCAGCAAGACAGAGATAATTGTCGTCGGCAACGGATGCAAGTTCGATGGTCGGACTGATAATGTGGGAACCGGCAGAAACGCCCATCAAGATACCGCGCTGTGCAAACTTGCGAAGGTCGTCATCAAGACCACGGAAATGAATCATAGTCCATTCTTCAAAAGTATTCCCGCCGCTTACCAAAATCGCATCGCTTTCAAGCGCGTAGTCCCAACGCTTCTTGTCGAAGTTTTCACCAACAGGGCAAATAATGTATTCTTCAAAACCCATCTTAGCAGCGAAGTAAGGCGGATAGTCGCGGGTGGTCGCCTGCCAATAGGACGGAATGACGGCGATACGACGATTCTTGCCGTGCTTATTCAGCCAGTCATTCACGCGGTTGTTTAGACGCTTATCACCACAGGTGGTAGAAAATAGAATTACGTTTTTCACTTCTTCTTGTCCTCCTTCACGCACTTGTTTTTGCAAGACAGCCAATTCTTATAGCTGTGCAAATCGGTAAATTTTTTACCGCAGCAAACACAATGCAGCTCTTCTGTTCCCATGTTACGAACTTTCGGTTCCGATACGCCGAACCAAGAATAATTGTAAACATCATAATAATAGGAGCCCTGTTGGTTGTTCCTTTTTGCGCCGTTGTGCATTTTCCAGTTTTCGCCACCCATGACTTCGTGAAGCATTTCGCCCCAAACGTCACGGATTGCGTCGCTGGGCGTACCGTTATAATGCCCGTAGACCACGTTGGTCAAATCGTTCTTGTCGATGGTCAGCAACTGACGGAAAATCATATCCGTCCATTCAAACGAACCGTAGTCATTTGCGAACACGGCTGTCTTGTTGTGGTCAAGATATGCCACGGTGGTGCAATCGTCGCGCATCAAAGAAAATCCGCCGACCTTATTGAAGCCGCCACGATTCTGCGTGCGGTCGTTGCGGTCATAGAGAATGGACATACAACTACCCCATTTATGCGTGTTGGTAGACAGCATAACCATATCCACGGGGTCGATACTAACGATTGCGCGACCCTTGACCATATTGTTCTGCAAAATCTTCGACAGTTCCACGTCGAAGTCATAGTCGTTCAGAATCTTCGACAGAACTTTAGACGTCTTTGCGCCCTTACGATAGACACGGGGGAACAGCCACGCCAGCGTCTTGCTGGTCGTCTTGTTGATAACGCCTTCACAGAAATCTTCCGTGCGCAGTTCGCTGATGGTCGCGGCATACGCGGGATACTTGCGGCAAAGTTCTTGAATATTCGACCGCATCGTCTCGTTGTCGGCGGGAATTTCGACTTCGCGAATTAGGCGCGTCTTGTGTCCAAACAGTTCAAACATCCACGCCTTAGCGGCAACCCACTGACGCAGATATTCGTTCACCTGCTTGCGCGAAATCGTTTTCGGGTCAATTTCAGCAGTGATTTTGACGGCTTCCATAAACGCCTTTTTGTCGACCGCCGCCAACATTTCCTTTTTAAGTTCAGCAGAAACAGTCATGTCGGTGTACTCCTTTATCCTTTTTATACTTATATTATAGCGTCAAAAAGCTGTTTTGTCAATAGAAGAAAAGGGCGGGCGTTTCCACCCACCCCAATCTTCGAACGGAGGTTACTGACAGTTATCGAACACGGCGTTGTTTTTGATTTCGCGACCGCAACACAGGCAATACAGCTTGCCACCCGCAGTCACCTGCACCTTGGACATATCCGTGTTGGCGGGCGAAATCAGCGCCTTCTTGATTTCGGGATAGGAACGCTTCAAGGATTCCCACTCGTGGATGTCGCTATAGTGATGGTTCGTCACGTCGGCATACACGGGCTTGTTCCCGAAATACTTTTCGCCGTGAATCCGCTTCAAGTCACCATAGTTATCCCAATCGGTCACGCCGATATAAGAACCGATGGTGTTTTCCAGCAGTTCACGCGCTTTTTCAGACACGACTTCGATGTCCTTGTGCTGGGGATATTCGCGACCAAACAGGAACGTGCAGTTCATACGGTCGCCGTTGATAATCTGGCGCCAAGACTTGGAATTGCCCTCAAAGGCGTTCTTGCCGAAGTTATATTCGTCGCGTTCGCCATCCTGTCGCGCCACGATGCGGTCGTACAGATACGTCTTGCCGTTGTCGCGATACGCAATCAGCGCGTTCGGGTCCCAAATCCACTGGACAGTTCCATAGTTCATAGAACCGTACAATTTCTGACAGGTGCTCCACCCATGCATATTCGTGCCGGAGGTCATGAAGTCGTACGGGTCGATGCTAACGCATACAAACCCCTTAATCATGCGATTCTGCATGACCTTGCTGAAGTCGATGTCAAATTCCTTGTTCTGGAAAAGCTGGCTAAAGAACTTGGAAATCTTCATGCCCTTCTTGTAGACGTCGGGCGCATAGGTCTTGTAGAAATCGCACTTCGGCATTTCGTTCTTCGTGAAGTAGTCGATGCCGTCGCGACCACCCGCTTCGACAACCTTGTCGATAGACGCGGCATACTGGGGCCACTTCTTGTACATATCATACACCATGGGGCGCATTTCGTTCGCGTCCATCGTATATTCGATGGGCGTGCGGATGATAAGCTGATGACCAAATGCGACATAGTAGTCGTACTTCGCTTCTGCCCACTTACGAAGAAGAATGTCGATTGCTTCGTCGGTCGGCTTCTTGCCGTTACCAACAGCGACGGAACAAAGCTTGCGGAAGCGGTCGCGGTCGACCTTATCCATCATTTCCTTGATAATATCTTCGTCCTGCACGTCGTGGTGGATGCTATAATTCTTCATTGCGGGCTTCGCGCTTTCGACTTCGGGTTCCTTGTCGCGGAAAGAAAGCACAGAAAATGGAACGGCAACGTCGAAACCAGTCTTGAAGTCGCCGGTGAAACCGTTCGCGCGAACCTGTTCCTGACGTTCGGCGGGAATTTCGTCGTTGATTGTCACGTCAACGCTTTCGCCAGAATCCATCTGCCAACGCATATAATCGTCGGCAAGAAGGCAAAGCCCCTTAGCCCAAAGAAGTTCCTTGGGATATTCCTTGTCCGCGTCGAAACGATTGATGATAAGAACATCGCCGTCATGAATGCCGCGAAGATGGGGATATTTCGAAAAATTCCAAGCATCTTCCTTGCATTCAACCTTTTTGACAATCTCTGCCATGTTAAGACCTCCGTTATATATTTTTTGTTTGCTTGCCTATGCTATTATAATAGCACTATTTTTCGTTTTTGTCAACACTTATAGAAAAAGGCGTATTTCTACGCCTTGGTGACGCACAGAAGGAATTGCAACTTCTATCTCCGCCGTGAGAAGGCGGCATCCTTACTTTAGACGAGTGCGCCATGTGTAGGGAAGGGACTTTCGTCCCTTCCCGCTGGGGATTGCGATGATTACTGATACATCGCGATGGTGGCACGGGCGGCGGCAGCAGCGGCTTCAGCATCCGCAAGTGCCTTCTTAGCCGCAGTCACGCGGGGGTCTTCAGCGGTGTAGATGGTGACAAGCGTGGCACAGGCAGGTCTGCCGGTATAGACCATCTTGATACCCTCCGAAATCGCATTAAGGACGGGGGTGGCATCGAAGATTGCGATGCTCTGAATGGGGTCGTGATTCTTGCCAATCGTAAGGTCGTCGTCGTTGACGCGCAGATACGTCCCCTTGGACGTGTAAACCGCACGATTGCCCTCGGAATCGGACAAAAGAACATAAGTGTTACCACGCTTGCTCTTCACGATAGCACCAGGCAGAACATCCTTCCAGCTCTTCACAACATAATCAGTCATTTTTCATTTCTCCTTTAATATTAAAGATTTTTATGTTCACAGGCGACCAACCTGTTCACACCGTTTCCTGTTATGCTATTATATTAGCACACATTTTGGTTTTTTGTCAAGGTCGTGCGGCGGTTAAACCGCACGACCTGTAATTTCCTCGCCCATATCGTAGTCGAAACGATGTCTCCAGATTGAAGGTCTGGCGGCTTAGACCGCTTGCCTAATGGGCGATTTCCAACTGTGCTATTATAATAACACACGCTTTAGATTTTGTCAAGTGCTTACCGCTATCCCACTTTCACGGTTTGCAACAGCTAATCCTTGCCGCCTTGAAATGACGGTTTCGCCGGTAGCCCTAACGCATAGCCAATCCACGTTGTTGTGGCGGCGTTGCAGATAGGCGATTCTACCATGTTAATAATATTCGCACGGATTTCAATGGGCGCTGAACCCTACCTTGGCGGACTGTTTTACAGCACGCTACTTGTCGGGTTGGTGGCGAGGTTATTTTAGGTGTCACCCGCCATTCCACCATGCGGCTGATGTGCTACTACGCCAAATTATCCACGGCAATCATAGGCGGTCAAGAAATATCATTCTGCATGATTGCAACAGCAAATATTTCCCACGGCACAAAGACCGTCATGACTCGCCCCGCGACAAATTCCTTAGACGATGGCTGCTTCTAAGCCTACGTTTCAACCGTTGTGATTATAATATCACACCGTTTTGCTTTTGTCAATAGTTGTCGCCGTAATCCGGCTGGAAGTTCCAAGAAGTCGACCAAACCTTTTCGCCGTTATATTCAATCTGGATGAAATCATCTTTGACGTCCAGCACAACAAACGAACGATAAGCGGGCAAATATACGCCTGAAATTGGACTATTGTAATTCGGCTTCTTGTAGATGGCGCTGGAACCGTACTTCGTGAATACTTCATCGCCCTTGATGTAGAACTTCGACCAAAAGTGCGAACCCTTATTGCCATAGTAATTCTGCGTGGGCTTTGGCTTCGCTTCACAGTACGGATAGATAATGTCATCCTTCGTGTCGGCGATAATCTTCACCACCTTGTCGATGGTGCCCTGCAATTCGGCATAGCGAACATATTCTTCGGGATGGTGTTCGTTATAATAGCCGCAGGACAGATTGACGCTTGCAAGGTCAAACACGGGCGACAGATTGCAGATATCCGTGAACGAACCCTGCGCCTCGACAAAGCCGTGTTCATCAATGAACTTCTTGAACTGCTTGTTGTCGCACTTATAATAGACCGAATCCTGCTTGCCGCGACGGTCAATCTGAATCATGTAGCCTACACCAGCAACGCGACCCTTGATTTCCTGCGCCGCCCGCTTCGTGGATGCACCGCCGACTTCTTCGTCCGTGCTGAAAAACAGATAAGGACGCTTCCCGCTTTCTTCTGTTGCCTTCAACACCGCCAGAACGGCATAGACGCCACAGCGGTCGTCACCGCCAATGCCCATGGGCGAACTTACCTTTTCGCCATCATCGACAATCTTGGTCGGCTGACGCTTATGCACCGTATCAAGATGCGCACAAAGCATCGTCGGGCAGTTGCCGCTGAAAAACAGATAGTCGCCACCATTGACCGTGTTTGCCAGACCATAATATTCGCTTAACTGCTGATAAAGCCACGCAAGCAAATCTTCCTTGACGGGCAGGCAAAGTTTCTTGAAGCCTTCTTTGTTCATTTAATGCACCCCTTCTTGTAGCCGCCAATAATGCCTTCGATTGACGACGCTTCAAAAATGTAGATTTTCCTTGTGATATCTTTCAGGTCGCGCTTGGTTTTCAGCAGTTTGCCGCCGTTCGCCAGCAGGTATTCACACATTCGCGGACTGTGGACAATTTTTTCATTCTTAAAAGCCAATACACGTCACAACCCTTCACACAACGTCGCGCCAGCCAATACGGTCGGTCAACAGCGGCGTCATCACATAGCTTCCACGTTCGCGGGCGTTGTAGCCGTCCTTGTAAGACCAATCCTTGATGCGTTCGTCGATATAGTCCTTTGCCGCGTCCAGTTCTTCCTTCTTGAACTCCGGCATCACCATGATGCGAACATCTTCAAAGGTCAGGTCGCCAACAACAATGTCTGCCGACATATTGCCGCCCAGCGTGAAATTCATACAAACGTAATCTTCCACGCCAAGGAAGGACTTGTCGAACAGTTCGATGTCATCCTTGGAAAAATCAAGCTTCGTGCCATAACCCGTGCGACAAAGACCGCCGTATTCCGCGCCCAGCTTGCGAAGTTCTGCGTCCGCAATAATACAGTGCATTGTGTTGCAGTTCTGTTCGGGAATATAGATTTCCTTTACGCGATATGTGCTACCGTCCTTGTTGGTTTTAAGGAAAATAGCCGCCATTCGCGCCGAACTGGCAACCGCATACTTACGCAGTTCGTTATATACCGCCTGTGACATCTTAATGTCGGGTTCTGTTCCGCGATAACTAATCATGCCAGCACCTCCCTGTTAATCGGAACAACGGTCATGATTTGCACGTCGTCGCGCACCACAATCGTTCTTCGCAAGCCCTTGGCTTCAAGCCTTGCGTCTGCATCCGCCCTTGCCGCATCAACCTGTTCGCGGGTAGCGTAAAAGCTACAAGTGTCACAGTTGATGTCGCCAGAAAGAACGGAACATCCGCCCATGCCGTTGCAACCAAAGCAATCACGTTTCATTTTTCGTCCTCCTATTCATGCGGTTTAACCGCTATGATACTATAATAGCACACCGTTTAGATTTTGTCAAGCGTTTTTGTATCCGCCAAAGAATGTCTTTAACTAAAATGGTAATGACATAATCCACCGCCTCTTGGTGTTTGTATTTCTACAATTTCCACATCATTGATTTTGCTTGCACTTGCGAAGTCTTACAAATCTCCGTGGACATTCAGGACGTACCCCGCCCCAAGATATTGCTTTACGCTAACATCTGTAATCCTTCTTGCAGGATGTTTAACGCGGCATTTAAGTCGCGCACATGATGCACGCCGCAACAAGGACAATCCCATTCGCGAACAGACAAATCCTTTGTTTTCGGATTCTTCCAACCGCAGAAAGAACACAACTGACTTGATGGGAAATATCTATCAACAATATGAAGATTCTTTCCATACCACGCACACTTATATTCTAATTGCCTGCGGATTTCATAGAATGAAACTTCCTGTGCCGCCTTTGCGCCAAAATGATTCTTTTTCATTTCAGATACCTTCAAATCTTCTATGCAGATGTCATCATATTTGCGCACAATGTCCGTCGTCAGCTTGTTGATGTAGTCTTTTCGCTGGTTGGCGACGTGTTCCATAGCCCTTGCAAGTTTAATTCGCGCCTTTTTCCAGTTTTCGCTACCGTTTGTTTTTCGCGATAGTTCTTTCTGTAGACGTGTAATCTTCTTTTGTGATTGCTTTAGGAACTTAGGATTAGGAACAACTGTTCCATCTGAAAACGTCATTAGATTATCTGCTGAATTTAAGTCGATACCGATAGATTTTCCGGTTTTAGGTAGATGTTTTTCGGGGACATCAGTACAACAAACAGATATATAATATTTGTCTGCTGGTGTTTTAATGACCGTGACAGACAGGATTCTGCCTTCTACTTTTTTGCTGACGCAACATTTCACCATACCTATTTTAAGCAGCTGAACACAGTCATCAAACAGGTGAACGCCAGTTCCAAGGACTCGATACGACTGCATTGTCTTTTTTGATTTGAAACGCGGATAGCCAACGCTTTGACCTTTTTTGATTCCACGAAAGAAATTAGAATAAGCACAATCTAAATCGCGCAATGATTGTTGCAAACCGACGGCGCTAACTTCGCGCAAATATGCAAATTCTTCCGTCTTTTTAAGACTTGTCAAATCTTTCATGCAGTCAAATCCGCCTATTCGTTTCTTTTCGGTTTCCCATGCAGTTTTGCGCATTTCAAGATAATGGTTATAAACTTTACGACAACAGCCGAAAGTTCTTTTCATGTGTTCTTTTTGTGCATCATTCGGATAAATGCGGAACTTATATGATTTTTCCGTTATCTATCATCCCTTCATAATTCCACCGAAAAATGTATTATCTATTATGGCATACTGGGTATAATTATAAAAATTATGATGCCTTTGAGAACGAAAATAACAAACCCAGTCTGGAATTGTGCATCCATTGTAAATAATATAGTCCACGGCCTCATATTGCATTTCATTGGGGGTCACGTTCCCCAGCTTATTGCCCAAATCAAACTGCGGGACACCGCCGCTATTCTGTTTAATTACTTCTTCAATGCTGTTAGGAAATTCGTCAGACTTCACGCGATTCATCACAACGCTTACGACAGCGCGCTGACATTCCATAGATTCGCCACGCGCTTCCGTCCATAATAGACGCGCCAGCATTTCACGTTCGGTTGACGTTACGAAGAAATATGGCGTCGGTTCCACATAGACTTCCACATAGTCGGTGTGGTGAAACAGTTCTGTCCGCACGATAATTTCGACTGGAACTTCTTCTTCTGGTGCCAAAAGCGGCATAATTGTAGAAATAAACGTCCAGCAAACACAAATCCAAAGGAACAGCTTTTTGATGTCTTTCATATTGTACCCCTTTTGCTTAGATGATTTTTGCGCGGGTTTGCACCGGTTCAAAGAAGACGGTTTCAACGTCCCATTCGTTCCCAGCATATCGCCCTTCGATGATGCGCACTTCAATATAGCCCTGTTTTAGTCTTGAAGTGCTTGTCACCATGCACTTCACATGATAATCTGTTTGGGTATACTGTTCGCTCGTATTACACCAAACAATTTGACCGACTTTGAACACCGACTACACCACCTTTGCCTTTAGATAAATCTGCCTTTCAAAACACGACACGCGAATATCGGTCAGAACATCGCTGCCGCTTTTTGCGACAAGCTTTTTGTCGACAATCGCATAGTCGCGACGGACGTCGGCATATTTTTCGTCTTTACAGCAACGACGCGATAAACGTTCGTGTCGTATACCAGCAAATCACCAATGCGCGGCTTATATCCGTTAGTCATGCGACCACCCTTCCCAAAATTTGGTCGTGGACAATGCGACCCTTCTTTTCGCCATTCTTGCCGATGGAATACCAGCGTCCATCAATCGCCAGAATGTCATAGATTCCCCACGCGCCAGTCTTCGTGAACACCTTGTCGCCAACATGGAACTGCGTGGTGTTCTTGACGGGTGCGACGTTGTATCGCTGACCACCGACCTTGATTACGCCATATTCGCCAAGACGTAACTTGGCGGCGGCGAAATCGTTTGGAACAGATTCAAAAGATGCAAAAAATTTTTTACCCATATTTATTCTCCATCATATTCAAAGAAAAAGACTGGTTCGCCACCCATTGACACAACCCAATCAGGGTTTTCGTTCTGTATTCTGTGGCAGAATTTTTCCGCCTGCTTGCGAAACAAAAAATAGACGTGTGAAAATGTGCCATTTTCTGCCGACAATTCGATGTCCCATATTAGAATGTGTAAATCTGCAATAAACGCTTTGATTCTTTTCATACCGACCACCACAAAAAATTAGAATCGGCAGGGGTTTAATCGCTATACGGCTTGACGCCCCATCAAACATCCGTATCCGCTATTGCCGTTCGCAACAATGCCCGTCCATGTAGTAATTCGACGGGATGATTTCGACACTTTGTATACCGAACGAAACCTTTGCCTGTTGCCGCGAAATATCGGTTTTGGCTTAACGCGCCCCGTGGAACACGCCAGTGTCACGCCCTTTCGGGCTGGTAGTCGGGTTATTTTAGGTGTCACCGACTATTCCACCGAACATGATATTATAATATCACACAACTTGCGCTTTGTCAAGTCCCTTTGCAAGTTCAAAGAAGCAGGTGTGGCTACCATAATCAAACCAATAATGGTCTGAAAATTCGCACCAGCGGACATAGAACGACTGAAAGTCGTGTTCTTTGCACCAGTCGCCAATCATATCAAGGGCTTCGTTTACGTTGTCAGCGTTTCCAACGAACGTGCGGTCGCCTTTTCTGTCAAGCCATTCAAGACGCATCAATCGTCACCTTCCATCCGCGTCAGTTCGTAGATACTGTTGCGTGTCACGATGCGAATATCGCCTTCGCACAGATAGTCTACTTCCTGAATTGTGGACGTGTGGACACCACCACCATCGACAGGGCGAATATAGCCACGTTCGCCAACGTTGATATTTTCAAGGTCGGTTACAACCTTGCCGTTGACCAATTCGTGGACATAGGTTAATTCGCGACCTTCGCGGGGATAGACATTGCAATAATACTTCACAGAATCTTCGCCACCTTTCTTTCGGGGATGTAAAATGTTCCGATTGTACGCCAATTTTCATGTTCGGATGGATACCAGTCAAGGTCACTATCCCAGCCGTTATATTCACCGTCTTGGTTAAACCAAAGGTAGTTGCCGTGCCAATACGCTTTGCCGATTTTTCTAAGAAAAGATACGGCGTCATTGTTTGATTCGACAAACACAACAACTTCTGAAAAATCTATAAACGGAATCGTTTTTATGTCGGCTATGCTATCAAGTTTTTGCCAGTTCAACTTAACGCCACCAATTTCTTTGCGAAGATTCATCATGTTTTCACCCACTTCTTGCGATAGAAATTGGTTTTGTCCTGCTTCTTGAACCACTTGTTCACGGCTTCCACCAACGACTTATTGCAATCCGCACACATCTTAATGCGCGGTTCAAAGTCAAGGTGCCAGTCGGCAGTTCCAGCGATTTGGTTCATGTTTGCCACATATTCCACCTGCATATTGTTGCCACAAATGGGGCAGGCGGGAATCAGTTTTTCGGCTTTTGGTCTTGCCATATCACACCACCCTTGCTTTCACGCGAACAATGTGAAGGATGTTCGGATTGCCGGTAAACCAGTGTGGTTCACAGGTGCTATATTTGCCCAGCTTTTCGCCAACCCTATCGCCGTCGCGAAAGTGTGTACAAATAAGTCTTACTCCAACAGCAGATGTTTCCAGCACAGTCCAGACACGACCTTTATTGCCATCAGAAAACACAAGGTCGCCCTTGCGAAAGTCCGAAAATTTCATAAGACCACCGCCTTATTTTGCACCAGCTCGAAACAATTTCCGTCCACAGGATATGTGTAGCCAGAATAGCGTCCTTCTAAAACCTTAACACGGATAGCACAATTCATTTTGTGCGCTTCGGTCACTTCGCACTTGACGTGATAATTTGTAATGTCATAGATGCCATTTCTTTTGCACCAGACGATTTGTCCGACCTTGAACATGATTACACCACCTTCGCCGACCGCGGTCTGTCGAATGACAGAACGGAATATTCGCGTCCTTCAAAATATCCCTTGCCATTTTTAATGTCATAACAATTATTCGGGCACACCGTATACCCCGCGTATTTGTTGAAAATGAACCGGTACGCAATAACGTCTGAATAGTCATTTATTGCGCCGCTGTATTTCTGTCGAATACGCTTGTATAGTTCTTTTGTATTCTTGTTGAAAACAACGATTGCGAAGTCGTGGTTTTGGATGAAATTAACAGCCTTATCAAAATCATTCATTTTTTGTTCACCGTCCTTATGGTATTATATTACCACAAAATAAAGTTGTTGTCAAGCCCATCCGCAGAAGTCGCTGATTTCGTTCAGTGTTCGTGGCGTATAATCCATCAACGGATTCATACACCCCACGTTAAACGAACGCATCTGCTTTTCGTAATGCTTTTCCCAAGCGCGGCGATATGCGTCAAACAATCCATCTTCAAATGAATTGTGGACGTGTCCGTACAGGTGGTAATATCCGTGCGTCATATTTTTATAAGACGCGATAGGAAAATGCGACAGAATGACGTGGCGATTATTATCAACAATTTCAGCAAACGGCAGAATTTCCTTCCAATCGGCGGTCGGCTTATAATCGTGGTTACCGCGAATCAGAATCTTTTCGCCATTCAACTGTTGAAGAATTGCGCTTTCTTCTGCGGGCTTTAGCCATGAAAAATCGCCAAGGTGGTAAACCGTATCAGTCGGCTTCACCGCTTCATTCCAGCGCTTGATAAGGTCGGCGTCCATTTCAGCAACAGTGAAGTATGGGCGATTGTCATATTTCAGTATGTTCTTGTGTCCGAAGTGCGTGTCGGAGATATAAAAGTTAGCCATCAGAAGTGCTCCTTAATGTATTCTTCTGCTTTTGCAAGTTTTGCCTGCGTAGCTTGCAATTCTTCAAGAACTGCGCTCGCTTCTGCCCTTGCGTCCCTATAAAGTTCAACGCGATAATCAAGGTCGTGCGCTAAATTTTCAATGGCGTCGGCAGCCTGTCGACATAGCTTCTTATTGAAATGCGCGTGTCGCAGCTTGTATACGGTGTACCAAATATCAACCATGGTGTTCGCCCCTTTCTAAATCCTCATATTGGTAATAAAAACCGTCAACGCGGCAGGAATCTTCAAATTTGCCCTTGCATAGTTCACACATGACCGTCAGGCTGATATAATTCGCTTTTGCCGCCTTTGTCGCAGACGGGTAGATTTCAACAATCGTGCGGTCGTACAACATTTTAAGCACGGGCTTGCGCCTGTTGCTGGCAGACATTTGCGCAGTTTCTTCTTTTGTAGCGAACCGTAGATTTGACAGTCGATTGTCGTACTTCATGCCGTTCTTATGGACAATATTGTAGCCTTCGATACGCCCACCCATAAAGGCATCTGCCATCAGATTTACCACGGGCACAGAAATTTTCACGCCGTCTGCGCGGGTCATTGTGACGCGCGTCCGCTTCTGCCCGCAGGTATACTGGCGCAGGTCATGTGCGAAACCGTATGCGTCTATCCAACGCACCTGTCCATCTTCGTTGATTTGATAGACGTATTTATAACCGTCAATGTTTACCCAGTCCATTGCACACCTCTAAAATCGGCTAAAAGAAGCCTGTCTCATGGTGAACTACACACGATGATAAAGCACCGGTGCTTCCTAATCAATATCTCTAACGAGACAAGTTTACTTAGGCTATCCCCGTAGTTCCTACGGTTCTTATTCTCAATCCTTCATTAAGAATATTTATTGCAGCGTTAATGCCTCTATCGTGAACAGTTCCACATTGCGGACACACCCATTCTCTAACAGACAAATCCTTTATTTCTGTATTTTTGTATCCGCATTTACTACACAACTGCGAACTTGGATACCACGAATCAATTTTCACAATTTCTCTTCCGTACCAGTTTGCTTTGTATTCCAGTTGTCGTACAAATTCTGACCATGATACATCAGCAATAGACTTAGCGAGTTTATGATTTTTCATCATATTCTTAACTTTCAATGTTTCCAGACATATGACTTGGTTTTCATCAATCAGTCTTTTTGAAAGTTTGTTTAGAAAGTCCTTGCGTTGATTCGTTATTTTCTCGTGACAACGTGCAACTTTAATTCTACATTTCTCTCGATTTTTACTTCCTTTTTTACAACGAGACAAGTCTTTCTGCAACTTCCGCAGTTTCTTTTCTGATTTTTTCAAGTATTTCGGATTTTCAATCACTTTGCCATCAGAAGTGGTTGCGAACCCCTTGATTCCCAAATCTATTCCAAGTTCAGAATCACATGGAATTTTCTTTGGAATATCTTCTTGTTCAACAAGAACCGAAACATAATATTTTCCCGATGGCGTTCTTGTAATGGTAGCGTGTTTGATTGTTCCAAAAAAATTCCTGTGTTTCTTAATCCTGACAAGTCCAATTTTCGGAAGGTTAATGTGTCGTTCTGTCACGCGGATATTGGCTTGATTTGTAGTATAAGAATCATATCGCGTTTTCTTACTTTTGAATTTTGGGAACCCAACTTCTGGTCGCTTGAAGAAGTTGTTGTACGCTGTCCGTAAATTCATCTGAGCATTTGACAACGCTTGCGCATCGACTTCTCGAAGCCATGGAAATTCGTCTTTATATTGGGCTGGCGTATTTTTCAGGTTTTGTTTTGTCTTATTGTAAAACTCGATTTTATCAGCAAGCATACGATTGTAGATAAATCTGACGCAACCGAAGCATTTTGAAAAATAAGTTTTCTGTTCTTCATTTGGATACATTCTATATTTGTAGGCAATCAACATATCTACAATCACTTCCTTTCCGATATAGTTCTCTTTCTTTTGCCGACTATGCTAAAGCATAGCGGATATCTTTGATTTCATGTTATACTGATAGTATAGCACAAAAACAGGCTTCTGTCAAGCTTATTTCAGAAGTGCGCCTTCGGGTCTGTGGCAATCGTTCCACGTTCTAATAGGAAAGGCGTCAAACGCACAGCGGCGGATTACCTTGCGATGCTTTACGCCGCCAACGGTTTCTTCTGAAATTATGGTTTCGGTTGTAGGGAAATAGATGCAATTCGGATTACATTCCATTGTCATCATCCTTCGACATGATATATCGTGCCCATGTATACGAGCTGTATGTGATAACGCAAAAGGTGTACAGCAGGAATACAGTAAGCCATGTCGGCTGTCCGCCATGCGTAGCGTCATAGATTCCGCTTGCGATACCAGCGACAATGCAAATCCATGTCAGACGATTAAAAATCTTTTCAACTTTTGTCATAAAATCAACCCCTTCTTATTTCTTCAAAAACGATTTGTTCCGGAAGCACATGATGACACACATAGACGCTGCTGAATGGCGGGTTGAAGCTGGGCTTCTGGTCGGCGTAATCCTTGAAAAACGAAATGCGCTTATTGAAATACATCAGTTCAAATTCGTTGTCGCGAAACATTTCAAAGCGTGCCTGCGATTCAAACAGTCCAACAACGCCGACAAGCATAGCAAACGGCGTCCCGATTTTAAAAAGACATTGGAACACTTGTTGTTTAAGGCTAAACGGCGGATTGCTGATGATATAGTCGCACTTTGGCGGTTTGATAGTGAAGAAATCGCCACCAAAATCAATGTGTGTTGCAATCACGTCGTGTCCAGCTTCGCGCAACAGTTTGACGTAGTTACTTTCTTCCGTGTCGAACGGACACCAAATCGTGCTATTCGGCTTCAAATATTTGACTATCGGCTTAATCGCATAGGGGGGGGTGTAGTATTCATTGTTGCCACTACCCGCCACAACGTCCATTTTCATGTCACGCCTCCGCAATCAGCTTTGCCCGCGTTGCAGGGCCAACAGAACCATCGACCGCAAGACCGCGCGACTTCTGATACGCCTTAACCGCCGCATAACAACCACCGCCAAAACTGCCGTCGATGCCCTTGGGGTCAAAGCCGCAATAGACCAACTGCCACTGTAGCCAGCGGACATCATCGCCCGTGCAACCACGAACAAGGGTTCGCTTCGGAACGGGATAGGGATTTTTTCCGTCTACCTTATTGGTGATGATAAGTGCGGTGGAAATCCTGCGATTTTCCAGCGTAGCGTGCTTAATAGAACCGTCAACACGCATGATTTCGCTTCCACCGCCGTCAAATTTCAGCACGTCTGTGAAGCCAAGGGCGTGGAACTTCTTGAAAGCTTCCTTGGACGTAATCATATTGCCAGTGCTGGTATGCCAATCCATGACATAGATGGTGTCAGAACCACGCTTCAAGCCGACAAAAATGTGGTAGGTGTTATAGACCTCGCCGCCCTTCCAGCCGCAACCGATTACGTCGTTCTGATAGTTAGACGCAACGCCGTTCTTCATGATGGAAATTCCAGTCGCGCAGTAGTCATATTCCGGCTTCGGATGGTCGATGCGTTCGATGACTGGCTTACCGTTGGCGATAGCGAAAACATCAACAGCCTTGTGATAAAAGCTGTTCCATTGCGCGCCCCACAAGTCGTAGAAGTCGCAGGTGTATTTGCCGTCGGCGAACTTGCCATTCTGCCCGCAGATTTCGCGCGTCTTTGCACCAATGGTGGCGACATTGCAAACGGTCGCGCCAACGGGATATGTGTATTTCTGACCGTTCTGTGTTCCAGCGGAGAAGAAGCCAAGGTTCACATAGGTGGAATCGGTGATGTTCTTCTTGGTTTTGTCAACCATGACGATTGATGCTTCAGCGGGTTGACATTCGATAATTTTGATGCCATTTGAAACGTAATATTTCAAATCAAATCACCCCTTATATTGAAATAATTTTTCGACACGCATAAACGTGTTTCCACCTTGATTATCAAGCTGGCGGCGAAGCGGCTTTTCCCACACACAAACGAAATCTTCTGGCGCAGATTCTTCGCTGATAAACACGTTGGCGCGCTTTGAAATTTCGCGCATATATTCCCAAAAACCTTCTGTGTCGAATGCACCAGTAGCATAGCCCGTCACGTTTTTATACGGCGGGTCGCTATAAACAACGGCGCCGTCTGGAATTTCAACTTCGCGATAATCGCCACATAAAAAAGTTGCGGTCTTAACACCTTCAAAATCTTTCATTAACGACACCTTTGGCGTCTTGCAGAAGTCGTCGCCGCGATGTTCGCGGGCGAGTCCACCCCACCATTTGCCACCATAAGAACAACCAAAGCCAACAAAGCCAGCAAGCCCCATATCGTCGTTTTGGCGCGCCTTTATTTTAAGATAGTCGCCAGTGGTTATAATATCAGGGAAGTTGCGTTCGTTCTGGAGGTCACGCCACATAGCTATAAGGTGTGGGTGCAAATCGTTCAAGATTTTTACATCGAAATCCAAGAGCGATTCTACGGCACAAGAGCCACAAAAAAGCGATATGAGCGGTTGATTGTGGTCGGCGTTTGCGTTAATATATTCGGCAATGTCGCGCTTAATCCGCGATTTCCCGCCTAAATATCGCATAATCACACCACCTTTGCTTTTTGTTCTGGTACATTCCACGGATAAAACGCCACTTCCCAAAGCGCGCCGTTATATTTTGCGCGATATTTGTCATGCGAATATTGGATTCGCGTGATAACATATTCGATTCCGAACGCGGTATCACGAAACCGATAACCGTCTGGAAAGCGCGGCGAAACGAACTTAACGGACGACATCTTCATGCGAAGTTTCACACCGCTGTCAACAATAAAACGGGCGCGGTCGTTTTCGTCTGGCATGTCAATAATCCAAACGTGGCGACCATAGAATTTTGAATTTTTATTTGTGATGATATATTTGTCCAGATAGTTCATACTACTTTCGCCACCTTTCTTCTGTGTAAGCGTAGATTGTACGCATCTGCGCTACGCCAATACGGTTCAGAACCTGAGTCGGGATAGATTTTGTCACCAGCGCGCTTATAGTTCGGAACAAGCCTAACGCGATTGTCATAGCGGTCAATTTCGACGACCGTGTAAGCATAATGGACGTTTTCCGTAGAAAACAAGATGTCGCCAACGTGATAGTCCCCAATCGTCATAATACCACCGCCTTCTTTTGGACTTTTCGACAGAAATTTTCGGGGAATACGGTATACGCGCCGCCAATGTGTGAGAAATGGCGTTGCAGATTATGGTCATATTTTTCAACGGTTTGCACTGTGACTGTGCGCGACGCGTCGTTCTTATGCGTAACCTTATAACGATACGTTTTATCTTCGGAATCGGCAATCAAAATATCGCCTATGTTGATTTCGTTGTAAGTCACAGTCACACCACCTTTGCACCGAAATATACGCCGATTTTGTTCGCTTCTGCCATCGTGCGTTCGCCATGGTCAATTCGCCACTTCATAACGCGAAGCAACTGTGCGCGTTTCTTAGGATTGCAATTCCACGCTTCCGTGATAGAATAGCACCTGCCCAATACTTGCTGCATACAACAAGTGTTGTTACAGGCCGAACCACCGCAGATAAAGCTACAAACGTTGCTACCCTCAACATTGTCAAAACGCATGATACTTTCACCACCTTATGATGGTATTATATCATGCGTTTTAACTTTTGTCAAGTGAACTTGGAAGTGACGATATCGTATTCTACAAGGCAATCGCAGTACGTTCCGGTTTGTTCAAAGCCGCTTTCAGTTTTTCGCCAGTTCGGTCGCTTTTGAAACTTCTTGCAATACAAGATGTCATCTGCCTTAAACTTGTGTTTGCCATAGAATTTTTTGTCCGCTTTGCACTCTATGGATTTTCCGGTCGCGATACAATACAGCGTAACGCGCGGCGTAAATTTGGTATCTGCCGCCAACACATAGCAGAAGTTTTTCGGAAGTTCGGGCTGTGTGAACGACACATAGCCAAGATATTCGCGGTCGGCTTGTATGCGTTCTGCCAGCGGCAAATATTCGTCGGGCAAAGACGCTTCAAACGCTTTCAGTTCAGCGATTCGCGCTTCTTTCGTCTTGGCAACATACGTTTTCTTGTAGCGGTCGAAGAATTTGTCAACGATTGCCAACAGCTTCTTGTTTTTGCCAAATTCGCTAAAGAAGCCGATGGTGGTCAGCACCTTGATTTGGCGGGCGTCAACCGTGGTATTTTCGCGAAGATAGACAAGAAGGTCGGCGAACGTGGGAAAATCCATGAAGCGGATAGAATAAAGCTGGTCGGCGCAATCGGCAGAAATATATTTGATGGAACCAATTCCTTTGTATATAGTTCTTGTGGATTCATCAAATGAATATTCCAGCTTCGCGGAACGAAATCTTCCCGGCTTTAGATTTATGCCAAAATATTTCAGTTCCTTCGTTAGCCTTGATGTCTTTTCTTGGTTTCCGTCGTAAATATTAAATACGACAGTGTAGTAATGAAGCGGATAGTTTTTCTTCAAATACGCTCCATACAGACAATCAAGCGCCGTCGCGGCACCGTGGGGACTGTTAAACCCATAGTTCATTTGTGCCTGCATATCTGACCACATTTTATCAAATCCGTCGTCTGAACCAGTGTTTTTCTTCCAGTTTTCGCGTAGTCCTTGTTCGAGTTTTTTGAAATCTTCCGGCTTGATTTTTTTCTTTGAAATCTTCTTTATTAGACCAATAGATTCTGCCGGCGTTACGCCAAGAAACTCGAACATTGACATCAGGGATTCTTGGAAGATTACTCTGTGTCCAGTTGGTTCAAGAACTTTGTCTAACGCTTCTGAACCGGTGGTATGTGGCTTTCTCGCAATAAAATCATCTCGTTGTGGCGCAAAATTTGGTCGAATTGCACCAACAAACATCGCCAGTTCTTCCATGGAACGCGGCTTATATTTTCGCAACAATGCTGTCGCCCAATCTTCGCCAACTTGGTTCAAGGTGCAGGTAATTCCATCGTCAAAAAGTTTCCATGTATCTTCGTCGATATTTTCTAAAAGACGTTTTACGGGCATAATTGGCTTGCCGATTGATTTGAAAACTTTTGAAATAATGTCCCAAACGCTAACGATAAGATAATCATTTTTAAGATATTTCCACGAATCGGCTTCAGAAGATGTTATCATTGCGCACAAGAAATCACCAAGTTTTACAACACCAACCTCTTCTTCGATATCGCAATTCATCAAAAGATGGGCGCATGGATGCACAGACGCGCTTACAATCGTACCGACATACTTTTGCGATTCACTAATATAAGCGCCCCATTTTTTGTCGTCGCGATATGCATCAATATCCTTAGACACTTCATTTACTTCGCCATATGGTTCACCAGCAGAACGACACACATTCCTAAACGCTTCACTTTCTCCCATAGTACCATACGCCAACATTGGGAAACATCCGTCTTCGCCAAGAAGTTCGCGACTTGCCTTCACAAAAGGTTCTTGACCGACAACGTTAGCATCGAAATCTGGAAGCGCGTGGTTTTCCAGCAGTCGTGCGGTCGACATAAACCTTTCGCCGTACATCGGAAGCGTTGTTCTAAGACGATCAATTTGTGTCAAGCCAAGGATTTTATTCAGAATGAACGCACCACACGAATTATGAACAACAATATTATTTATTGTGTAACTATGACAACCATCTACTTCCATGTCGTATACCGTGGTCGTCATGTTCTTGTGGATTTCGACAGATGTAACCGGCAAATACCAATATTCATCATCTTCTACTAATTTATTTATATTTCGATGATAACCGCCATTTAAGGTTCTTAACTTATAAGATTCGGCGTTTTTATACCCACGAACATCGTCGTATGCAAGCCGCACATCTAAAGATACAGGAGAAGAACCGTCTACAATATCATGAAGCGTTTTGTAGGTTCCACAAAGCGATAGCGACGTAGTATCGTAGCAGACCTTATTATATTCTTTCCCACTGCTACCATCGGCTTTCATCATTCCAATATAAATCCATTTAAGAAGTTCTTTCTTTTGATTCAACAAGTCCTTATTAAATGTTTTTTGTTTCCCTTTTTTCGACTTGAAGAATTCGGTTGAAAACCACGCGTTCAATATTCCGCTAAACATTGTCATTTGAATAAGGTTTTTGTTTTTAGCATAATTGTAATATATTGGAATTCCTATTCTTTGCGAAATCTTCTCAAACACATACCTATTGAATCCATTTTTTGTTGTGTTATTTATGGCAAGTCCTATACCGTTGCTTCTTTGTGTCCATCCGTCTGCATACATAAGTCCGACAAAGGCATTCCACATATAGTCCATAGAAATATACCTTGGTATACGTCTTCTTATAAATCCATGTTTCTTACAGTATTTAGAATAGTCTTCCATTGTCTTAAATGGAATATTGTCAAACATATCAGCCAATGATTTTTTCGTTTTGCCGTTCGTTCCGATTTTTCCATTCACAACACTTAATGCAAATGCCTTGCTTGTAATACCAGCACGACCCAACTCGCTTGGGCTATATGGATATTTCGCTGGGGTTGGAACAACTTCGTAAATATAATTTTCATCGAATTCATATCCGAAAACATTATATTTATTTAGGTCATATACGATTTCTTCATCGTATTCGTGTTTTAATTTTGGACAACAAAGCAAGCTTCCAACAGACAGTTCGTCTGCACAAACGTATTTTCTACACCCATCTTTATAGACAAGTATTTTGTGGTCGGTGGTACAAATATTTTTATATTTTTTGTAACTACTTCCTTGGCACCTATATGTAAATTCAATCATGTCTTCGCATATATCATACGACATGGTTTTATTTACCCTGTGCCACATTCTATCTTCCGAAAGAACTTCGTCCCCAACAACCACAGAGTCTATTGTCTTCATTGCGTTTGGTGTTCTTATAAGCGCATCTTTTGTAAAACACCCGCGGCCCGTGCGAGTCAAGACGCCACCATATTTGTTTATAGCCAAGTCGAACAGCTTGTCGTTGAGAAGAAAATAATCAGACGTGTGGACTTCGCTTGTTTCTTCAATAACCTGCATTTCCTTTCGACATTCGGCGGCATACTTTTTTCTTTCTTCTGGCGTCACTTCATCTTCTTCCATGACCTTGTTAAATTTTTTATTTACAATATCCTTCAGAATAACGATTTTTTCTTCTTCCGTCTTGCCTGCGTATATGGTTGGCATCTTGATTGTTCTGTCAATGTTGATGTTTTCGCAGGCGTCGAACGCAAGCGTGTTATTTATTGCAGAAACAATCTGCGGTCTTGTCAACACGCCCTGTTTTTCAAATCGCGAATACATAACATCAATAGTGGGATAATCAAGAATAAACGAATCTTCTTCGCCGTAATTTATGCCTTTGCCTTTTAGAAATTCAAGCCGTTCCTTGGCTTGTTCTGGATAAATATAATGACTGTCATTTGCTGCAATTATATCCAACCCATGTTCTTTTGCGAAGGAAATCGCCTTCTTGTTTATTTCAATCTGATGTTCTTCGTTATGGTTTTGGACTTCAAGGAAAATATTTTTGCCAAACTTTTCCACCAATGGAAGAAGAATTTGATTGGTGGCGTCTTCGTCGCGAAGCAACCCCGCCATACATGCCGAAGTAATAAACAGTTCGTCATCATCAAAATTATCCGTTAAATCAGATAAAAACAGGCGCGGCTTATAATAATACCCGTCCCTGTTTGCGTGGCTACTTGCTTTATTAAGTTTCTTTCGTGCCACATTTGTCTTGGGAATTAAGATGATATGATAATTTCTATTGTCTTTTTCAAGCGGGTTTGGTACTATATAGCCTTCCATACCGAATTTACAGTCAAGCCCATACTTGTCACAGACTTCACGCGCTTCGAAGATATCACCACCGCTTCCATGCTCGGTGCTAAATATATTTTTTTCACCAAGTTCAATGGCGCGCTTGGCATAATCTTCGATTTTAACATTAACATCTGGTGTAAAAATATTTGAAACGTGTGTATGTTTGTGATAATTGTTATACCTATCCAATCATATCACACCACCTTCGCCTGTTTTGGAATAAGTTCAAATTGACCGACATCCATACCGTATATCCATTCAAGTCTTGTGTCATCCTTGCTAATAGACGCAACATTTATTCGTCCACTTTCTTGTTCCGTTATATCGCACACAAAGAATTTGACGTGGTAACTTGGCTTGGATTTGTCTTTTCCCCACACAATTTGTCCAAGCTTAAACATGGCTACACCACCTTCGCGGTTTTCTTCTTCACAGGATAAGCCCATATTTTCGTCGCGTTAGCCCACCAGTCTTGTTCGCTGTAAATTTGATACGCCGACGGAATCCAGTTGGCGGTCGTATTGTTATATTCCGTTCGTGCATAGTCGGTTGCTATAATATAATAATCAATTTTCGCCATCTTTGACCGCCGTTTCTTCGTCCATAAAATCTTCCGCCACACCATCGCGCGGTTCGACTTCACCCTTAATTCGCGCAAGAAGATATTCCAAATCTTCGATAGATGCTTCATAGAAACTGATGTCCCAAATCCAATAATCAGAAAATTGTGGAGCCTTAAATTTTAGCGCATACTTATCGCACCACAGCCTATCCCAAAGTGCCTGTCTGCCTTCGCCAGGTTTCGCCAGCATATCCATGATTTCATGCACCAGTTTTCCGCGTACCTTGCCCTTATTGTCGTCGTCCCGCGACACATAATCACGCGCATTCTGCGACGTGCGTACAAACATCGGCTTGCCGCGATAATACAGCATATCACCAACAAGGTCAAGCGACTTTCCATAAGGAATGTTTACATCGCCAGAAATAGACTTAATTCGCATCCTACGATTTGTAATATATCTCATTATTTCCCCAGCCTTTCCCCGCAGAACGGGCAATAATTTATATAGATTCTGTCATAGACGAAGTCGTCTTCGTAGATGTCCCATTCGCCAGTTTCGTGGTCAAGATACCATTCACCGACCGCATCTTGAAAAATCGTGCAATCGTTTGAACCATAGTCGCAGTATTTACACATTATATAACCGCCGCCTTTCGATAACGCGCAATAATTTCACGCGCCGTTTCTTCGTCTTTGTCTGTAAGCATAAGTTCATCGCTATTTGGTAAATCAATTATTCTTTTTGCGACTTCCACGACTTCTTGGCTTGTTGGTTCGACATCGCAATCGCCATATTTATTCAGCGGACATTCGTCGCACGAATCATAGCGCGAACAAATAAATTCGTTCAGCAGAAAATATTCTTTGTCATTCAAACAACCACCGCCTTCATATAGCGCGACAAAATTTCCATTGTCTGCAATCCCGCAACGCCAGATTTGCGGTATACAATCAGTGCATACTTCACAAGTTCCTTATCTGGCGTTTCCGTGTTACAGGGGACCCAAGCATCAATAGGGCAAGTGCCGCACGCACCAAAATTTCCGCAAATATACCTGTGTAAGATTTCGCGTTCATTTGCCGTCATAATATCACCCCTGAAATTATCATAACAAATCAGACGCAATTTGTCAAGTAATAGTGGCAGAACGGCGCCGCCTTGCAATAGTTCATACACTTACGACTTTCACCCTTGCGCTCTTCGATATAGCAACCTTTCGCGTCATTCAGTTCCATCCACGTTTCAGCTTCTTCGCGTGACGGCAAAACGCGCAACGCAGATTTCCGCCCGTCCTTTTTGACGGCGTAGGTCGTTGGTGTTTCCCAGCGGTTTTCAGCAGAACACGGCGGCAATTCGTCGTCAGGGGTATCTTTCAGCGCGTTGATTTCACGCAGTTTTGCGCGCACGGCTTCTTCTGTCTGCGCGATATCTTCGTCTGTGAAATAGTAGTCAATTACACGAATAGGAGACTGCGGATAAGACTTGTCAAACTTCGCCTTGGACATGGAATGGTCGCGGAAGAACTGGATAATCTGCGCATGACGACAGCGAATATTCAACACCAACTGGAACAACAATAGGTATATTGAAAGTTGCGCACGATATTTTCCGCCGTCACCATAGATTGCCGTCCATGTAGACGTACATTTGTAATCGCGTAAGACTTCGTTTCCTTCTGTTGCGTCAAAACTATCAAACTTACCAGAAATTGCACCTTCGGGGAATTCATAGAAAAGGCGCTCTTCACGAATTTCATTTTCATCTTCTTTGGCGCGTTCCAATACTTCGTGCAAAGCGGAACCAAGAAGAGCGTAAAGTGATTCGCTTGCGTCTTCTTCGATTTCAGCGGCGTGACGGTTTGTTAAAATGATTTCACACGGGTCTTTGGTCAGAGTCGTAGCAGAATAAGTATTTTCTATGCGCCCATCATAAGTATCGTTGCAAACCGCGTTGTATATTGCAGGCGGAAGATTTAATTTGTTTGTAATCTTCATGCGCGATACGTCCTTCGCCAAAAATTCTTCATTTTGAAATATGGATTGTTCGTCACATCTTTCGCTTCGCCAAAAGGCCAGACATAAGACTTTGCTTCTTCTTCGTTGTCGAATTCGACTTCGGCATAGTAGAAGTCTTCGTTTAGCCCGCCGTCGCAATGACAAATTTCAACCCTGTGCCCATCCACATTATAAATACGATAATACTTGTGGAATGTCGGCAAGTGGAAAGAATCCAGCAGTTCATGGTAGGTTTTTTCGCTGATATAGTTGTTGACTTCCGCGCGCGTAAGACCACCATCGCCCTTAATGGTCATAAGATAATCGACCTTGCCTTCCCATTTGCCAGTCAAGATTTCCATGCGTCGGATACGCACCTCTGGTGTTCCAGACACGACATAGCTTCCTTCAACAGAAATTTCGCAATCGGGCTTCGCATCAGGGAAGCCATCTACAAGGAACTTGCGTTCAATTTCTAAAGCCATCAGTATTTCCTTTCCACGGTTGTCACGCCGTCAATATGTCCAACCTTAATAAATCCTTCCGGTTCGTCAAGGTCGATTGAATAATCATAGTTAATTTTCTGAAATTTGTCGCCATCAACAAACCAAAGGTCGCCAAAACACGGATTCAGGTAAACATCACCGTTATTATACATTAAATCAACCCCTTTGAAATAGCATCAAGCATGGACACGATGAACAAAATCATCATAAAAACGATAAGCGCCCAGCCAAGATAGTTCCAGTCTTTCTGCTGGATGAAATACACAATGCACGACGCATCCATCAGCATGAATATCGCGCAGACCACAAACAACGCACCGACAAAACTCATAATTATTCCACCTTTCTTTTTTTGTTATATAGTTCCATCCACCTGTCATATCCCATATCTACCGGTGCATTTTTTGGCGCAACACCACGCATCGGAATACGCCAGACGGACTTATAATGTTTCAATATTTCACTTTGCTTGTAGATTTCTTCGACCGCCACATCTTCGTCGTAGGCAAAGATTAACGTGTTGAACGGGCATTTCACCAAAAGCGGGATTTCATCCTTCAACCCGTGCGAACCAACGGCTACGGCATTGTGGATTCCCCAGCTTTCAAGTTTCAGCGCGGACTTTTCGCTTTCCACTACGATACATTCGTTTAAACCGACGATTGCATCGCGCGCGTTCACATAGTTAAACAAAAAGTCCTTTCGCCCAAGTTTGTTGACGTATGAATACTTCGGTTTCGCCACCAGATTGCGATATTTAATCGTCACCAGCCGATTGTCCGCGTCATAAATCGGGAACATAATTCGCGTCTTGTCCGCGTTATAACGCACGTCATAGCGCGTCAAGACGTCTTGTGTGATGCCTTCTGCCAACCATTCTTTGATTTCGTGTGACGGCGGGAAGGCGTCCATTGCATCTGCCAAAAGAAAAAGGCGCTGTTCAAACGCCCTTTCCTTCGGGCGGAATACACTTGCAACCTTGATGAAACACGGCGTTTCGATAATTTCAGAACCCGTTTCCATTTCAAGGATTTGCACGGCTTCACGAAACGGCACGTTGTGATACTTTTGAATAAACGACAAGATATCGCCAGACGAACCACACGAAAAACAGTTGAACATCTGCTTTTCACGATTCACAAAAAACGACGGGTTGTCGTCGCGGTGGAATGGGCATGAACAGTAGAATTCGACGCCGTTGCGCGTCTGCAAATCTGCATAACGCCCGATATAATCAACAATATCCAGCTTGTCGCGAATCTTTTTAACGTCCATGCCCACACCACCTTTCATTGTATTATATCACATTTTTACACGCTTGTCAACAGGTTATGTCTTTTATGCCCTTTTCGTTATACGACGCATACTTGGTCGGCGTGTCAACGAACTTGCGTTTGCCGCATCGCAAACATTCATATTCCACAGTGCAAACAGACAACGCGTTCTTAGACGGGCGATAACCCACGCGCTTCCAGTCGTGCAGTCCAATCGCGCAAGGGTCTTGTGTGGAACCAGTCCCGTTACAAGTCACATCCATATTGCTGCAACTGCAATATGCCACCCACGGCGCGTTCACACGACCACAGCGCGGACAAATCCAGCCTTCACTTTGCATGGTCACAGTCCTCGCAGTCGCAGTCGTCGTCAAGGTATGCCGCCAGTCGTTCAGCAAGACAATCAAGATACATAGACATAGCGTCAGCCTGCGTTTCAAGAATGTCGATGTCGCAGTCAAGCGGGTACTCAAGCTGGTGCGTGTTGAACAGCTTGATGGTATCGTACAGCTTGGCAAGGCGGTACTGAAGCTGCTGATATTCGGCGGCAAGACGCTTAACGTGGTCGTCAGACAGCATGAATTCTACGGTTTCCTTCAGATTTTCAATCATATTATTTATCCTTTCTTATCACTTTTTATAAACACCAGAAGCTTTCTGTCGTTCATCAATTAAATTTCGAATCTCCACGAGACAATCCTTGCAGCATTCATATTCGTTTTTAGTGTTGGCGGCGTAGTACACCGCGACGCTCATACACGTATGGGGGATTTCCTTCCCGCAAATGTCACAATAATATTTCGTCATAAATTCACTTCACGCCCACAGGTCGTAGAAGTAGGCTTCCAGCGCGTCCTTGCAATCTTCAACGGTGTCGCACTCGTCAAAGATTTCGTCAATCTTGTCGCGCAGGTCACGGGCAAGCTTGGCGGGGACGCCATACAGTTCGTTGAACTCGTCAAGAATCCAACTGGCATTAGTGTCGGGGTCGGGATAAAGACCACCGGTGATGATAGTGTAAACCTTCGTGACGTTCTTGTTAATCTTCTTATCCATTGTTATTTTCTCCCTTATTATTGTTATTATTTGCCGCTTCTTGCGGGATTTCACCATAGATATCTTCTTGCATATGCTGTTCACATTCTTGGAACTTCGCATAGTTACCGAAGAAGTTTGCATCAATCCACTGTTCGCCTTCCTGCATCTGTTCTCCAAGACGATTATAAAGAACGGTAAACCGATAATTTCCCTGTGCTTCATTCGCCTTGAAGTCTGCGTAGTCCTTGCGTTCCATCTTGATAACAGCCGAACTATACTGCGCGATACGAATAGAATCAGCGATACCGCCATTTCGCGACGCCTGACACGCCGAAACAACTGCCATATCAAGGTCGCCAGCAATGCGATTTTTCAAAATATTCGTCAGATTGCCAAGTTCTGCATAGTTGCTATAAGCGTCTGTCGCAGTTGACGGCTTCAGATAGTCAAAGAAAAGAACATCGCATCCGCATTTGCGCTTCATAGTTTTGACATAACCATAGATTTCGTCTGACGTGTAAATCGGAATATACTTGTGATATAGTTCAAGACCCTTGATTTTTTCAAGCGCCAGTTCTACGCGACGTTGTTCGTCGTCGCTGTAATTACCGCGCCTGATATGCTGGACTGGCACCTGAGAATAATATGCAATCAATCGCTGTGTGAAAAGCGCGTCGGTCATCTCGGTGTCCAAGTAAATGCACTTGCCACCCTGTCGAATTACGTCAATCGCTGTATCCATCAGCATAATTGACTTACCGCTTTTCATCGGCGCCAAGAATGTCAACATTTCGTTTTTGTCGATTGTCACATAGTCATTCAACTGCGGGACACATTCAAACACATATCCGCGCCCTGCGCCCTGCTTTGCTTCAATCTTCTGCATGATATCTTCAAGCTGGTCACCAATCTTTGGAATGTCCGCGCCGTTGATATAGTTGTCCGCCGCGCTATCAAGAATATCAGACACATCGCGCTGAATATCCGTGATAGATTTTGCCGACAAAACGCGGGTCTGTGCCGCGTTCAGGTCGCGATATAGCTTGCGCTTATACGCCATCGCCAACACGTTGTTTACGCATAGAACGAATTCTTCGGACGTTCCACGCGCCAGAAACTTCGCATTGTCAACAATCTGCGAAATGATGTCGGGCGAAAGACAGCCCTCTGCGCGCTTCATAAGCTTCGCGTCACCAGAAATGGACGCGTTAATATTGAAGGCGTCAATCTGCTGAATTTCCTGTTCCCTTAGACGGCAAATCGCGTCATAGATTACGCCGTTTGCGCGGTCGGTGAAGTCGTCGCCTTTCAGATTTTCGATGAAGTTCAGCATATTGGGTTCGGCAATAAGCGATGCGACTACACCAGATTCGGATTTGACGTCGGCAAGTTCTTCAAATTTGATAATATTCACCCCTTTCGGTAAAAAATAGGAGTACGACTAATTAAATCGTACTCCTATTGGGTTAATCAGAACGGCAAATCCGAACTGTCGGGGTCATATTCGTCGACAGGGGCTTTGCCAGCGGGCTTGCGACCAACATCAGCAAAATCGAAATCGAAAATTACCATCCGAGGCGACTTTGGAAAAACCTTCTGCCCTGTCTTGTCAATATAAGGCTCGCATTCCAGACTAAAACGGACATTGGTAATCTTGTCCTTTTCATTCAGGTCGGCAAGCTTTGCAAAGGCATTGCCAACAAGCCTACACCATCCCCAATTCGAGTTTTTCCATTCGCCAGTCTGCTTATCTTTGCGACTTGTTGAAAAAACACAGGTCGCATACTTCTGCTGCTGATCGGTAGTACGCCAATACGACCAAAAACTATCACTTGTTGCAAAAATTGCCATTTACTTTACCTCTTCTTTCTTTTCTGCTTCTTTTGCCGCCTTCGCCTTTAAGCTACACGCATAGCAGAGGGGCTTGCCAAAACTTTTAGTAGTTCCACTAACAAGCTTGTCTACGCTAAGACCCTTTTCAGGACGAATTTCACTGCCGCAATCTGCGCAAATAGGCTTGTCTGCTTCTGGCAAATCTTCTCCGCCATATACGTACAACCCCAGACCATGGCGAGCACACGCCTTCGTAAGACTGCGCTGAATCGTCTTATTCACATCAAAGGACGTCAGCTTATCTGCCGGAATAGATTGATTCTTGTAATCCATAACCGGAAGATATTCGATGTGTTCAAGACCATCAATAGTTACACCGGTTTTGACCCAAGCAGTTCTACTGTCTGTGAAGTAGTTCCACCCATCAGCATTTTCATAAATCGTGTAAAATGCCATAGGATGCCGCTTTTTGATTTCTGCCCACGCAAACGCCCAAGACAGATAAGTTAGGCCATTCTTCTTTTCCGTTTTGTCATTTACGTTGACATCATAAAGTTCCTGAAAATAGTTCTTTACTTCTGCCATAGATTTTTCTTTCCTTTCTTAAATTTGTTCGAACCGCCTATTCTTCGCATCGCGACACGCCTTACATCTTGTCGTTACCCTTAAACTATTATCATGTGCATATAAAATTTCGCCAAGCTTAATAGTCGTGGGTCTACCACAATCGGTACAATTATATGTGTACGTCAAATCGCAGGTGCGATTCTGTACGCGGTTCTCCATCTTCTCATTTTCGGTCATTAACCTTTTCCTCCTTGATTGTATTATAACACACTGTTTTAGTCTTGTCAAGCCCCTGTTCCAGTCGACCCAATTCCACCGTCGCGATTACCAACAGCGTCGTCATCGTCACACACCAGATACGGCTGAATAATTCCCTGCGCGACACGTTCGCCAGCAAGAAATTCCACATCTTCGTCACCTTCATTTCGCAATGCAAGCCAAATATCCTTATTAAAATCGCTGTCGATAATACCCACATTATTGCACAGTACGACATTGCGCTTAATACCCACGCTGGAACGCACATAAACCGCCATAAAAACGCTTCTGGGCATATCGGTAATACGAACACCCGTCGGAACTTTGACGGTGCTGTGGGGCGCCAGAACCGCGTCAAACGGGATGCAAATATCGTAGCCCGCGCTACCCTTGGTTGCACGACGCGGAATAACCACGTTGGCATATTCAACAGCGAAGCCAGCGGCATCGCAATCAGCCGCAAACTGCGCGGCAGAAACACGTTCAAATTTCATATTTATAATCCTTTCTTTCCAAACGAACTAACACTTTTAATAATGTTGTATATAAGTCCTTCGCACCATGAACAACATTCGATTTTTTCATCAATCCTGCCGTCATGTCGAAGTTCTATAATATGCGGCAATTCCGTGATTTCACAGCCGCAGATGTCACAATATTTTCTATCCATCTTTTACCTCGTATTTTTCAAATAGTTCGCAGTTGCAGAAACCCGCGTGATTCATCTGCTTGAACTTGTCGCATTGACAAGTAGCATCCAACTGACAGGGGCAACTGCGACTGTTGGCACGCAAATAGTCTGTGACCATTTTGACGATTTCTTTGTCGGGGTTCACCCTTACTTTTAACATTAGATATACTTCCTTCTGAATTTTGACGTAATATCTTCTTTCGCACTTCCTTTTTCCATAACATACATTCGCTGATTGGTTGTTGGTTTGTCCAGCCCGCCAAATTGTTCGTCATAACGTCCGATTTTAACGTAGTCAAATGCGCCAACACAATCTTTAAGGTCGTCCAAGCTGTCATAACCGCTATAAAGGCACGTCTTATAGCCTACGCACATTTTCGCCAGATGAACAAGTTCCTGCTGGTCTTGGTCGCCACCCATAAAGCAGACACAAGTAATCGCGTCTGCGTATTGGCGGATTGCGTCCGCAATATCCGCAGAAAGGTCGCGACCGACATCTTCCCACAGATATTGCGAATGGCAACCCTTGCAATGGTGGGTGCAACCACTAATGTTAAACACCAACGAGACTTCGTTTGGAACTTCTTGGAATGCGATAGTATAGCCGGTGTATTTCAACATCAGATATTCACCTGACTATCATAGAAACGCTTGGCGGCTTCGCGCTGACGCGCTTCGCTGAAACGGGAAATGCGTTTGAGATATCCAATCACCCTTGTCGCATAATCAAGATTTTCACTTCCACAAGCAGGACATCTATCAAGCATATGTTTACTAATATGTCCACAATCGTTACAGACGGTATTCGGGATATTGAATGTAAAATAAGAACATCCGGTTTTGATGGCATAATCAAGAATTCGACGATACTGTTCTTTTGTAAGGTGTTCCGCCAAATTTACGTGGTTCGCCGCCCCGCCGTCAAGATATTTTGTCGACTTCTTACCCTGAAGGATAAACTTGTCGGCTACGTTACAAGATTCATCTTCGACAAGATAGAAGTAACTGTTATAGCAATCGCGTGGGACGAAATAGCCATCAACTTTATCCCACTTGGCATTTTTAACGGCGAGGTTTTCTGAAGGCGCCATTTCACAATTAAACATCACTTCATCCGTCCTGTCTCGACGGTTGATTTCGTAAATCGGCTTCAGAACAGATTCAAGATATTCAAAAAACTTGTCGTTTGGTGAAATGTCGATTCCAAGGAACTGTGCTCCTTCAACGACGCCATTGATGCTCGCCGTAAGGAATTGTTTTTCCATAGAAATAAAGCCGGCATCATAGACAGGAAGAAGCCTTGCATTTAGATTATCTTTAACAATTTCATTATATGCAATAAGATATTTATGAACCTTTTCCACTTGTTCCGCAACTACATCAGAAATATTGCGCCTATTTTTCATGGCGTTTTGCACCAATCTATTGATATTCATGGTAATTACACCCTTACTTCCAGTGGAAACGCCGCCCGCACCAAGCGTATAGCTAAACGTATTATCCTGCAACTCGTTCCGAAGACGACAGCACGATGCGAGGCTGTCTACACTGTCACTCGTGTAAGTAAAAAAGCTGTGTCCCCTTGCATACATTTCAGCGGTAAAATCCGCAGAATTTTCATCAACATATTTCGTTCCATCACTAAGAAGATTCATTGTTTCGACCGGGAACGTAATCACAGCCTTCCTGCGTTCTTCATTAAGCCAATTCATAAACTCACGCTGGAGCCATTCCAAACTTTCCCAGCAGGGGGTACTTCCGTCTGGAAAAATAAATGTTTCAAAAAGACCCTTGAAGTACGGTTCGTCAAAGTAAGCGATGTTCCAGAACGCGGCTTGAAAACCTCTTGCGGCGGCAGGCTGGTTAATTGAATAAACAACCTGTGACGCTTTATCATGAACAACGTCACGAATTGTTCTTTGGCGTTTTACAGACGGCATTGTGACAATTTCGTCTGCGCGAAGATAATAGTCGTCACCATAATCCTTACGAAGAAAATAATCCATATACATAAGGAATTCAGGCGTCGCAACAGCGCCAGCGAACTGTGAAGATACAGCAAAAACAAGATTGATAAACGCACCGCAAAAACTATCAAGATTGGTTGGCGCCGTAGAAATTCCACCAATTTTTGTCATTCCGTCAAACAAGAACGGGTACATAGTAATGCTAACGCAGTTGTGAACCCAGAATCCATTACAAACGAAGCTATGCGATTCGGTTGTAATATCATAGATATAGTCGTTCATGTCCAGATAAGGCTCGTTATCAATCGGTTCGACATTGGTAATTGTTTGCCATTCATCAAACGAATTCTTCTGTCCTTTTTCAATACGACGCGCCTTTTTACTTTTTTCCGCCATACCAAACGTAAAGGGTTCGCCCTTTTCTCTAAATCTTACGCCAAAAAGCTGGTACTTTTGCTGAATTTTTTCATTACAACCAAATTTTGTCTGCTGAACGCCGCATCCAGAAGTAATTCCAAACGCATTTACAACCGTAGCAATCTGCATTGTTAGCGTGCGGGATGAAGTCCTAATAGAATAGCACCCACCACCATCAATACTTCCATCACTATCAATAAGCCCTTCAATGATTCCCTTCGCAAAGTCTTCATTGTAATCAAAAATATTTTCAGGCATAGACTTATTCATAGCCAGATGTCCAATATTAAAAACATTTTTTAACAGGACAAACATGAAAGGATTTGGCGTAATCAACTGATACTTTTCATCAGAAATGTTATACTGGATTCTTGCGGCACCATTCAAATGCGTATAAATAATATTTCCAATTTTCTTTAACACATCGTCTTTAGCTTGTGTTACGCAAATATCAGACGAATATAAGGAAAAGTTTCCGTCGCCAATAAAAAACCCTACAAGATATCCAAAATTTCTGTCAAGCTTTACTTTTTTTGGCACAGCATACCAAGTATTTTTTGTTGACGTCTGCATAACAAAACAATCATCATATTCGATGAAGTTCATGTGTCCAGCTTTGAAAACTTCGCGCGAATCAATTTCGGTCTGACCACCGAACTTCATTTTAGATGAACACCTATATTGTTTATAACCCAAGGATTCAGATGCGGGGATTGTTTTGTCGATATCGTCTTCAACAATAATCGGGTGATTATCTGTCACAATGATGTCGTTGCTAAATGCGGTTTTTACTCTAACAAGGTCGCGATGGCGTTTTTTTCTAATTAGTCGTTGTATCTTTGTAAACCCGTCCCTATCTTCGACAAACATATCTACCGGATACTTTGCCCAAACATCTTTATCTTCATCGAGAAGTTCTTCGTCGTCTTCACAAAGGCTATATAGGCGCCACATTGGAATTGTATACGTTTTCCCCACATATCTGACGTTTACGATTTCGTGCGCCCCATAAGTGTACGGTGCGATATTTGTTTCGTCGTGTTTATAAATCTCATGACTTTCTAACTGACGAATATATTCCCTTGCCATATCTTCGCCATACATCTGCGTCAGCTTGTCAATCATCAACAGACGGTTCGCGCCAATCTTTTCGCGTTTGCACAGTTCTTCCTGACACGTCGCGATGTTTTTGGTTTCCACGTTCGCGTTTGCATCAACTTCGCTTGCAGACGCCGCATTAGACGGCTTTCGATATTTTTCAATAAAATCTACGTATTTTCGGTAATTCGCATTGTAATCTTCAAATTTCATCATTCCACCAGCCTTAGATATGTTTTTCCACCCACTCTTTCGCCTGCAAAAAGTTATAATACGCCCCATCAATCATTACAATCGGTAGTTCGTCTGTATTATGTTCCTTTGCAACGTCCTTAACCTGTTGGTTGTCGTGGATGACTGTCACCATCGCATCTTTTACGTCTTGCATTTTGCGTTCAGCAAAAAAGCAATGGGGGCATCCTGTTCGCCCATAAATTTTTACATCATACATTTCTTTTCTCCTTTTCATTTGATAAAAAAAGGATGCACACATTGCGTTGTGTACACCCTAATTTAACTTATTCGTTGTTCCCTTTTCAAGTTCACTTTCGATTATACACCATAAATGTGAACTTGTCAAGTCTTTCTTGTAAACAAATTATGAATATTATTGCCAAATCATGAAAAATTTGTGAATAATCTGTAAATTTTTTCACGTTGGCTAAAAACGGGGAACCATTAAGTTCCCCGCATAGCGTCCAGTTGCCTACGCTTTTCTTCGATTTCCCGCGTAAGTTCCTGAATCGTTTCAATCAGCCCGTTGACCTGCTTGTCCTGATGTTCCTTCCAGTCCATATAGTCAACGATGTCATACGCAATCGAATCTTCCACGCCGCGCCCATAGCTGGGTACACCCTTGTGTAAGCGTTCGATTACGTCTTGACAGTATTCGCGCTGCTGTTCATCGGTCGTCGCCTTGAACATTTCGCGCAGTTTGTCCGATACGAATTCGCGCGCATCATCTAATGACGCTACGATTCGCGTTTCGTCAAATTTTGTAAATGTGTTTCGCAATGTTACCGTTAGCATTTTTGCCTCCAAAATCGCGTTATATTGTGGGGCGGAAAAGTTGACCGCCCCATTGTTTGTATTATAGCACGCGATTTGGTTTTTGTCAAGCGATTCTTTCGCGCGCTTTCGCGCGCTGTGTATTAAGTGTTGTTTGACTTCGTCAAACTTTGAAAGCCACAGCCAACCCAAACGAAAGAGAAGCGGCGGCAGCGGCGGCAGTACCGTTGCCGTCCACACCGCAGAAAGCGTAGGTGTACGTCGCACGCACGGAACGCTCCCACCAACACACGGCAGTCGCCGTCGAACTATGATTATACTTGACCTTTGAATTACCGGCGACATAGTAGGCATACTGCTGTTGCTTAGTTTGTTCGGCGCTGTTAGCGTAAGTTCTTGCACCGAAGATTTCAAATTCAGCAAGCAGATACAAGTCATCTTGTGTCGCAGTAACATAAGAAGCAGCAGTAGATGAGCCACCGGTATTGTCTGTATAAATGGTCGTAGTTTTCAGCACCGACTGCAAATCGCTGGGCAA